GCGGCCGACGATTGGCCCCAGACGTCGTCAGGATCATTTACGACTTTGTTCCCGGAGATATCGCATTTTACGACTTCTCAAAATGCCCCGATCCCGCTAAAATCCTCGTCGTCGGTAGGGACAAGGCGCGCTTGCGTGATCGCGTTGACGATATCAAAAACTCTCTCGATCGTGTGGACGTCGAGGTTGAAGACTTTGCAACTCGGCATCGTTTTGTTTCTGCTCTTGGCACCATTGTCAAGATCTCTTGTTTCTGGGATATAAACATGGGCGAACTGTATGACAATGCAGACCTATATGTCGTGCAGCTAACTTCATCGGACAGTCTTGCTTTCGAATTGTTGTATTTGAGCACTGCGTGTTGTCGCAGGAATTTTAGAAACCCCTTTCATGAGTTGCCCGTTCTCCCAGAGTTCTCTGCCATCCTCATCGACTTTAGGAGCGCGAAATTTTATGCTTTGCCTCCAATCAATCATTGTTAGTTATGATGTAAAATGATTATGTTAATCCTCCTTTTGTATTACAACAACAATGTCTCCCGCTTCCGGGTTTATCACTTCTTCGTCCTTTTGTATCATTCCCCACTCGTCGCTCATTTGCATGTACGTCGCGAATACCGCACTTATCTCCCCTGCGTTTTTATTCCCTTCGTATTCCGTGGCTGTGAACTTCTTGATGTACTGCTTCCCACTCAACGGTGAAAAGTGACTCACCGTCCACGTCTGAGTTGATTGATCCCAGCGTATCCAGTTCTTCGTCTCGGGTTCAACGCAGTCACTCATTAGTGTGTCAATAATAATAAACGACCACACACCCTTTGTTTTCCTCCCTTTCTATATCGTCTCCTTTTTACGTTTTATACATTACGTTGTCCGTGTTTCATTTTCTTTTGTACCCCGTCGATCGACCCTCTTTTTTGCATTTCTTCGCTTTTCCATGATCGCCTACGACACGACCTTTTACGTGCTGCCTCCAATCAAACATCATCATTGAATTGTTTCTTGTTGGTTACAATAACAAATTATCTGTGTTTTTTTGTTTTTGAGTTGCAGTGTTTTGTGTTCTTCACACTGAGTTGTTTTGTTTTGATGTTTTTCGAGTTGCATTGGTGGCCAAAGTTTGCGTGTCTTGGGTATACAGTTTTCCAAAAGGTAAGTTCGTGCGGTGACATCAGATACGTGTCATCGGGTCCACGCACTGCCAATTGTGCAAAACTGGAGGGTATACGAAGTGTATCGAGGGGTATGTATAAGACCGAATCGACGTATTCTGTTATTTTGTCCATTTTCTCATATTTTAGCAGATCGTGGTATATCACTTGAATGACCGCAGTATCTAATATCCGCATCTTTGAGTGTTTTCCACATCTCGCGTGGATTCCAAATAATAACGTTATGGATTGTTTGGTTGTCAGTTTCATGTGATAAATTTTATTGAAAACATAAAATTAAGAAATGTCGCGAGAAATACCACGGTTTGACGTTTCTTTGCTAAAACAGAAGTCGCATAACATAATTGTGTACGGCGACAGGGCGCGTGGTAAAACAACATGTGCACGATATCTTTGTGAACATTGTGTTGGCACATTTGCTGATAGGCGAGTATACGTAGATAGCGGAATATCAGCCGATTATGAATGGCGACCATTTTTACAAAAATTGAACGCGCAACGCAAGAAGATGCGAGTGATTGCGTTTATGGCAGCGTGGCATACTCGTGTGGGCGCGACAAGCGTATTACAACAAATGCCACATTTCATTGGAAATGATATAGGCGAAATGATAATGCGTGACTTTGAACCAAACGAAAGCGTTAAATGTACGACGGAAATACCAATGGAGACGGGTTTATCACGCACGTTAAGTGTATCCGTGATAGACGGTGATTATAATGCGTGGATGGTTATACCAAGGATGAATTGTGGCGGTCATATGCGAGAAACGATCATATTGACTCGCAACCATTTCGATTTCAAACAAGGAGCTGGGGTGTTCAGAAACATTGTGGATTATGTTGTACTATTGACGCACGACGGTAGTAGGAACTTATATTGGATATTACTGAACATATGGCGCATAACTGTTTTTGAATCACCCACTGATTTTGTTGATGTGTTTGGAAAATGTACGGAAAATCGTGGAGCGATGGTGCTGGATTTGAAACAAAACAAGGTGTATTGGATGAAAACAGATTAAATGATTTCTTTGTAATCAAATCTCAGGCTTTCTATCGAGTCATATACGGCTATACCGTCCATATAAATTCCAATGGGAAGCTGACGCGCATAAAGAGCAATGTCCATAAATACATATCGGTATACGTGTTTCTTGTATGTGTAATCCTCCGGCCAATGTCTGACGATTCGCAATATCCCGCTTTGACCTTTGGCGGCAGTCATCCTCAATTCGGCCTTTGTGGCGTTTCTTGGACACGTGCCGTAGTTTTCTGCAATGCGACGGATGTCGTTTTTACAGAGCCAATATATCACTGGTCTGGTGAGAACGCGTCTGCGGATCAGTTTCAGAGGATTTTTATTGTATTTGCATCTGAAAGGCACATTTTGGCATGTTATCGATTCTAATGTGTTGTACATCATGATGTTGGTGTTTATTTTTCCATCCTCTTGTAGATGTTTTTGATATATCTCTGAGACGTTGTTGCGTATGTGGAACGATTCATATGCTTCTACCCATTTCTGGACTATCCTTTTTTTGCTCTTGTAGCTTAGTTCGAAACGACATACTTTGTTTTTGCCAATGTCGTATAGTTTATAGAAACGTTTGCAACAATCAATGCATGGGGGATCTTGGTGGCCTGCCTTTGTGCAATGATACTCTGAATATGGGAGGTTCACAGTGGAACGCAGGTCGAAATCAAATTTGATATCTTCCGCTGCCATGATGAGATGATGAAATTATGATTGGTGTTAAAATTGCGAATTAAAAGAACGGAAACATGTCGTGGTTTTACAGAATACGTGATGCCGCTTCGTGTTATAAAGAATCGAATTGGACGTGGTATCATAAAAATGGCTGAAACGTTGCATGTGGATCTTGATTCGGATGGCAGTGGTATGCTGCATGGTAAATATTCAAGCAGCAGAGTGTATTTGCCGGAAGCCGCGTGTTTATCGAAGCTGCGAACGTACTGTGATTACTTTGTTCGCAGGGCGTGGCAAGTGGTGCATGATCACGACGAAAGCGTACGATATATGGCTTTTTGTCCATTGTGGCGCATCGTTGTCAAAACAAACGACGGTGTACAAATGTCCGATATGCAACCCATGCAAATATCCAGACTCAATGGACTCATAAAGAACGCGGCCGTGAAGTATATTACTGAAAAAGCAGAGAAAATATACGGCGAGGTGGACATAAATGATCCCAGTCAATGTGAATCCGTCTGTGCCATGCCAGATTGGCAGTTTCTCATCGCGATATCGAAAACGAGAGATTATCAAAAGCAGTGTGCTATTTGTTTGACCGACAAAATAATGGGAACAACGTGCACATGTGGACACACGGAGATAGCCGTTTTTGTGCCGTGTGGACACGCAATATGCGCCAGACCGTGTTTTTTGGATTGGGCAGAACACGAAGGAAAATCTTTCGATGACAAGACGTTTTTGGACGCTTCGACTGGCGTAACGTATAGTATGCGTGGCGTGAAAGATATACAAAAGTGGGACGGTATGAAATGTCCTACATGTCGGAGGGACATTCATAGGGTGTTTCGTGCAGAGGAAGTGCATGTACAGGACAAAAATCAAGAACTGGAGAACATAACAAAACAAATAGGAATAAGTTCTATGTTGTTTTAACATGCGTGTTTTAATAACCATTCCATGATATTTGGAGTCCACTGTCCTGGGTATTCGTTCCTCACCGTTTCGATTTTATAGAAAGAGTTGTCTATAACTCCCAAAAAATTGTCCAGCCACATCAGCGATGCCATGTTTGAGTTGACACAGGCTCCTCCTATAATCTCGAGAATGTGTACGTTGGTCATGAAGTATTGCGGAGTAATGTTGAAGTGCTTCACCAAGTAATCCGTTATATGGGTCATGCCGTGTTGCAACGTGTATTCGATGTGTACCATGCAGGACAGTTGATCGATTGGGTAGTAATTGAAGAAACACTCGACAAGACGTGTGTCGTCCTTGGAATGTAAAAATAGTTCTGCTATAATCTGTCTTTTGGAGTGTCGTAAATGCATCCAATGGTTCATGGTGAAGTTCGAAGTCAAACATTGTAACATTTCAAGGTCCTCGTCTTGTATTGTTGAAATGACGATGTCTGCGAAGGTATTGTAAACTTCGATTGGGCATCCTGGTAAACTGAGCAACCAGACGATCATCTCCGTGTTGCGGTGTCTGCGCGCAAATGAGAGAGCCCCCGCTTCCCACCGCGGAGCCCCGGGTAAACTTTGTATAAATTTCATAGTGTGCATGTCGTTTTTCTTGGCCATTTCGATGAATGCGCAGCTCAAACGGTGCATCCCGCACTCGTTTAGTGTATCTGGAAATGTCTCGAATAACCACCTGGCTACAACCATGTGGCCTCGATAACATACCGATGACAATAACTTGACGTGGTTTAATATCGACTCCTTGGAAGGGTTGATGGTGTCGAGTATCCATTTTGCCACCGCGAGGTGTCCGTGTTTGCAGGTTTGTGCAAACAATTTGTCTGGATGACTGGGGATCAATGCAAAGGTGCGAATGATCCATTTTGCCACGTTCAAGTGCCCGTTTGTACAAGCGAAGTATAGGTACAATCGTGGTTCGTGGATGATATCGCGGTATGTCGTGTACAACCATTGCATGATGTCCAGTTGGTTGTATTTGCAGCATACATGCATCGCGCCTTCGCGAATGTAGTGTTTGTTGAACAAGCTGGGGTGTTTATTAATGACCCATTGTAACGTGCGCAGGCATCCGCTGGCGATGAGGTTGTAGATATCTAATTCGGTGTCAGGAAGACCGGGTCTCAGTGGAAACAGCGCTTCTGCAAGCGAGGTGGTAACTTCCATGCCGGTGGTGGGTATTATCACGTCTTGAAAAATCTGCGATATAGACAGCAGCCGCTCCATAGAACGGGCCCTTTCGTGTGAAATGGTCTCTTGGCGCTTGGCAAACTGGCAGTACTGGCGTATGTCGTCCACTGGGCGCTTCATTGGGTGTGATTTTGTAAGGAAATCGCGACGTGTACATCGTTTATACGATATGCATTATCGAATATGTAATACATAAAGTGAATTCAGTATGATATACACATTTGGACATTATACGGATATACACACGTGTAGAAATCCATTTCGGTGGAGGATATTGTGCGTTGTTTTGGGTGTGGTGGACATCGTGGTTATTATAGCATTGATGTGCAAAAATAAAATATATGGGACTTGACAAGTTTATATTAATTACACATGTTTTGACAACCACTCTTCTATCTCTGGATTGTATGGATTTGGAAACATGGGTGATCGAATTGAATCAGCGTGGAAGAAATGTGGGTATTTTGATAGTAAAAAATGGTCCATCCATTGGAGTGAATTGAGATGCCCATCCGCGCAAATGGTGAATATAATACCAATTATGGGCACTTGGTTCATAAAATATTGCGGAGTTATGGTATCAGCAAAACGGTGCACCAAATATTCAGTTATGTGTGACATGCCGTGTATTAACGTGTACTGGACGAGTGATGTTATTGGTGGAAATGCGTCGTTGTAATATTCAAAGAAATATTCGACCATACGCGTGTCTTTTCTAGACATGCCAAACAGTGTGTTGATGACGTATTGCATGTCAGTTCGCACGGCGTTCCAGTGCAACGTGGTGAATTTTGATAACATGCATCGCAATAATTCAGGACGTTTGACAGCCATGGCGGTAATGATGGTATCAGACAGTCGATAATCGTGTTCCACTGGGCATCCTGGCAATCCGAGTAACCAAGAAACCATTTCCAGATTGCCGTGTCTACACGCAAGCCTGAGTATGTCCGCGTCCCAATGAGTCATCACATTGAGACTTTGTATGAATTTCATGGATTGTAGATCATTCTTTTTGGCCGCGTGCGCGAACGCGCTGTAAAAAGAGGCAGGCTGGCAACGGCACAGTATGTCCGGAAAGATCGCAACTAGCCAAGACGCAACGGATATATGACCATGGTGACATACGTTTGGTATCAAATCGAACTGGTTTATGAGCGCGCGTTCGTCTGGGTAGAATGTGGCTAAGATCCATTTTGCCACGGCAAGGTGGCCTTTCCTGCACGCGTCTGCGAACAATTTGTCCGGCCGGTCGTATGTTATGGCGAATGTCTGAACGACCCACTTGGCCATTTCCAGGTGACCACGCGAGCACGCGATGTGTACGTACGCATGTGGGTGGTGCTCTATGTTCTTGTACGTGGCATATATCCATTTAAGGATGTGTAGCTGATTTTCATAACAACAGATGGATATCGCGGATGATTGATCGGCCGGTGTAAAACATGCGGGATCCTTCTTTACTATCCATTGCAGCGTGCATAGACATCCACTGGCCACCATGTTTCTGATCTCAAGGTCGTGGCCATCGAGCAAGGGCCTGAGTGGGAACAGCGCTTCTGCCAACTCGATAGTGACTTTCATGTTGGTGGTGGGTATGACCACGTCGCGAAAAGTCTGCGAGACAGACAACAGTCGCTCCATCGAATCCGATCTCTTGTGATCCACGGTCTCTTGGCGTTTGGCCGGGGAAGCGCACTGGCACCTGTCGCCAGCTGGGCGTTTCATCTTGTTATGAAAAAATAACGGGGGTACTGTGATGGTTATGTGCCGGGCATTACCGAATATGTAATAGATAAAGTGAATTCACTTTGTTTATCAAAATATTGCGTGATGTATGTTTATAATCTCCATAGAAAGAGACCGTTCATTTGTTTTGTTCAAATGGCGTCCGATGCTTACATTGGAACGCTCTTGGAATGTCAAACACTCTTGGCTCAGGTGGCGGACAGGGTGAACAAAGGAGCAGAGTCAAGGCTGTACCTCAACGACGTGGTGACCGCCGTGCGCCTTTTTCACGTACGGTGCAAGAACATGGAAAACGACGCGATGTCGGATCGCTGGAAAGGATGCGTCGTGATGGTGGCGGATTCCATATGCTGCGACAAGATGAGGCGCCAGTTCCCGGAATGTCTTTACGGGATGTGGCCGGAAGACGTTTTCAAGTTTTATATGGACAATGACGGATTGTTGGAACGGATAGCTGGTATATTACGACAAGCAGACTTGGTCGTGTTTCAGCGCGCGGCACAGTACGCCTTATACATAGCGTGTACTCTTTTAGTGGAACTCATTGAAGCTACAAATGGATTTGTGCCAAAAGCAGAGTACGTTGGCATGTATAAAGCGTTGTGTGATAGAGTGTATGCGTGGATAGAAAGAAAACGTGTTTGATAAACGTATATCAATTATTTTATACATTTCCATATTCTTCTTCGTCTTCTCTGCAGTCCAGTATCGTATCACCAATGTCTGTGGGTACCACACGATATATCGGATTGGCGTCTGCCACGTCGGCTGTCACGTCTGGAGAGGCGCTGAAGATGCCACATTCTCGGCATGGTTGTTCCACTGGGAGGTCTTTTGTTTCAATGTATCGCAAAATGACATTCGACGGTGGTGGAAGTGTGTTTTCAGTGGCATCCCACGTTATAATGGCGTCGCGCACAATCTTTGCGGCTGCCAACGCCTTTTCGGATCCTCCGTAAGTCTTCAACGAGAAACGTCGATCGACGTGCCAGCGGTGTCTTTCTGTGCTGAAGACCACACGCCAAGATGGCGGTTGTTTGCTCCAACTGATGTTTTTTGGTGATTCCGACATTCTTAAATGAATATTTCGTTTTTCGCGTCGTATAAATGCAATATGTTTACGAAATATGTAATATACATTGTCGACACGTGGCAAACAACTACAAATCGAAAGATCGCGACTGTTGTCATTTTTTAATATTTTTTATAACAAATGGCATCATTCATTTTCAAAGCTCCTCCGGTCATACCAGTACCAAACGAGTATGTACCAGACCTGAGCGATGGCATAACAAAAGAAAGACCTATTTGTCCCGCTGCGAGGATATTGTTTTGCAATTTCCAGAATTTCCAGCGAGAACAGCAACGTAGGCCGTACGCGGGCAAATTGGGAGACTATTACCTGGCGGAGACGATCAGTTTTTTGTCTGACAGTGATGACGTGCCGCAATATGACCTGCTCGTGTGGGGTTATTGTGGATCTCATTGTAAATGGGAGCTGATTGGCCAGTGCGATTACGAACAAGTGGAAGCAAAGTTGCGCGAGTATACGAGAGATTTCTTTACGGAGGAGTATATCAGCAAGCATCCGCACGTGATGCACCCCAATAAATACTTTGTAGACCGCGCATGCTACGATAAACACCTATACGATGCCGAATCAGAGCAAATGTTGGAACGCGCGAAGAAGGTTGTTGAAGCGCATGTGAACAATGGTGGCAAAGATTGTCTCCATGAAATGATATCACATGCTGTGCACTACTTCCCCAGCAAAGAATAAAATAGTGTCGTGTGTTTTGTATGTGCAGAAATGACGGCCAAAACTATAACATCTGCGTTCAGCGGCAACGTTTCTGCGGTTACGAATGTGACATCGGGAAAGGGATCGTACATTGGAAAGGTTGTTTCAGGAGGGACGTGGTATAAAGTGGGGACCATCACTGCGGCAAACAACGAAGATTTGGAACTGGACGTGACATGCAAATGTTCAACGACACCGTATCCAGGGATCATGCGCGCGTTGATAGGTAGTTACGCCGGCAACGTGCGTCGGGATTATTGTACATCTGGACCCACCGCGTCGCAAGCAAGAATTTGTTGTTTCAATTCGACCACCAACCAGGTGTCTGGTAACGCGTCCAACGACGGTAATTCGACATTGGCGTATTCTTGTGCGGCGGAACATAAAGCTTCGCAATTGTTTCAAGCGACTGTCAGTGGAACATTGACGCAAACCACGTTTGAATTTAATGGTGGATCGATAGCGTGCAGGATATATGGTAATCTCGTGTATAATGATCCACTTCCACCGACTGGCACCTTGTTGGACACAAGCGTTGCACAGGTTGCTATCACTGGAGGTGTGAGGTATCAGAGATATAAATGGATATTTACTGGGAATGTGGCAATCGTTGCCGCTTCATATTATCTTGCCGTATGGGACAGCGAATTGACCACGAGCACTTGTTGTGCCAGGAGTATACACCCGGAAGGGAGGGCGTGGGTGGGATCAACTCCGTTGTACTTTAGCGTTGACCAGATATGGGTGAGTCAGATGTGGGTAGCCGCTGCAGGTGGAACGGAGGACGTTTATGTAAATGGACCGAGCAGTTCCACATTGGATGTAAAGTGTCAGTTGACAAATTTAACGTTGTCGTGGACCAGCGATGGGACATCAACTTGGCCAACGAGTCATTCGGCTGGCACGGATGTGACGCTTGATACGGATAACACTACCATATATACGCCAAATATGACAATGTCAATGGGATCAATATCATGTCCCACCGTGACGCAATGCTCTCTTTGTAACGGAAACGTGCAATTGTCTGGAGTGGCCGTGCGTGCGACAATACAGACGTATTATTCAGTGATATCATGTCCTAAGACCACCGCTTCGATCATAACAACGGCGGGATCATTTCCAAGTGGTTGGAATGCGAATACGAGATCTTCGCTTGTGGTTACACCGTACGTGATATTTGGTCCCAGTGACACCGCTGGTGGTAATGTTTCCATTACCTTTCGTGCGTCGTACTCAGATTCTACAAATGTGAACGTTGCATACCCGAATGACGGGAGTGTTTTAGTGGAGGCAGTGTCCACGGTGGCGTACAAGCCGACGAGAAACCTTGGAACACCATGGGTGTTGTCATCACATACAGTGCCGAGTGTGATGTTGTTTGAAATACAGCGATTGGCAGCGGATACCAATGACACGTATACTGGAACCATTTATATATATGACATTGGATTTCTTATTACGGTGGTTTCTTTGTAAAAAAAGAGTATTTATTTTTAGAACAACATTAATAAATATCGCTCATGTCAATGAACTTGTGGAACATGGCACTGGCGATGTAGTGTGTGTAATTGTTTAGGTCAGTCCAGATGCGCTCTATTTGATCGTCGCGCATTTGGAAACATTTGCCGTCCGTGTTCGGCATGACGGTGAAGCAGTACCGGTGGAAAACGGGGTCGTCGCATAAGGACGGCATATAGTGATTTGCCAACCGCGCGATGATGACAGATGCCTTTTCCGTGTGTAATCTAGTTTTCAGGCAATCGGGGAAGGGCAGTGCTATCTTAAGCACGTCTTTGTTTAATTCCTTGAGGAAGTCGGAACAGTGAGGTTCACCATCTTCCCACTCGGGGGTTTCCAGGACTGCGATCATGGTGTGGCATTGATGTACCAGCATATCCAGTTTGTCACGGAATTTGTGCAGCTCACGCGCGGTGAATGGCTTATCACGAGCGTCAACGGGATTAGAGTTCCCGATGCGGCGGTCATGTTCATGCCGCACCCACGCCATGATGTTGTTCAAGCAATCGGTTATCCTGATCTCGCAAACACCCATGGTGTAAGTTGTGTTTTTTTCAAAATGTTCAGACATGGGTGAGGATTTTTGTGTTTCTGACATTTTTGCGCATTCGCGTAGTATTTTATGCGGCTGTGTATAAAATATTAATTATAAAAGTGAATTCACTTTTGTCATAAATCATAAAATCAAAACAACTCAACGATGTTCGAGGTGGGCGACATAGTGGTAGGAGTCGATGTACATTCGTGCAACTGCCATGACGAGGAAGTGCATTTTGGTCGCGTGAAGTATATTACAAAGAGTGGCATGTTCAGGGTGGAACTACTAGAGAACGTACCGCATTACGACCACGCACAGTCAAGGAAAACAGACATGGACGAATGGATAGTGGTGACGCCCGGGGAGAATGTGATAGGCATCATTTTGCTGACGAAAGACGGAGTTGATCGTGGTAGACCGTTCGGCAACATAGATCACATAGATTTCGAAAAATACGACCCTTCGAAAGTGGTGAAGGAAGTGATAGACAAGTGTGGTGCTTAGTTTATGGAATGATAATTATGTATTACGCGAAACAGTCTTTAATACCAAAACAAAAAACCCATTTTCTTTGTGTTCAAAATGGAGAGATGCAGTGGGTGCGGCGTGTCGTGGTCAAAAGACACCAAACAAGCACCACAACAATGTGGACGTTGTGAAAAAATGTATTGTGATTACTGTCGGGTGACGTTTTTGAAAGAAAATGGATCTGGTGATGTGTTGTGTGAATGGTGTAGTATACCACACAAGAATAAAAACATTATGTAGCAACATCGTAACGTTCAATTGGAGTGTTTCCAATACAAAATTCCATAGAGGATAATATGTTGGCAAGTGCACTCATGTGGGTATAATCAGTCACCACATCTGTCGAACGCTCATTGTTGTACACAAGTATGTTATATATGCGACGCAAAATCAGCGAGTCAAGTATTGTCTGACCATCTTTTTTCATACAAGCCAATGTCAATACTCTATCGCGTAGTTGGAAAGTACATAAATGTTTATGTATTGGCCAATGTGCACGTTGGCATGTTTTGTTACAGTACTTGACATTGTGACAACGTTTACATTGCATGAAAGCAACATTCGTGCATACCACGCATGCATGTTCAATACATGCACGTCTTTGCCAAGAGTCGACAATGGTATCACATCCTTCCATTTGACATTTTTTATGAACAGTGCCACAGTATCCGTGCACGGGGCATTTGGTGTGTTGATCGAGACTCGATATGTTTGTTGATTTTTTTCCTCGTGTTTTGAACATGTCTCGATGTTTCATCGGCAGTTGTGTATATACGTCGGCATGCGAGCAACCGATCAGCATTGGATGCATTTATTTGAAATAAAAATGATTTTTTCCACAACAAAACAAAGCGATGACGAAAACGGTGATCTCTATTTCGAATGTCATAAAACTTTCCGCCTTTGCTATGGCGGTGATACTATCATTGACAATAGTCATTATGTGCTGCGTGAAATTGTCTGGACACCTGAACGAGGGTGACAAAGCGTTGTATGTGTCTTTGTTGACATCGATCGTTTCCATATGGTTGCCGTCGCCGTCGTCAGTGATGAACATAAAGACAAAGGATTTGACGACGACAAAACGCGTGAAGGACGAGGAAATTGGGGACACAGAAGAAGATGTAAAGGGAGAATAAACAACCATTTTGTATTTAAATAAAAGAAGACGATGTGGTTGCTCGACTGGAAACATTTGGGAAATTGAATGATGGAGACGCAAGTGGTAACGGTTCTGGCATCATCAATGGCGTTATGGACGGTGTCGACGGGGGGAACGTTATCGAAGAGGCTGGGAATCTCGATCCGACAGATGGGCTTTGTGGAATATTCGGAGCTTTGATGGTGTTTACGAACGCGTTGACTGCGTCGATCAATCGTTCTATTGTGGCATTGTCATATTTGTGTGCACGCAGGGTTTCGACTTCTGTTTCCAATGCACTCACTTGTTCCAGGAAGTGCTCTGATTGTTGTAAGAGAGAGGAACTCATTATGTTTAACAAGAAATGATTGCTGTATTATTATGCGACAGAAAATAAATACTGTCACAATTTATGTATTTTTTTGAATAGGTCCTCGATGTCCGCGATGCGTTGACGCCTGCTTTCTCTCTTGCATTCGCATTTCCTCGACCTCCAGTATGTGTATGCGGTTTCGCCGTCCGAATTGACAAGATCCACATCAATCCATGCTATATCCAAGAGGAACTTGACCATCTCCACGTTGGTCGCTTTGGTGGCGATGTGTAATGCGGTACCATCGACCGGGTGTAGCGCGTTCACGTCGGCGCCATCTTTTACGAGTAAATCCATCATCTTCAACGGTGCGCCGATTTGTGCTGCGACTTGGAATGGAGTGTGGCCGTTCTTATTGCGCATGTTCACGGGAGTGCAGGTGTGTAGTAAATGCGTGAACGCTGGAAAGTTGTCCATACGAATCGCAAGTTCCAACGCTGATGGTCGATCGTTGATTGGCGCGTCTTCGGCACCGGCGCGCAAAAGGATAGGAATAGCGCAGTCACATCCAAAGGTAAGCGTGGCTATGGCTAATGGGGAAAACCCATTCACGTCGGCGGCATTGACATCCGCGCCACTCGCGATGGCTTTCTTTATGTTTGCTTGATTGCGTGCCAGAATGGCGGCTTTCAATTCCTTCGTTTTGGGGTCAGCAAAGATGTCGCGGATGAGCCGTAAAGCTGTATTGCCCGAGTGTTCGAGAGAATCATGCATTTTTTTATAATTTATTGGAGCACATTCCCCGGCGATACTCTTCTCAGCCAAAGTATTCATGGCTTCCGATATGTATTTGCGATACATGGCAACTTGCTCGTGACAATAGAATGGGGCTGGTGTTTTCTTGTTTACCATCTCACATGTGGTGGCGAGATTCTTCCAAATATGAACCGGTGTTGACGACTCGACGTTTATCGTTTCCAATATATCAACGATGATATCGGTGATAGGATGTTTGATGAAAAACATGGGTCTATGAGTGGATATGGCACACAATACGCTCCCAAAGACGAAAGGGCTCGATGTGATATGCTGGCGTACGAGCCTGGTGCCGACTCTTCCCATATACTCCGTTTTCATGGAAATATTTGTGTCCTGGTATGACAGAAATTCCTCTATTGCGAGTACTAGACATGGTTCGTTGCCATGGGACCGTGTGGCCAGCAGGGCGGTCTCCCCGCACATGTTTGGGTCGTTTAGGCCAACTCGCCTTTTGACTAAGGTGTCCAACGCGCCACGTATGTCGCGTGTTTCGTGTAGACGCGTGGCGCAAAGCGTGTGCATGATCGTGTTGCCATACTCGTCCGGCGTCATAATGACGCCGTAGGCGTTGTCGGCAATTCTACTGAAAGTCTCAAAATCTCCGTCGACAAGGCATTGTAGCGCGTCAGCTGTTGTTGGAGGCGGTGTTTCCGCCATGAGTGTATCTATTTTTTGATGGTAATGTATTTGTCTTGGCCTCTCTTAAAAACCACGCAATTGACAGAATAGATAATACAAGTGAATTCACTTTATGTATTGCATAATGCGTGTGGGGTAGATAAAGACGGTTGACACTGGGTCGCAAATCATAAAAAATCTTTTTGAAAAACAAAATGGCCGAAGCATTGGATGTTGTGACTAAGCATGCCAAAGACATAGAGGCATCCATGGCGGACGACGTGTATCACTTGAACGAGATGAAGGTTCTCTTGTCCAGGTTTCGCGCGGGATGTTACATGTTGTCCCGCGACCTGGATGACAGGCTCTGGGACACCACGATGGCCGTTAATTTCGCTCGTGGCCTTTGTTTTGATCGACTCAAAACGAAAGTGCCTTATCCGCTGTGTCTCAGGGACGAGCCCAACGTGTTTATCGACCACCACGTGTTGACGCAATACGTGTCGCCCGAGCTGGTGTGTGAGATACGCGGCATCTTGGGAGACAATAACGATCATTTGACCCATATGATCATGGCCGCGTATGGGCTGACGCAGTTGCTCATCAACAGGCTGAAACAAAGTGCCACACTGGTGTCAGTTAATTGGGTGACGGGGGATAACAGCAAAGTGTGGGTCACTGATGTACAAAAGATGTGATTGCAGTTTTTATGTTTGCATAACATGTGTGATTTGTCACGTTTGTGGAACAAGTGTCACACATGTATTTATCACATCCACAACAATGTACCATGATGTGGTTTTCTTCAACGCTTTTACATATGCCATCATTAATGTGGAATTGTCTGTCGCATAACTCGCATAGGTAGTACATTTTCATATTTAGACCAGTCATAATGGCAACATTTTTATTGTGTTTTTGTTCGGTTTTTTTGACAAATATATTTTATTCTATGACGATGTTGGTCACGTGAACGGTATTACGTATGTTGGTCCAATGTTCTGCACATCCCATTATAATACAAACGTTATCACTGTATTTGTACGGGATAAGTTCATGGTTTTCGTGTTCTTGTTCGTTCATGCGGGTATACAATCGCAAATGTCCACTGTCGCAAAAGATATACAGAAATAATCGCATGATAACAATATCACTGTCGATGATATTGCAAGTGGACATGTTCAAGTGTGCAAATGGGTGGAAGGTTGTCATGGAGGTGTTTTTTTCGAATCTTGTTTGTACGCCAATGTGGAAAGAACATAATGAAAGAGCGTCTCCCATGAGTACACATTCACACACGTGGGTACCGCCGCCGCGTATTGGCCGTGATGTGATATACAGTGGATTATGGCTAAATGATATGGCTGCTTCTTGTGTGAATGTATTGGTGATAACACTGCATAACAGTTTTTTCATGTTGTGAAACGAGAACGCATTGTTTCGTGTCATCACAAGATCTGCAATGTATCTACCAGTGTATGGAGACAACTGGTGTGTTGTGAAAACTGAATTGGCACCGGTTCGTGGGTGCCATCCAGCGAGGAATGCCAGTGTTGACAGCTTTCTTGTTTCGAGTATGCTGTTGTGGTGAGATGTCATTTTGTGGCGATTTGTCGTCGGTGGTGTGTATCTTTTGGTCGATGAAAGACACGTCACGAGACGTAATTACCATTACGGATAACGTATGTAATATGGAGTGTGATCAACATAAATAGTTCAGATTGCGACAAATTTCAATTTAATTTATATTTTTGTTTCATCGAGAATCATAACATGTCTGCCAGTTCGATCATCCTCGGGGCGTTATTGGACGATCTGATATCCAGGTCAGATGCGAAGAAACACGCGAGTCCAGAGGAAATAGACAAAATATATGCCTCGTACATGGAGGCACCTGCAGAATTCCGTGTTGGAGATATTGTGAAGTGGAAGACTGGTTTGAAACATTATGCGCAACCAGCATACGGTGAAATCGCGGTTGTGGCCGAAGTGTTACAGGCACCCGTGTACGTCGCGTCAAAAAACGCTAGGGACGCGGGTGTGTTCAGGGAGCCATTGGACATCGTTTTGGCATTACTTGACGACGATGGCGATGTTGTTCTTCAACATTTTGACAAACGTCGTTTTGTTGTTTGGAATGATACACATTCGATCGAAGCGGCAAACATTCTTCGCAAACGGATGATGGATTTGATTACGCCGCCTGAGCAACCGTTCAAGGCTGGTGATATCGTTGTATGGAAACAGGGGTTGAGGAATCATGGATCTATCAAATACGACGAACATTGTCTCGTCGTGGAAGTGTTTGAACAACCGATTCCACATTTCGAGAGCGACGGGCCCAAAAATTGCAATTTCCTTTGGTCATATACGATGAACTTGGCATGTTATGTCAAGAATGCAGACGGCCGTGTGGTACTGATTCCCGTCGATGGTCGCAGGTTCAAGAAAGTGTGAAATCTATTAAATTTGAAAAAATAAATCATCACATTTTTCGCAACATGCAAATGCAACAATGCATTTTTCGCAAACGTTTGTGTCCTGAGCGTGGATGCACGAATTATTATGATCACGATTTTGGTTATAAGGCGTGTGCGCTTCACACGTGTATGACATGTGGGATATATCGACGCAAGGTGTCGTGTGGGAAGTGCTTGCAGCGGTTGTATTGCAGCGTTGCGTGTATGAGAAGAGACTATCTTTTTCATGTAAAACATTGTTATCCAGCTGTCATATCGGGTTTCGATAAGGTCGATATCGATTACGACTTACGGAAAACAGTTTACACAATGTTGTGATTTTATTAATAAAAAATGAATCATTTGCGATGTGGCCAAAGGAGCTCAATGCGCAACAGAAACTTGTTTTGTTGATGGGCTTGCAACCAAGATGTGGAAAACAATCCAAGATGAGTTGTTTGGATGTTGCAACCGTGAGATACATTACCTGCAAGATGGATGAGGATGCACGTAATGAAACGGATATTGTAAAAGGAATGTTACAATACATACAAGCGTGCCGACTGGAACATTGTGAGATCATTACAGTTTCATTAGAATGTGGAATAATGTTTTTGAATGCAATGCCGATACATCAAAACGGAAAGGACAAAATCGAGCGATACAGGTTTCGCAAAGCCGATGAACATATGATATTTACATTTAGTAAATGTGATCGGGATAAACAAGATGAATATGAAACAGTGCAAATGCAGGCATCAGTTGCGATTATTTTGATCGCCGTTTATACAACTTTTGAACAATTTCATTTGCGATGCGCGGAACTTGTAGAAAACATACCAGATCTTCATCGTGAATGGAAGGTGTATCACGTGGGAGAATACGCACAATAAAAATTAAATGTCGTCATTTTTTTTGAGTTTTAAAGAATGAGCGACGATCAAATACCGGAGAATGGATTGTTGTATATGTTGTCTGAATGTGAACTTCCAGATATTATGACAATGAGAGGCGTTTGTAAACGGTGGAAGGTGTTGATAGAGGAATATCTGAGTGGTGTCGACCTTAAACGGTTTAAGATGTTTCTATACCCGAACGGCGCATACGACAAATATGATAAGTATAAAAAAGTCGATCGTATTACTATGGCCATGTTACGCACGCGCATACGGTCGTGTGAATATAACTATCCAATGCACGTGACAAACGTAGAGGGATTCCAAAGACTATGTAAGAAACGCATTGATAATAATAGTTGGTCAATACAAGAAATTCAATGGAGGTTGCATTGTTTGGAAGATATACAAGAGCGCATAGAGTTGTTGAGAAAACACATACAGTCCATGAAACAAACGCTCCGTGAAATGAAACAAGCCAGGATCTGTTTTATGGAATGAACAACTCGTGTTAAATTGCGTACTTTGACAAAATACATCACATTTTAAGTCATGTGGCCAAAGGTGTTGGACGTCGTTCAAAAATGTGTTTTGTTGGCTGGTATGCATTCTCGATGTGGTAAAGAATCAAACCTGAAACATTTGGATGTGGAGACCATACGACATATTGTAAATTTACTGGATGCCGAGACATGCGAGGAAGTTGAAACAGTAAAGAACACAATACGATGCCTTCAAGGTTATCGACTGGGATGCCACAAAATAACGGTCATACATATGGAAGGCAATGAACTGTTTGTTAATGTGGATTCATATGGGAGGTCGTGTTGCAATGGTTCAAGAGGAATAATGGAATATAGGTGCAGTAAGGTGAACGACGTATTCTTTTTGTGGAGATTTAAAAAACCACTGAAAAAACGTATACGGTGGAATGGGCCTGTCTACAAAAATATATCGATGGAAACCATTGATACTAAAATTTTTCGGTTATTGTTTATGACATGTAAACAATATCATGTACATAAATTGGAGATGCAGGATAGGTATCCACATGCATACGAAGAATGGAGCATGAAACATGTGAACGAAAACGAAATCGGCGATGGCAAGATTGTGGATTGTGTTTTATGGAATGTATGTGGGAAATCACGCATTTTGTGAGTTGGGTTACTTACCGTAACAAAATACATTTCATTTTATGTCATGTGGCCAAAGGTGTTGAGTGTTGTTCAAAAATGTGCTTTGATCCTTGGAATGCATCCCCGTTGTGGGGAACATTCAATACTGAAAAAATTGGATGTTGATACCATTCGATAACGTAAGCCAACGTCGTTGTCGATGTATAAATTGGAGTCGACAATAAAGATGAACATTCCCCCTTTTCGTATGTTATTTGCGGTGTGTGCGCGATATCACATACACGCGTTGGAAATGCATGGAGAGGAATTCAAAGTTTACGAGATGTGGGCAGTGCAGCACGATTGCGAATTTGAAATTGGGGATTTCGCTTTTGTGGATTATGTTTTAGTGAATAAGATGAAATAAGAGTTTTTATCGGTTGTGTTATATTTCATTTTATCAAATAATAATGCAAGAGTGCATCCTTGTGTACGGGTTCGAGAAAAATGTCGACGATTGCAAGGTGGTTGTTTTGAGGAAGTCGATGCTTTCACAAGATCAGATCTCTGCGTTATGGTCGTTGCACGGAGCATATGCATACGAAGGGATCTATTATGAAGATGAAAAAGGCATCATAACAAACGATTCGACTGGCATAAAGAACATCATATATGATGCGTTCGAGGGGATGCCGGACAAGACTATCGTCGTGGCTGTCGGTGGTGTGATGGAAACGACCGTATTGCAAAACGCGCAGTATGCATCGGCATCTGTTGCCGTTTATTTGTATCTGTAATTAATTCTGCGGTAATAAACAAATGGCGTATTACATCGATTGTTGTGAGTGTTTGATCAACGCATACGAGAAACGCGACGCGGATATCATCAACAGATTATCTCCCGTGGAGGCAATTCTTTGGAATGTGATGTCCGAGGGCGACGAACAATATACGACGACATACACGAGATGTAGTCGTATGGATCTTCCGGAATTGGTCGTGTACATTCAAAGGATTTTATCAAACGACGAGCCATATGGATATTCTCATTGTTGCGCGATGCGTCGGTTGCTCGAGTTGACGCGTGTGCTCAAAAAGACATAAAATGTAATACGGAATGTGTGTTGCTGCAAAATAAAGAACCAGTGTCTGGTTCATTTTCATTATTGTGATAATGGCATCGACTGATGTCGAAATCAATGGAGTCAAGAAACCCTTCAAGAAACACTTTTTGCACGCGCTCATGAATCCATACTTTGACACATTTTCGACGACACACATTGTGAGGAGGGAGAATGACACGTTTGTGTGTGTTGGAGACTTCCTCCACACGAGCGTGGAGGATATCGAGCATGTGCTTGCTGGTAGATATGTGTATGTTCCGGTGTATAGGACGGCACAGACGCGCTTCAGTGGAGACCAACGTGTCCGCGTGGGTGCCATTATAGTTGGCAGCAACGACGAAAAACTTGCGGAATTGTTTTTGGAAAAATACAACTTGACAAAATCGAAATAAAAGTATTCATTTTTTGAAACATATTATACAAAATGTCTGTTTATGTGGTTTATTCTTGTGGACCGAAACAAGAACCTTGTATATCCTGGTACTGTGAATGGCCAATTTGTAAAGCATGTGGATGTTATGAAACGCAAGTGCTTTTAAAAGAGTTCACTGGCAAACCCGAAGAAAGGATGGAAACAAATGAGCGTGCGAAGGCGTGGATTCAAAGATTGAAACACAACACGCGTTAGAAGATATAAAACGTATGTTACGTTTTACGTGGTGCTCCATCTTCGAAATAAAAACACAATACATTTGGTTTTTGTATCATAAAAATGGAATGTGTTGTTTCTCGTGTTGAGAACAAACAACGGCTGCAGTTTATATCAGAGTTGTTATTACAGACGGTATTGCCGACTTTAGAATTGAAAGTATCGGCGAGTGTCGCTGAAGTCTTTTATCCACTGAGGCCGTCTTTTTGTGCGCGTGGAGACACGGTGTGGGCAGAAGTGGGAAAGATTGGGTCCGTATCACTATCAGAGTGGTTACGACATACAAAACCACAAGCGTTTGATGCAAATGTGGATCTCATTTTGTATTTTGCGAGCGTTTCTGGCCACATGCGACTGGCGCAATGGGCAAGGCAATATCTTTCACGTGAATACAGGTACCATTTTCCACAATGGTTTACGGAAGTGTGTGGAAATGGACACCTGTGTGTGGCGCAATGGATGTTGGAAACGTTTCAAATACCATTGAGTTTTATAAATAGTGATGGAGGATTGCTGCCGCGTGTGTGTTCGCGTGGACATATGAATGTCGTGGTGTGGTTGATTAAAATATGCCCTGGTTTGCCACAACAAACAGATAGCATGGGAATTGCCGGTGCGTTGCGGAATTTGTGTTTAGAGCAAAACAACAACGATATGATCAAATTTGTGATAGATACGTTCAATATCCCAAAGAACGATGTTGTGCGCAAAGGGATCTATCACCCATTTGATATCATATGTTCGCGTGGCAATGTTGAGATGGCAGAATACATGATGCAAAAGTACTATATACAATCACATGAATGTTTACAAAACGGTCTGGGTCCATTTTTGTATGCGTGTCGTGCTACTGATTTTACGCTTGCGATGAACCTTATAAAGAAATACAACTACACTTTGGACAATCATGTAGACTTTGAGTCTATGGTAAAGATATTATGCTGTTTGTGTGCAGAAGGCAACCTTGGCATGGTGAAACGGTTTGTCGCATGCATGACCGCGGTTTCTGGCGCCGCAGTGTGTGTCACTTTTAGAGTGTATGGTATACGCAAAGCGTTGGATTGTCAGGGGGGAGAAGGTGTGGTGGAGTATTTGGATGGAATTGACCCAATACCACGACCGGTGTTGGAGAATATGTTGTGTCTGGATGCACATGTCGGGAATGTGTGTTACTATGGCAGATTGGATCTTTTGATATGGTTATCAAAGAGGACGAATCTGAAACGAGAACATTTTACACATAACGCCCATGCGTGTGCATTGGCGATCATTTTGCATAAGCGTCACGAAGATATTCTGCAATGGTTTTTGAACACGTACGGTCCGCTGACATCGGAAGACCGCATACGTATATTGGACGATGCGTGTCGTATCACCGCGGCGAATGTGGTGAGGCGTTTGTTTACGGAATTCCATATGACCACGGAGGAAGCTTATCATGACAATTTTGCAGCGTTTACTGAGTCGTTAGACTATAGTCCGTTGGTATTCATTGCTTTGGTGGATATGGTGTATCCATCGCGGGAATACGTCACATGGAACAACGGGTATTTGGTGCGATTGGTGCAGGAAAGATACCCAAATTCAGAACTTGCTGAAAAGTTGTCACAAAAGCAAAAATGTATTGCGTAATATTAAACGTGAATAACAATGTCTCAAACAAAATTCACAAAACTGTCAACGCAGACACATTACTACGGGTATTCACATTCCGATAAAGATTACGTGTGTGAAAACAACAATGTTCAAAATAACTGCACACGCAATTTTGCCACGATACCATCGGATGATATAGATGATTACGACATACACAGGAAAACACGGTCTGACCATTGTGATTGTGGAAACTGTTCTGTTGGTACCGACACCGCACATTGTCCATTTTCTGATAATACGGCGGAAACAATACACTGGAATGATGAGGGTTGTTGTGCGACATGTCCAGATCAGCCGCAATGTTCAGCACCAAATGTTATGGATTGTGAGAAATTTACCGATGATACAACTGGGTCATCGAATACTGCGATCAGCGCGGTGCAGAAAAGCATGCAGCCAGGTGGTAGTGGTGACAGGACAGACAGAACGCTCACGTGCACGTATTCCATGGGAGGAGGATCAAACGCCTTTTACAATACTGGCATTGCGAGAGCATATCTGAACAAATATGGAGAAGACGATGAGACGTGGAACAAGGTTATAATGCCATATTTTTGTGCATATCCAGCCGACTTGCCACCGTCAGGGGCTGGTTACAATTTACCGCCAAATCCAGATGGCACGCAGCAATCTGGCGCGTTCAAGATGTCTTCTCGGTTTGTTGGCACGGGATCCGGTGGCGACGCGGAGATGTGTAGGAGTTGGGTCAATAGGAATTTGGGAGACTCTGACGTGAGTGGGATGGTCACAACGGTTATGACTGAGTGGTGTCGCGATCATCCGTGGATGCCAGAATGCACATGTCTTACAAGGGACAACAAAGACGGATACGGGGATCCCATGTTTCAACAGTTATATATAGGCATGGGAAAAGATCCGGTTGGCTGCTGGTGGGAACCATGTTCGGAATCGTCTTGGAATACGGGAAACATGCTTGTTGAGCCGGAAAATATAGCTCCTGGTGATTGTGGCGACACGTGTAGCAATATTACAATCGTCATAGCAAGTGATGATATTGACCTTGATGATATCAATCAAAACATGGAGTGCAACATAACAGAGGACGATATTCCATATTCTGATTACGATGACGTTCCAGATTGTTCCACCCAAGCTGATCCAAAGGCGTGTACGTGCAACAGTATCGTGTTTTCATCTGCGGATGCGTTCATACACGATTCAGTGACAGATATGTCGCCGATGACATCGTCCAATAATCAGAATTTGGTGATCGCAAAGGCAAACCAATATGCAAAAGACAAGTGCTACAGTAATCCGACGTTCCCATCAGACGAATTCGATACATGGCTTTCCATGCCACCGATATTGGACAAAATACCGATGTTTAACGCGACGACTGGTGCATTTGAAGGATCATATGAGGCCGGAATACCAACCACGGACCAAAAACAAAAAGCAATGGCAATTTGGACACGCATGAATTCTTCAACGCAGTTTCCATGCACGCAATATTATCCTGTCGCTATAGATGTGGCTGGTGCTGTTGCAGGCACACTTTTGAACGAGAATTATTTGGAGTGCCAGCATAACGAAAGTGCACGATTTTCGATTCCAGACGCAGTCACCGACGCATGTCCTTATACGTTTGAAGCAACTGACGTTTATGGTGTTCAGCAGCCGTATGATGTAAATCCAAATTATAGAGATGCGTGTGTGGCTGCAAGAAACGGCGTTGAATACATACCGGCTGACGGTGATCAGCCAGTGATAGATGATAATCCTGACGATGACGACGATGATGACGATGACGATAATACCGACGACGGATGGTTCAAAAGTCAATCAACTGGCGTGAAAGTCGCGGTGGTGGCTGCAACGTCGCTGATTGGTGGATTTTTGGTTATCGCTGGTGGTATGGCGGTTTATAAGTTGTATGGCAAACAAGTGAAAACCACAAATGCAAAATTAACATAACAACCTTGGTAATTTTGTCATATCACACATACATGCAATGTCATTCTTTTTGTTTATATGGTCGCATATGTCATGTAGCATAACATTGAGTTGTCTGAATTCATCCCAACAATATTCGCATGTGTGTAAAAATTCTAAGTTGTCCATCAACGCTTTTGACATTCGCAGGTCGGCACTTGCCCATGTACTCAGATCTCTGCAAGGAATCGATTGCGTTCTCACATAATCCAATGCTTCTTTGTATACCAACAGTTGCGCATAATTTGGTATCTGCAGTGATAATGCCAATGCAAAATACAACGATACAAGAAAGACACGTGCAGGCATTGTTTGTTTTTGTAATAAAAATGTAATCTTTAACAAAAAAAGATCATTCACTATAATATAATACTTGTTACGATATACATATATGTCGGCAAATGTCACCACTGCGTCACACGCGGGGGCCATAAAAGGCAAATGTGTGGCAATGTCGTATGACGCCACGACGCGCACAAAATATGCGACGGCGGCAAGTGCATTGAGCATTTTGCCAACTTCGAATTCATCTTTGTCTTGGGTTGATGGGACAGATCATCAAAGAACACTCACATGTGCGTCAGCGGTGGATTCGACATATACTTTGCCGTCCACAGCGTCAGACACACTTGTGACGGAATCAAACACACAGACACTCCATAACAAAACACTGGTTGCTTCTGATTTGAATACAGTCGAAGCCACTCGATTGTTGGCAACAGATATAGACACTACAATTCCTCCGAGTTCGCCATACGGATACGTGCGATATAACCAGGTTGCTGGCAAATGGAGTTACGTCCATTCGATGCAAACGTTAGCACCTTTGAGCATAGATGACACGACCAACAGTATATCTGCATTGATGGGCGGGACAGCTGGGACGCTCTGTGCGGGAAACGATAATAGATTTTTTGAATACAGAACTATGAACGTACGGAAGAGTCCTGGATATGGGGAATACAGCAAGGTCGTGGACGCCATTGCTGCAATTCTGGCCATTGGTGACGCGACCGAATCAAATAGATATCTCATTCATGTGGACAGTGGCACATTTTCAGAACCACTTCTGACATTACCTGATTACACATGTTTGGAAGGAGCAGATGTGAATAACACGATTATACAACATGACAACATTGGCACGCACCACGTGTTGTCGATGGGAAATCAAGGATATTTGAAAGATCTCACCATTGTCGGATCAACGGCAGTTGATTCAATTGGTGTGGAATACACTGGGATGAACCATGCCGGTGTTGCACCTTCGGATGACGCATGGATGCAGATGGATCATGTGAACATCAAACAGTGCATGTATTGTATTCACGTCGACGCGTTGAATGCTTGTGAGACGTATGTGGAATCTGTTGAATGTTATGGTCCATACGTGCAGGCCATTCTACAGGACGGTACACATTTTTCGGATCCACCAACGAATACACTGCCGATACAAAATTATGTCAATATGACGAATGTTTACATTTTTAGCGACGATTATGTTGGCAGGGCGGCGGACCTTCACGTGACTGGTGCTGGCAGTTTTCTGAGATACCTCGTTGGTGGCATCGCCAATACAATACGTAGTGATCTATTTGATGAAGTGCCATCGTTGGTAATAGAATTATACGGGAGAGCGCAATTTCAGACAATGTACGTTGCCGCGGTTGGGGCCTTATTGAATATCCCCGGCGGAAATGGCATCGTGTTGCAAAGTGGCGCACAGATCATGGGCACTGGTGTACTTTTGTTGCAGATGAAGAACGGCATCACGGTTCCTGATGTCGGGGATTCACCATTCTTGGATGTCGATATAATGACGGCATCCTCAAGTACCATGTGCGTCAACATATTGCATCCACTCGCGCGTGGCAATCTGAAAGGGAATACCAAAATGTCAAAGACGTATATGGTTGACACCAATGTCTCGCTGGCGCTCAACATGTACGACAACGACGTGAATGCGTCTCGATTCATGGCAAATTCGGTTCTCTGTGGTGGAACAAGCTTTTCATCAAAAGTGGATATCATCAAATATGCGTACAATCAAGACGTTGGTTTGATGACTGGTGGTCTCATATCCGTCGTCAGTGGAATAACCATTCATATAACGGCTGGAACTGGGTATGTTTCGACCCAGGGAGACACGTTAGTACAGGAAATATCATTCCTTGCAGCAGATTTGCCGTTGCCATCATCAAATAGAGAATACTCAATAACAGTGAACAATGCTGGTGTCATTTCTAGTAGTATATCATTTCCGTATGTGGTCGACACAACCACCATACGATTGGGCACGGTGGTGACTGGCACGAACGAGATAGTCAGCATTTGCAATGTCACTCCGAACATCAAACACAAACACAGGGGCATGAGTGTGGAACACTTGATACAATCAACCATCGGAACCCTTGTCTTGAGTGGCATAAACACATCTGTGAATTTGGATGTGCTTCACATCGGAAGCGGTTATTACACGGAAGGCACAGCCGTGCATCAAATTGCTGGTGCTGTGATACCAACTGGATCGTACAGGTACGTCTATTTGGATGCCAGTATGGCCTGGGTGTACTCTGTCATACAAAATGGTACCATAACGAGTGATCTTTATAACTTGCCAGCTGGTGGTACCGCTGCCATACCGGCTGGTGATTACGCAAAACATGCTGTGTTTGTGTCTGGTGATATGAACGATGCAACTGAATCTTATTATGTTGTATTGGGAAAACAGACAGACCCGCTGATCAATGTTATACAATCGGCGTCAGCGGACAATTTGATACCAGAATGGATGTCAAAATACGCGCTGCGTGTGTGTGACATATTGGTACAACAGGGAGGCACGCCGACGTTGAATTCCATTTTGATAACGCAGCCAAACATGAAGATAAACAAATGGAACGCCGGCGCTGGAAGTAGCACTGGTGGATATGCCACGAATGACCATAGCTTATTGACCAACTTGTTAAACGACGATCATCCACAATACCTGAGAACAGACGGCACACGAACATGGACTGGTGCCGCCAATGCCGGTGGTTTTGCGATAACAAACGCTGGAGCCATAAATTCAGTCGTTGTCGAAGCACATGCGAGCAGACATACACCAAATCAAGCAGATGCGCTTGCGCTTGGCACGGCGTTCTGTTCGAGTACAGTATCTTCTTCTAGTAATAGTTCGAGAGGCGTCGGGCTCAGTTATGCTTTATCTGACCATTCACATACGTTGGATGCCACTGGTGTTGGAATTAACACACTCACTGGAACGTTATCAATACTAAAGGGTGGTACTGGTTTGACATCATTCACCGCCAGTAGATTCGTATCGTCAGATGCCAGTGGAAATTTGGTGACGCCTCTTTCTTTGGATATAGATGGAGCGATGGTCGCCAATTCTGATACAAATGTTCCGAGTCAAAAAGCCGTGGTGACTTACGTTGCGGCAAAAGCACCCACATACAGTTCACCTTTGCTCATAGCTAGCAATGTGGTGAAAATACAGAACAGCGCCTCGGCTGACGTGACAAGCGTTTCCATTGACGGAACGTTCACTGCAAATTCGGATACAGTCATACCAACCCAGAAGGCGACGAAATCGTATATAACATCTGTCGCACCGTCGTACGCTTCGCCGATCAATATTACCGCTGGAGTTGTGCAACTGTTGAACAGTGATGTTGCCCAGGTGACTGCCATTTCCACAGATGGGACCATGGTTGGGAATTCGGATACACTGGTTTCCACGCAAAAAGCTATTAGAACATACATATCGAGTGTCGCTCCGACATACAGCTCGCCAGTTTATATCAGTGCGGGTGTTGTCCAATTAAAGAACAACAACGGCGACCAAGTGACAGCAATATCAAATGACGGAACCTACACGGCGGACTCTGACACCTTGGTGCCGACACAGAAGGCAACGAAGACATATATGGCTTCGTATGTTGCGTCAGTGGCACATACGTATAATTCGCCGTTATCGTTGAGTGTACTTGCCGTGAGTTTGGTGAATTCCGCGGCAGCGACGGTCACAAGTATATCGACGGATGGAACATTCACCGCAAATTCAGATACTGTCGTGGCCACGCAGAAGGCTACAAAGACATACGTTGCATCATACGTGAGCTCGGCTTTGCCGACGTATAGCAGTCCAGTCTACTTGGTATCGAATGTGGTTTATCTTCAGAACAGCGCCGCTGGAACAATAACGTCCATCTCGATCGATGGCACGTTCAATTTAAACTCGGACTTGCTCATACCGACCCAGAAAGCTGTAAAGACATATTTTGCATCTGCGTTGCCCACGTACAGTGCGCCAGTGACAGTGGCATCCAATGTTGTGAAATTGGTGAACGACGCTGCTGCTCAAGTGACCGCGATCTCGACAGATGGAACATTTGCGAGCAATTTGGACACATTGGTTTCTACACAGAAAGCCACAAAAACATATATTGCGTCGGTTGCACATACATACGATGCTCCGTTATTATTGACTTCCTTGGCGGTCGGGTTGGTAAACAGTGCAGCCGTTGCTGTGACGAGCATATCGACTGATGGTACTTTTGCATCTAATTTGGATACCATTATACCAACGCAAAAGGCTACAAAAACATACGTTGCATCGTATGTCACCAGTGCATTGCCGACATACAGCAGTCCAGTGTATCTTGTGTCGAACGTGGTGCGGCTACAGAACAGCGCTGGGACCCAGATTACGTCGATTTCCATAGATGGCACCATGGCCAGCAATTCGGATGCATTGGTACCCACGCAAAAGTCTGTGAGGACATATGTGGCATCCGCATTGCCGACGTATACCAGCCCTATCGTGGTTACTTCCAACGTTGTCGCATTGAAGAATTCCGCGGCTGCCACTATCACCAGTGTGTCTACGGATGGTACCATGGCTGGCAATTCTGATGTTATTGTGCCAACGCAAAAGGCCGTGGTCACGTACGTTGCCGCTTCATTGCCAACGTATACCAGCCCAATTGTCGTCACTTCCAGCGTTGTCGCATTGAAGAATTCCGCATCCACTACTATTACCAGCGTGTCCACTGACGGGACATTCGCAAGTAACTCTGATGTTATTATACCGACACAAAAGGCGGTGAAGACATACGTGACTTCCGTCGTTCCGACATATACGAGCCCGCTTGTGAACACGTCTAATGTTGTAGCATTGAAAAACTCAGCGTCGACGACGATCACCAGTGTATCGACAGACGGCACCATGGCAAGCAATTCTGACGTTATCATACCGACGCAAAAGGCTGTGGTTACGTATGTTGCTGCAGAGATTCCCACATTACCGACATACACCAGCCCCATCGTGGTAACATCCGATGTGGTATCTCTGGTGAACAGCGCTGCTGCCACCGTAACCAGTGTGTCTACCGATGGGACATTTGCAAGTAATTCGGACGTGATTATACCAACACAGAAAGCGGCGAAGACGTATGTCACGTCTGTTATACCAACAGTCGTGGGCACTACAAACAGGATTACTGTGACATTGTCTGGAACGCAGTATACAATTTCAGCGCCACAAAATCTGACCACTACATCCAATGTCACTTTTAACACTGTGAATTGCTCGAGATTGTCCGGAAGCTATGTGACATTATCGCCTATAATTGCGGTGGCTGATACTCAACTCAGCACAACTGATACGAATTCAATTATCATAACCAGCAGTTGTACAGTTTTTTTACCTGATGTTACAACTGTCAGTCTTGGCAGAGTATTTACTATACAAAATGTGTGCGGATCATCAGCCAATGTGGCTACGTATGGTGGCACTGCCACGACTGCGTTGGCGAATTTAAGATTGATGTTGGTTTCGGTAAGGAACGATTCTCAACTGGCTTGGGTGTATACCGTTTTGACATTAAGTGTACTGACACAATAAATGTTGTATGAAATAAAAACTTTTTCAAAAAACCAATTCTGTTGTGAGTTGATCCACGATGGTCTTTGTGTTTCACATACGATGTGATACATTGTGGCACTAAATTCGATTGTAGAATTTGGCCATTGGTGGTACGGGCGCCACAACGTTCGTGGCATGAAAACAAAAAAGAAACAGACGTTTTATGCAGTACTGAAAATGTATAAACATCACGGAAGTGAATTCACTTAAAAGATGAAATAAGTAAGACGGGACTTTAAATCTGTCGCGATTAAATTGAATTGACATTCAATCAAGCTTTTTAACAACAGCATGGCCGAGGCTGATGTGGCAACTTTCCATGTGTCGATGTATGTCAGAGAAATATGCATCCGCGTCAAATATGGTGCGATGCGGTTGACATTGCGGTCGGAAGCGGACATCTTCAGTGGTTGTGGTCGCGAGTTGGACGAAGATTGTGAAAGTTTGGGTAGCACCAGTGACAACGGGTCTTTTTGTTTTGACTGGAATAAGATGGATCTGCGCGTGTACATCGAGACGTGTGTGGACACCGCATATACTATGAAGATGCACATACCGTTGAACAAAGAGAGCAAAAAGAGTCTGTTGTCACAGTTGAATAAATGTTTGAAAGAGAAAAACGGCGAGACTGCTGACGAAGAACCAACAAAATAATTATTTTGTTTTTTATTTCAATTAAAATAAACAGAAAGTATCATTTTTGTTTATGGAAATCTACAAAAAAGAGGAAGACAAAAACAGCATCATACAGTTACCAGACGTATGCTTGGAAATCATTATATCGATATTGGAATTACCGGAACTGTTGTCTTTTAGACTTACGTGCAAACGTATCAACGCGTTATGTATACAACATGGTAAACCATTCACTCGATCTGTTGTTTCAGTGGCTTTGGATGCTACTCATAGAACGTTGTTGACGCTTCAATACGTGCACGAGCGGTTTGAGACCACCGAGTGTGGTTTTTTAGGCCAGGCCTTAATATACAAAAGGGAATATTGTGCTGCTTACAAAGAAATCATTCGTCTCAGAAATAGACTTTCAACGCGCTGCCTAGAACGTATGATGCAAAACAGCAGTAACCCCGATTGGTGATTGTATGAAACGCACAGTTTTATTAAAAAAGTGATTTCACTTATCAAATGAACTGAATGGAGTATTACGTTTTGCGCATTCCATATAATGCGGCCATTTTGCCATTTTTTCAAAAAATACAAATCGCACCAAAATCAGGATGGAACTTTACAACGCCGTACAGGCCAAGATCAAATCTGGCAACCACGCGCAGAACATCGACCTTGCATTACAGTTGTTGTCGCTGGCCGTTGAGGTGTCTGACTTTGAAGAACACCGGGTACACGCGCGCAACGGACACAAACCGCACGAGTTCAACGACATGAAGATGTGGACTATGAACGCGTTTAGGACTATGTTCACGTATAAGTATATGATGAGCATGGACGGGACTGGTAGAATGCTGGAAGCGATAAAGAATAACGGACCATCAAATCAGTACTACACGACGTGCTCACTCAAGTACTGTCGTTCGTATAACGCTGTCATGGAGAGCGTGCGACCACTCGTCATGGGCGCGCCCCTGTTTAGCGGCGAAACCGATATGCGCGCGATGGCAGCCGAAACGAGGACAAGAGTGAAACCGATCCAGGTCGATATGAGAGCCGCGAAACGACACTGTTCAGGAGAACCAAAAGAAACAGAAGCGTCGACGGTTGTTTTGGACGCGGGCACCGTGGCGAATGCGGCGTGCGTACTAGAAAACGCAGAAACCTGCTGCGATTTATGGAACAAAAACATGACGCAATCTGAGACAGGCGAAAAAGTACAGAAAATGGTGTTGGTTATGTCACGAAAGAAACAATAAGTTATATTAATAATCATCCGGGGCATCTCGTCCTGGCATTTCATTGTCGTCGTTGTTAATTGGTGATTGTTGTGTATTATTGTCGACAGCCTTTACATATTTTGATGCATATAATGCAACGAGTCCTACGAGACACGCGACACTGACACTTACGCCCGTCACGATGACTATCTTTTTGGCGTTGGGCATTTTTGATGTTATGAAAAGCGTTTTATTATTTTTTTAATCAGTTCCGCAACAGCCGCTGGCGGGGGTTACCGATGCTTCCGCTTTTGAATCCTTTGATTCTTCTTGGTCCGTATTTTTGACGTGGAGCATGGCGGCGGGAGACATTTTGAGGTTGTCTCTGATGCTCTTTTGCAACTTTAACATGTTCGTTTCCGCTTCTTCCCATGTCTTTGAGTGTATGCATACGGCGATCAACGACCCGCTGAGGTTTTTGTACAGGATTTGGATGTGCGGCGATCCACCGATATCTTTTGGTATCGTCATGAACGCGAACGGGTCTTCGATTGGCAACATGCGGACGGAACCATCAAGGCGGTCGTCGATGTAGACGTACGTGGTTTTGGCAGTCATGGTGTGAATGGATAAATGAATTCACTTTATTTATAAAATAAAATACAATTTACGGAAAGCGACGATGAGATCATGCCGAGACGCGCGCATAAAAACGTGCGATTTTTGTTTGTAATACATAATTAAACAAAAAAGAACACGGAAGATGACGGAAACAGCAGCAGTCGAGCCTCTTTATCGCACAGAGGCCCGTCGACCCGAACGGGTGTTCAGATGCCACGAGTGCAATGCCGTTTTGATGCGGTGGAGTCAAATATACACCCGGCTTAGGGTCGATATGGCCACTTCATCGACGTTGAAACATATATACTGCTGTTCGAAGCGTTGCATGATAAAGCAACTGACCGAGATTACAAACGTTGAGGAGTGCGAGGTAACGCCGAACGATATATGGTCATTAACAATAGGACAATAGCGCTTGAAAAGCGGTTTGAGGAAGAGATCTGCCAAGACGTTGCCATTAGTGGCGGTCGACCCAGAGAGCGTCAAGAAGTTTACCGAGAAGAAAGAAGAACCAACCGGCATGGACGCGTTGGAGAAATCGTTTGATGATTTCCAACGTGCCGGTGACATAGCAACGTTTTTAGAGAAGAAAGAAAAAACAGAAGAAGAAAAACAAGAGAAAGAAGACAAAGATAAGCCTGAAGAGAAGAAAGAAAAAGAAGAAGGAGAATTGAAGAAGGAAACAGACGACGAAGGCGCATCATCATCTTCTTCGGAGGAAGAACCAAAAGAGGTAGCCATATCGATCATAGAGGAACAGAAAGAAAAACCAAGTTCTCATCAACATCATCAACGCCACCGTGCCCACTCGCGGTCGCGTTCGCCTCCTCGCCGTGAATACAGGCGTGAGTATCGCGATCGCAGAGGAGGACGGGGTTCGTTTTATCATGACCGTCAAGAACGAGAACGAGAACGTCACCCACAACGAGATGACGAGATCTTACGCCTTCTACAGTGTATGGTGTACCAACAGCAACAAATCGCGGTTGCTCCTATGATGTACCCAACGATGCCCTTTGATCCTACAAACCCGGCAAAACAACGCCGCTTGAATGACGGAGCGGTCGGAACGACAAATGTATAATTAGAAAAAAGATATTTTCAACATAATGACAATATTGACGATAAATGTCAGCATTCGAGGATATCGTGAATGTCACTAATGCCGCCCATATGAACATAATGGTTGCGGAAGTGTTGTGCGGTATCCTCTGTGGCATTGCCGCCTTTGCCGTCCTATACGTGAACATTTCACACGGGGTTAAATTGATAAACGTGGACAAGGTTGCAAAGATTTCGTTTATGTATGTTGTAGTGTGCCTGTTCACCATGAACGTGTTTGGAGATCAATTGCGCATGCTTTTGTTTACACGGGCGTTGACTCATAGAATAAATTGATTTATTATTGGCATTTATGCATAGTCGTCATCATGTGAACACGACGTGTCATCGTATATTTCCAACGCCTCATTCTCATTGTCACCGCCTGGATCTTCCATGTCCAAAGGATCCTCGTCGTTTGTTTCGTTTTCAAGATCGGATATACCTGAATCAGAGTCATCGGAACCAAAGAAATCTATTGTTGATATGGTTTGTTCGATCTTGCCCACCACTGGAGAAGAAGATGACGTGTTTGATATGGGGAGTATCGGTTTCGGGGCTGCGTCCGATATGATCTTTGCGGCGGCGACTTTATGGTCGCGCATCGCCTTTTCGTGTTGCTTGCGGATTTCGGCCATACGTTGTCGCTTTGGGGTGCCGTTTATGGTGGGCGACGCCTTTCGTTTGCGAGCCGCGCTGTTTTGTTCCTTTTTCTCGAGGGTGATGAAGAACTCCGATACGAGTGTCATTCTGTGGCAGTCGTTGATCATTTCTTTTTTTATACGGGTGTCGAGATGTTTCAATTCCTCCGGGGTTGGTGCGTGTATGATGGATGCTTGCGATTTGTCTGCGTCTATGAAATACCAGGATGCCCGTATGAGCAAACAATTATCAGCGCATCCGTTTTGTGGGTTGAGGTAATGCAGGAAATGGCTCATTCTGTACTTTTCTTGCTTTGTGGGCGTGGACAACCATTTGATTTGCACTGGGTCATTGTCGTACGAAATAAACCCAGATGATCCAAAAGAATAGAAGTAACTCAGTTGCGGGCGCATGATTTGGAATATGAATGCACCACATTTTTCCATCTTTGATTGATACTCCTTAAAAGCCTTTGATGTCTTTGCAGAGTCGAGGAAATTGGGACAAAGGGCTATGCCGTATTTGTATGCATATTTGAATGGAGTGTTGGTCGGGTCTATACTGCCATTCAAACTGTTGTCCCGCAGGCACGTGTTCTGTGTGGAACAACCGCGGAGATCGGCTTTGACCGTTTCTTCGGCACGCGACACTGTGGAAACCAATGATGTGGAAGGTGATGGTGCTGGTGGCAATGCGGCGGTCTTCTTGCGTTGGATGAACTTGGCCATAGTATGTTTTACGGAAAGGTTGTGATGACGTGTGTGAAATGCAATAAAATCTGCCACACCCTTTATTTTTCCAGTATTTTTTCTCGTGTATGGCCGAACCGACCAACCCCGTCGTTGCCGTGATGCCAGTGTCTATATTGCCATTGTCGGATGCGACAACGGATGGAACAGTTTCGTTTGGGGAAACGGTGGACGCTTTGATGCCGCCAAACGTGCACTTTTACAGATATGATGAAAGCGTTCGATTTAGTATGAATTGCGTTGGGAAGATGCCGCTGCCACAGGCGTTGAGTGACAAAATTGAATCGGTGTTGCGATTGAAAAAAGGGACGTGTTACGTGATAAGCCAGTGGATGCGGCTCAAGGCGCTGGAGGGCGCATGCATAGAACGAGAACAAAAATGCCAAAATCAAATCGTGAAACGAAAGAAACCGAACGAACAACAAAGAGCGTATGCGCACGTGACGTGGTTTTTCCACAAGACCGTCAACGAATTTGAGACGACGTACGCGGAGATATTGGAACAACCGCAGATTCAAGGATTGTATTATCTCAAAAGTAGGATGCGATCCATGGCCGTGGCGATGCGAAAACGAACAAATTCTGAAATGACGGACAGTATGGCATCGAGCGTGTTTAGCAAACCGCTCATGCCGAGCGTATGTTATCAATATGTTGATTGTGATTCAAAGGAAGATAGTGAAAACGGTTGTGTTGTATTGGCGGCGGGACTTGTAAAGATTGAATAAAATTGTTATGTTATGGTATTGTTCCAATTGTTTGTGCTTGAAACCAATGTGCGTCGCATAATGGGACATAAGCGTCCTTGGCAGTATTGACTGCTGTCCTGGATTGTTTGTTGAAGTTTGCGTACGTGCGATGCGCGTCGTTAAAGCACGATTTCACGTAGCATTTTGCACTGAGTTTCGTGACTTGCGTGCACTGCGGTATGAGGTAGTTAAAATCCATAAAATGATCGTTTTCGCTGTCCGATGCGAGACCGCATAATATCAAGTGTTTGTGGTCAACATAACGCGCGCGTTCGATGAAATAACGCACATCGCCCGCGTCAAAGAACTGCAATTCGTTGATGCTTATGACTTCAGCATTTGCGTAGTCTTCTGTCTCCAAAAATTGTGAAAGGTTGTCTATGAAGATCGCGTCCATTTCTTGGTTTCCGTGGGACACAAGCTTTGCACGCAACCCACACATGTCGGAGGTGCGCGATGCCATCTGCACATTTGATACGGCAAAGTCGTTCAAGTGGTCCAATAAAATGCATCGCTTTGACAAAGATCGTTGGTATGTGAGCCTCTGTAATTCAGTGGTTTTGCCACTGATCATGGGCCCGATAATGAGTATGCATTCGGGAAACGCGACGGGTGACGATGTTGACATTTTTTTGTCCGAACGGGATTTTAAAAATAACGTTTTTGAAATTTCTTTTTTTTAAGAACCAAGTCTATTTGATAAATAATGCAATCCCCAACTGCCCAAATACACCGCGCTGTTATACGTATCGAGTGTGTCGGCTCCGTATCTGCGAAGCCTGCATTGAACACAATTGCCATCGGTAGTTATTGCGGGTGATGGTGTTATGACGATGGTTGTCATGATGTGTGCATATAACGTTGTTGAGTTTATTGCGGTTGTCACAAATGTTTCTGAACCAGCATCGTGCATCGGGTCACCCTCTTTCGAGATGAACACCGTCAATCCCCAACGCACGTTTCCAGCTACAGTATCCGCGGACATCCAGTGCCAATGGATGTGCAGGTCCGCCCCGAATTTATAGTCGTGTGGCATATCGATAGTACAAAACATCTCTTTAGTGCTACCATCGACGAATCTCCAATACGCAAAGTTACCCAATGCCGCCACGTCCACTGCGGCTGCACCAACCGATCGAGCACTTGCAAGCAATTGTATTTCGCGAGTGACGTCCACAGTTGTTGCCGATTGTGGGCGATTGTCGGTATAATATTTTATGGCTTTTTGTGTAGCCAATGCAGTATCGGAGTTTCCTGAAAGTGTGTTGTCCGTGTCGATTTTTGTAGCTTGTACTTCCGGCGCACCGAGGTATATGATTGGCGTGTGCAGTGTGGATGAAATGATCGATCCTTGAAATGTTGAACTTATTATTTTGGACATCACACTTTGTTATAGATAATCATATTATTGTTTTGTCGTTTTACCGTCTTCAAAAAAAAACACCGACCGGCGATAACTAATACGAATTATGTAATACGTGACATTTTGGAAAGGGTTTAAATGGTCGCTTGTGACAAATAAATGTTACACATTCACAAAAATGGCAGAAGTGTCAACTTGCAGCGAAGATGATGGTGCACATTCAGTGGTTTTGTGGGTCACCGTCGAGGGTAACATAGGCTGCGGGAAATCCACTCTTTTGAAGAAAGTGAAGAACCTTTTGCACCCACTGATGGACGTCCATATATTGGACGAGAACATAAAGGCCTGGGAAGAATTCAACGTGGACGGCAACGGCACGTTGTTCAAATTGTACAACGCGAATCCACACGAATACGCCTTTCAATTTCAACTGAATGCCCTTGCCGATAGGGTGCAATCGGAACGGTTAGCAAAAGAAGAGGCAAAGGTATACAAAGGAGCGCACGTGGTTCTTTCCGAACGTTCGAGGGAAAGTGACATGCTTTTTGCCGTTGCACATCACGATATGGAAAACATGACAGACAGTGAATTCGCGATATATATGAAAATGTACACGAATTTTCAAGAATCGGATCCAGCCAAGGTCGAGCTGCGATACATATTGAGGGAAGACGCGCCGCAATGCAAACTCAATGTCACTTCGCGCAGTCGTGGTGGTGAAGAAACACTCACTGTACCATATTTGGATAGGATAGAAACGTTGCACGGACGTTACGATTGGACGTGTGGCGGAAAGAAATGTGCTGTTTTGGCGGAATATGGACCAAAATACTATGACGTGGTTGCGTATAAGATGTCAGCGTCCATCGTTCATATGGTGTTGGCCAAATATTATGCACATTATCGCATATCGAGCAACCAGGACCTTTCGCAGCAAATGCCCACGATCGCCGAAGCGGATCGCGCGGTGATGCAATTGTTCAGAGTCTATTTGCAACATCTGATAGACAGGGCAAACGGCGCTGGAAGGGAAGCTGCACCATTTGTGGTGAAAAGCATTGATGGTACTGATTGGTGATGGCTTTAAAATAATAATATGCGTTTGGTTATAAATCTCTTTTGTCACGATGGGAGGTTCTGAATCAAAAGATGTCGTGAACGCGTACGTGGGCAGTTTACTTTCCATTTGCGACAGTGCAACGCAAAATTGTTGGACACAAGTGACGGGAGATAACGATATACTTGTTTATAATTCCAGCGATGTTGTTATACAAGAGATAAACCAGGGGATGATATGGTCGTTGGATACCGATTGTTCAATGTCGGTGACGAGCAACACGTGTGTGGATGAAAACATGGATTATCAAGCACAGCAGCATGCAGATGCCGTAAGCAAAGGTTACGGATTCAAGACGGCAGATGCGGAAACATATTTGAATTTGGCACAAACGATGGTGACGCAGGTGAAGAATAATTATTCGCAAAATCTTTATAGTACCGCACAATTGAACAATGTTATATCAATAAGTGGTTCCTCCGACGTGACTGTCAGTGGAGTGAACCAATCTCAAACGTACAGCAGTGAAATAACTGGTATGATGAGTATAGATATAAACAACCAGGTGGCAACCGAAATGACAACCATGATTGACCAATACACGTCTGCCGAAAGTTCACAATCAATGGGACTCTTTCTCATTGCCGTTGCGGTTATTATTGTGTTGGTATTGCTGACGGTCGGCATGTTCTCGGATCTTTTGTTCAACCCCGCATTTTGGTTTATGTGCAGCACAGTTGGCTTGATACTTTCCGGATATTTTGTTATGGCGTACTTCCCACAGTGGTGGCCGTATAAAGAAATAGACGATGATGATACTGATGATTCGAAACAAAAGAAACAGGACAGCAACAAAAATGAACTCTATGGTTGGTTGATATCGCTTGCCGTGTTTGGTGGCATAGATATCATCTTGATCGCGTTGTCGTTGATGTCAAAGAAGGCAAAACAACAAAAACAACAAAAGGCGATGCAACAGGCGATGGTTGGCGCAATGCCGATCGCAGCGCCACCAGCTCAAATGACACCGTCAATGGAAACACCGGTGACCACGACCACGATGTAATTCAGTCTTATTAAATACATAATACGTCAAAAACCATTATTTTGTATTTGAGTTCTCATTTGTCTCTTTCATTCATTTTGGGAGATGTCTCACCCGGAGATTTTGGAATACGTTGCCGTTCATTGCATGGCAATGCGTCTTATGTCAGAAGACGTATGGATACTCATTCCAGCGTCGTCAATCACACGCGAAGATTTGAAGATACTCACTCGAAACACGGCCACCTGCATCGATGCGAATCCAAAGTATTATCCAATCATAGAGACGATCAGACAAGTGATTTTATATGACAAACATGTGCGTGGATGGAAGAGTTGGACTGGCAACGAGGATGCTGGGATGGTGTTGTTGAAAACGTGCGATGTCAGAGAGTACATAACGCACACGGTGGTGTTTTATTTTGATGAAGGACAAATGGACAAATACATGTCAAATGCCGTGCGGATGAATAACGTTATGACCATGCGCATTTGTAATGATTGATTTTTATTGCATGGATGTATCATTGATTGAATTTGCTAACACTCGGTGCATTGTCGTATTCGGAGATGATTGTTTGTAGTCTTCTTCTTCCTCTTCCTCCTCTCCTGAAAAATCCGCCTTTGTTTCAGATACACTGCCGTATTTTTCCGTAATCGAATTTAATGCTAGTTGTACAACGTAATACAACGCCAGGCATAATATGCCAATGCATGTGAATACCATTACGGGTCCCATGACAATCTTCCAAAGTAATTCACCTATTATACCCATGCTAAGATTTGAATAATGAAGTTTTTTCTAAAAATTATTGTTTGTTGATTATTTGAATACATAAAATGGACGATGGCGATGTGGCGAAACGGGTAAAAACGGTTATTGCATTCGATCCAGGGATGATCAACTTGGCGGTATGGAAAGGATTCATTGACCAAGCCGGCAATATACATACGGATGTATGGATGAAAATGGACATTACGAATTATGCCACCCAAAAACATGCAAGAGCTCACGTACAAACTCTCAAGGGCATCGATAACATCAACACCGATATGGCAAAGCTCATACATGGGAGCAAAGGAGTTTATGCGATGATATCAAACATACTGGCGGTGCACGCTTGGATGTACACGGACGTGGACGTTGTTATTATCGAAACCCAAGAACCGAACAATATACCAACGAGGATGGTCTCTACCGCGTTGTACAGTTTCATGCGAGGCAAGTTCGTGAACGAGAACAATAAAGTGCAGTTCAGTGGAAACTCTTCAAAGATGAAATCCAAGATCCATCTTGCTGGTGTCCTGGGGATACCTTTTGATCCATCGAAATGTGTTGGTACTGCAAAATCGCCACGCGCGTATAAAATGACAAAATCAACGTCATATTCCATTTGCAAGAGTTGGATGTTGCAGTATGGAGACGAATACGAAAAAGACGTGATCACAACATACAAAGAAAAAACTGGTAGAATGAAAGGTGATGATCTGGCAGAAGCATACCTTTTGGGCATTGCGGAATTATTAAAAGACAAATTGACAAACATCCAAACCGCGGCAGATAGATACAAAGATGATGAGGACGACTGTGAATACGTCAATGCGCGCGGGGGAGGCGATTTTGATAGAGAAATTCCATGCAATCCGAACCTCTACAGTCACAAACCAAAAGATGTGCCAGTTCCTGCGAAGAAACAACGAAAGAAACGAGCAGCTGCGGCCGCCGTGCCAACCATACCGGTTTCTTATGACATTGCTGGATTCATCAGTGCAATTGGTGTGGACAACGTAAGAAATACGGAAAGTGAAAACGTCATACGTCAGTATGTAACAAATATTTCAAAATCATAAAAAAGCAGTTTTGTTTTTGTGCACGAACGATATGGTGTTTAATATTGTGGGAAACTACAATGATTTGAGTGGTTTTCTTTACGAACCGGAAGTGGACAGAAACACGTTGCACGACAATGATCAAAAGATATTGAAAGATCTACTCGCAAAATACAAGCATGACGGGCAACCACCACTGGACCCTGCCAGAAGGTTTTGTGTCACAGCATCCGATCTGGCTTCCATATGCGGTGAAAATCCATACAAAAAATCAGACGAAGTGTTGCGCGACAAGAGATATCGTATAACGTTTGGCGACAATGAAAATACACTGCATGGCAAGAGGTATGAGCCGGTTGCCATTGAAATCATATCGAGAATGACGATCGATGGAAGCAAAGTGAAAAACGTGTATAATATAACGTTTGTACAGCACGGAAAGTATGGTTGGATAGGTGGCACATTGGATGGTCTGGTGGAACTCGAGGATGGTAGAGTTTTCGTGTTGGAAGTAAAATGTCCGTTGAAACGAAGAATACAAACTGGAGTCATGCCGGATTATTATATGCCACAGGTGCAGACATATATGTACATCACTGGCCTCAACGCGTGCATATTTTTCCAATACAGGCCACCCATGGGATTGCGTGGTAAAGAGAAAATGGATGTGCTGTTATTAAAGAGAGACCCTTTGTACATACCAACACGTCTGCGGACGATGAAGACGTTTCGCGATAAGATGGTCGTATGGAGATATGCACAAGAACAATGTATGACGTGCGTTGCGTTATACATACAAAACAGATGGAGATCAAAAAGAATGTTCAAAGGAAAATCAATGCAGTATCGTTCCGGTGTATATACGACCAATTTATTGATAATGCTGCGACTGTGTTCGGATCGAATGAGATTTTTGCTGCAACCACCAGAGGCAATGTGCGAGTGCAAAGACAATGCGTACATGCTGATGGCGACGGAAATGATGTCGACCACGAAACCGATCACAAAGAAAGACATGGGGATAGGAGACATAGAATGTGTTGTGCGTGTGGAGGAATAAATTTATTCAGTGATTTTAACGATGGGAGTTGTCGCTGCCTCCAATAATAGTTGTTGTGGCATTTTGTAAGACTTTGGTAAGTACTCGGCCAGGTTTGAGTCTAGTTCTGGTAAATGTGAAGCTATCGCTGCGGTGGCACTCGCTGGTAGTTGAGATGGTGGAGGGAGTGCGAGAGGGCCGGAGTTTGCGAATGCTTGATCGGTGGCGCCTTCAGCCGCCATCAGGTCAAAGACGGTATAAGGAGTATACTGGATTCGGTATCTTCTTTGTATTTTGCGACGACCGTTGGAAAGATCGTTTAGAGCACTTATTTGCAGAATTCCCTGCAGGAGTTCGCAACCGTATGAATGCGTTTCGTTGAATGCTTTGATTTCTTCTGGTAGGAACCATCGCAAGTATTGTGTTTTCGGTTCCGCCTTGTTGATATTGTTGTTGTAAAAGATGTTCCCGTCGATCTTTGGATTCCATTCCCTGCCGAGCAGTTGGTGTGCGGCAACATATGTGGTGAATAGAAATATATGGGAATCCTTCGGACTCTGCCCGAGTATCATCGCATTCACTTCGCCGACAAAGTTTTCTTGCTGAAGCACATATGTGCCATCTGGTTTCTCGTGCGTTGTCATTGTCGATAAGGAAAAATAAAAAAAAATGGAAAATAAGCAACAATAATTTTGTCATTTATTCATTCCATAAGAAATGGCGGCCAGGGTGGTGCGCAAACGCGACTTGCATGACGACGACGATGTTGTCGAGGATGATGATGTCGTATCGTCCGATGATGATGCAAAAGCAGAATCGACCGAGTTTAAGAAATATTTGAAGGAATTGCCGTGCGACGACAGTGATGTGCCGTGCATAGAAAAAGAAATATATAAAGCGATGTTAGGACAACAACCGCCAGTGCAAAAACAACCGAGGGTAGAGCAACCGCAAGTGTCGACGCAACAGATGTTTGCAAAATTCACAACGCCAATGGTGTTTCCGGTGCGACAGACGCCGGCAATGAGTAATGTTGTAGTGCCAACGATTGCACAAGATTTGTCGCACATCTTCGAATGCGGAAGAACCCAAAACAGGAACACTTTATACGTGGTCGTTTTCTTTAGGGAAGGATGTGGGGCGTGCACACATTTCAAGAGCGCAATCGCCCCGACGTTGCACGCGAAGTACCCGAATGTCGTATTTGTTTATGTCGATGTTATGAATGCATCGTTCAAGCCGTACACCGACAATTTCAAGATACAATCGGTGCCGACGTTGATATATCTGAAAGCGTGCGCCGTGCTTGCACAACAAGTGGGTGCGGACGGGGCCACCACTGAATCATACATAACAAGGTTTAAGTAAAACACACAAGTTTATTACTTTAAAAACATATCATCCAAAACACGTTTAAAATCGTGACACGTAGCATACACGTTTAATAATGAAGCTGGTATGTGTTTGTGTTTTCCTCTTTCTTTTGTGCATTTTATGCGTGGTTCCGCGACGACGATGCATCCACTATGGTCCTTAGTGTATGTCCACGTAAACGGGCATTGCGATTTATCGCGGGCAACCAGTTCCATGATGTATGATATACAATGGTCTGGGATATCAATGATAGTATAACCAAATGATACATGTGCTATATTATGTATAAAGAGTCTGGTGTATGCGAGTGTTCTCCTGTTGATGTGAACATGTGGCGTTCCAGTGTGTATGCATCCGTTATATTTTTCGACCGCGTGCATCAGATGTGTGTCATTGCAACAGTTACTCATGTTAATTAACGAATCACATCGTGCGTCCACCAATGCGTGTAACATGCGTCTGAGTGTTTCACATGACTGGGTGCAATCGTTTGCATGCACATGCAGGGATGACATTTTGTTGGTAATGGATTCGATTTCATCGTGGTGGCCAGGGACGTTGTTTTCTGTCATTGCAATGTGTGTTTTATTTATTTTGTTAATTTTTTATTTGTACACGTAATCGAATTCCAATTGTCCGTTTGTCCATCGAGCAAACGCCGTTGGTGATGATGATGATGGTGATGGAGACGGTGTTGTTGGTGGTATTTTCGTTGCTTCGGCGTATGTCTTTTTCTTTTTGGTTATGTTTTCTGCGTGAATGTATGTTGCATTGCACGTGGATGTGTTTATTTGGTATGGAGTCGCATAAGAGCACGAGACAGTATCATTGCGGTAATCGTCAACAGGTTCAGCCGATGCAGCGTTAAAAAAGGATTGATATGGGTCATCCACTGGAACGAAGTTTGCAAAAAAAATGCATTCTTGCAACGGGTCGTGCACGGCCAATGGATATTTCGGACAATTGTACCATTCCAAATCGACAAACGAGATAGAATCGCCAAACACCTTGCTTTCCAATGTTCTGCCCTTTGCAAACACAGTTGCGTTGGTTGTTCGTGCCGTGTCCACGACAATTGACATTGCCTTGTCTTTTGGCATGTGATATGATTTGTTGTGAATGTAGGAATCGCCACCAGTGATCTTTTGATAAAAGTAAATCGATCTGTTAACCTCGCGTATGTCTGCATGCATCAGATCGGACAATTGCGTGCTGCTGTGTGGTTGGAAAACGATGATTTTGCATGACATGATGATGTTTTTTGCATCATCGATGACGCAGAAGCCGATTTGTTCCAAAACGAATTGTTTTGTAATATTGAACACCAGCGCTTCAACATCCACCACCATATACAATTTAGCGTTTGGTTCTGCCATGCACTTAATTCTTTTTACGATATATTTATTGTATCATCAAATAATATATGGCGGAAACAAAGAGTCCGCCCCCCGACACTGTCGAATGTCAAGACTATACTGGATGGTGGTTGCTGGAAGAGACGGACGCTGATCCTTTTCTAGAGTCTGTACTGCGAAAAGAGAACGACAAGTTTTTGTTGGATATGTCGCAGTACTCAGCGGTGTTGTTCAATTACAGTGGTTCATTTGTAAACGATTCGTATGCAAATTGGAAGGCGGCAACAGATGCTATGCAAGATATTGGGATGGTTGCGGAAAGAAGAGACGCGCTCACGTACACAAATTGGAGATTGCATATGAGTTCCACGATCGATGGATTTTTGTTTTCAGTGTGTCCTAGTCTTGTTACTGCGGATAGGAGTCAATGGTTTGGCGGCAGACGAGAACTGTACCATTCTGCGTACAAACAAAGGAGACTAGAACAACAGAAGCACATCTCATTTGCTCCTGGGATAAACGCGTTTATTGACAAATTGGAAATGTTTGACATACCGTGGTATATCAAAGTTTCAAATGACCTTGGTGGGACACAGAATGTCATCGACGAACTGACGCTGTTGTCGTCGTTCACGTATGTGTCCATGCGCAGTTTGTCGTCGCGCGTACTATCAACCGTGAAAGCCACGCAGGAAAAGTTTGAGCGGTTGTGCAAAGAACGACCCACTGTTGATAACCGTGTGATGGACAGGCTCATTCAATGTGCTTCGGTCGAATACACGATGTGCAACATGGAAACGGCATTCAAAAGGCTGCAGAGGTCTACGAATTTGACACATGATACCATCCTTTGGATAGTGGATAACGCGGTCGATTATGATATAGCGAGATATTTAAAGATACCGTGCGTGATAGCTCCGTGGGGATCATGTGATCACCGACAGATGGTAACACGTTTTGGTGCAGACGCGACGGTCATAGACGGGATACGTGGATATTTTTCGATGTTACAAAATTAATTGTCAAAAAAAAAGAAGAGAGTCGCACCACAAATGAGAGCGTTTGAAAAATCCAAACGGAGCCTCCTGGACGATCTTGTTTCGAATGGGTGTGACGATACAGATGTGGTATCAGCATTGAAAGATTTGGAAATAATACATTTACACATGCGCGAGAGTCACATGCGACTGAACAAAACGACAAAGTCTTCCGGATATGAAATGTATAAAACCATTGTAACGATGATGAATGGAACGTGTGCACCGGATGAACAATTGTCAATGGCACAACAACGCAAATACGTGCATTGTGTGTATACGGAGGAACGAGTGTGTGAAGCGTTCGGGGTTGACAGATCTATGACAGTCTTGAGAAAAAGATTGGAACCATTTGCAGACGCATTGCAACCCATCGAATTGTATCTGGACAATATGCGGATGTCGATGGACAGGATTGCCGCAAAGATCGCGACGATGCTGATAGGATACGCGCTTGGGGATTACGTGAATATTACAAAATAAATTGTGGTGTTACCAGTATTAACAATATCAATGGCAACTCCCAACACGAGTATGGAGAAGTTCTTTGTTTCCGCGTTTGACGCGACGGGTGCCACTGGCGCGGTGGGTCATTTTATGGAAATGCGCATGAAAATGATCGTGATGGGCATCGTGGCAGCAGTCATAATGTTTGCTGGTATGATAGTGGCATCGACGATGGCATCAAAGATCAAGAAAACACAACGCGCCGGTGGTTGCAAAGATACGCACGATCTCGACCGCGCATATACCTGGGGATGGACGGCCGCGTTGGCGTATGGGTTGGCTATGACATTGTTTGGTGGAGCTGCGATAGCACTCATAATATCCATGTTCGTCTAAATACGTTATACGAAATAAGCATTTTTGATGATAATTTATACGCACGTGTTTTTGGCAATAACGTCATTGTGCATGGAATTGTCGATAGCAAACGTTGCGGCAGCAGGTGCATCATTGCCAGTCGCGCACGTCGCACAACACGATGCCAGTTTCGAAAATTTTATGAGCGAGATGGGAGTGCACATGATTGGAGTCATCGGCACTGGCTCGTACGGTTATGTCTACAAAGCGATGTATCAAACAAGATCACCTGATACATCCATCGTGACGACACGTGCGGTGGCCATGAAGATCTATAAATCGCACGCACTCGACAATGACCACGTGCCGGTAGACAACACGACATTGCGGGAAATCAATGCATTACGCGTATTGTCAGGGTGCAAATACATTGCACGGCTGTATGACGTGATTATGTGCGATAATGGTACGATGGGTTTACTGCTGGAGTATGCACCGGTGGATGTGATGAATTATTTGCAGCTGTTGAAGAACAAACAGGGGTACGGATTCTCCGGGGATGTGCTCATGAAAGCTGCGTTGGAGTTTCTCATGGCAGTGCAGTACTGTCACAGACACGGGATCATCCATAGAGACATAAAAACGTCGAATCTTATGATGATGGAAGACGGCACTCTGAAATTGATAGATTTTGGATTGAGCAAAACGTTGTTGGACACCACGCCTGATTATCATAGCATGAACGTGATCACGACCGGCTATAGGCCACCGGAAATGTTCATATTTGAAAACAAATGGAAATACAGCTTCGAGGTGGATGTTTGGAGTGTCGGGATAGTTTTGTTGGAGTTCGTCTTTGGGTCAGCAGTGTTTGCGCGCGACATGGAGGAAATCATGGTGTTACCTTATATGTTGGAGATATTGTTGGAAACTCCCATCTTGTACGCGAATAAGTTTCCGGAACAATACGACCACGGATATCATTTCGGAGTTCCTTTGCAGTCGTCAAAGTTGCGATTCGACAAATACATATCCGTAGACAGATATCCTGTTGGCAAGTATTTTGGCAACGTGTTTGTCACCGAGCCGGCTGTGGTGATGGGAGTGTTCAAAGGGCAGAGGCCTTTCATAGATGCATACATACGGCTTGTCACGTCTGCGTGCACGTTCAGTCCGTCCATGAGACCCAGTATTGACATTTTGCTGCAAGAATATGCGCCGTTCTTGGCGGAAAGCATTGACATGTATTCACATCTATAAAAAATGTATCTCGCAATAAAATAAAAAACCATGACCTCTTTGGTTTCTCCTTGTGTTGGTAGATATTCTGAAGTGTGGACTTCCATGAAACGTTTGTATGAGTCGCTGGGTGTTATTGAATCGATAATGGCCATCGCTTCCCGTGAAATACAAGTGGCGAGAAAACCGACAATTGATGTTGCGGTATCTGATGCGGTCAAGCATCGTTATGAAGATTTATTGACATCCGAATCATTATTGCTTGATGAAAAGGAAGTAAACGCATGTGCCAAAACAACCACGGCATACACTGGTTTAACAGTGAACACAGGATGCAACGCGCACGCAGGAAAGGATGAAGAAGAAGTGCTATCCGAAAAAGCATTTAAACGTTCGTTTGCACAATTCTTTTTGGAAAGAGAAGTTCTATCAAACAGCGCATACAGGGATGTAACGTGGACAAATGATATGCAGATCGTGAACATGACTTTGTTGTCACACGAAGTTATACCACGCGAAGTCCATGCGCATGCCGATCAATTGTTTGTTGTGGTGAACGGCAGTATGACGGTGGAATTGCTTGCGGACAATACAATGAGGGTGGAACATGTCATAGACGCTGGTGAAGCATTTGTTGTGTCCAGCGGTACGGAACACCAGGTGACCGCCGGTGCGGACGGTGCAAAGTTTATGACCGTATATTCAAGAAAAGTGCATGCAAACCATACACACCAAGTGAAGAAGCCAACTGAGGAAGCTGAAGCCAAAGAAGAACGTGATGCATTGCTGGAAGCTGCCGGGGTTGATGTTGTATAATAATGATAATGACAAAACAATTTTTTTATTGGAAAATCAAAGCGAGTCTTTCTTCTCCTGTCAATCCCAATTGCCAAAACGTCTTTTCTTTGTGGTCATAAGAGTCAATATCGTTTTGTTCGCGTGATAGATCAACCCAGTCAAATGTATTTTTAGCGCGCATCTTGAACACTTTCAATCGGGTTGGTCTCATTCGTCCGATCGGATCAATGTTGTATTCTTTTAACAACAAATCAATCGGCCGAGTTGTAAATGGGTGGATATGGATATATTTGCCCATGCAAAAACCCATTGGTTTGACGAACAAGTGTATTGATCTCACCGTGGATCCTGGTAAAAAGTCCAACACGTATCTCGCCAATTGTGGATCCATCATGCCATATTTCGAGAAAGGTGTTTGGTTGCCGCATCGTTGATGGAAAGCGCACAGGAAGGATACATAATGTTTAAGCATTTCAAAAATAATAAAATAATCGTCGGGATGTCATGCTTTTAAAGCTCTGGACTAATTTACATTTTGTATAACATAATTAAACCCCATCTAATGTCTTGGATGGAGGAATCGATAAACGTGAGCGAATTAAATGCACAACCAGCCACGGCAGAGGATCACAACGATGAAGATTCAAATACTGATGATATAGTGAGTATGATAAAAGAGTACCTTGTCATAGACAACACTCGGATAGCGTTGCGTGCAAAGGCAAAGGAACTGAGAACACCGATGTTGCAAAACAAAGAAGCCATCATTAAATACATGGCAGATCACACGATATTTCGTATACCAACGCAGCGCAATGGCGAGGAATATTTGGAGTTGTTGCAAAAAACGAAAACAAAGAAACCAACAAAGGTCGAGATGGCCCAGAATTTGCAGGAGCTCATACGGACAGGAACAATAATGGACAAATCCGCGGCAGAAATAATGGAATGCATTTGTAAGCCCGTACAGGCAGAACCGTCGTATGAGTTGTACCGGAGGCGCAAACGGTCTAGAGTTGTATTTACCGTGGCAGGTGGTGTGCAGAATGTCCGGGAATGGCTATCCGAAAAAAACGATCCAATGTCAAACAAAGAACAACGGAAAACATAAAATAAAAAACTTGTGTTTATTATATGCAATAGAACACTCGCACACAGTTTTCACGCAATAATGTCAGGCAGACGCCATTACGGTCCTCGCCCAAGGCCAGTGCCCGTGCATCCGAGGCATCACGGTGGATATAATCCATACAATGACTATTTTCCAATTGAGCAAAACTTCATGATGACCCCGGACGAAGTGTATTTGTCGAACGTTCGCCGAGACAGGCTGAACGCCCTCAATCGGTTTAGGACAAGAAGGCAGTTGATAAAGGCGGACACCATGAACGCGGTCCTCATGGGGACACTCGCGGTTGTTGGCGTTGGTGCCTTGGTGGGCGTTGTCGCATACGCTGCATCCAAATAAAAGAAAAGGAATGTTTTGTTTTACCAGTATTTTAACAATTTGATACATTGTTCAACGTTTTCCGAAAACGTCAATATGTTTTGTTTGTCGGTCGAGTATATAGCTATCAACTTTGTGTGGTGTTGAAGATTTTCCACGCCCCTCCGTAGTTCTTCTATCCTGTACGCGTCCAATGCGTGTATTTCGTTTGTTATGAAAATGGGCATCAGATCCCATTCGTCTTTGATGTTCAAGTATGTCGCAACGCATATAACATCAACATTGCTGCAAAATCCTCTTGTCAGCACGCTGCGTATGCTTGCGGTATGTTGCGTTACAACACAGTCTGGATCACATGTTTTGATGTATTGGTTCCATGCGAGCTCCTGCGGTGTATTGGTTTCGTTCATTCTGGGATTTTAAAAAATTGGTCAAATGTTTATGTGATATTTTTCCATTTCGGAAACGTGTTTATTGAATACCATCGAAAAACCAAGACGGTAATTTTGACTGTTCCTTTGTCATGACGCTGATGAGTTTTGCTTTTTCTTCTGATCCGGTGTATGGCAAATACACCACGTAACATGTCGTGGTGTTTGTCGCTTCTTTCTTTCTGTAAAAGATGCCCTCGTTCGTAAGTACGTTGAATATCATCCTGTCAAATCGTGCACCGGCGGAGAACGGACCAACGACTTTTGTCACTTCCACGTCAACAAACATGACCTCCTCGTAACTCACTTGATTTGATTCTGGTGCGGCTGCTGGTGTTTGTGTCACTTGCGCCTGTGCAGCGTATTTCCTCAATACGTCCTTCTTGGCAAATTCGAGCGATTCTTGATATGGGAGTCCTTGCGTGACCATATACATTTGGCAACGGGCGGATATTTCGTTGCATTTTTGGTTTTCGAGTGCTTGCTTTTCCTTTGGAGATAACGTCGGCAGCACTGGTACGACTATGACTGGTTTTTGTACACGTTTTTGATACGTGCATAATATCTTGCCGGTACACGGGGCCTCTTTGGCTGGTGCGCTGATTGTTTCGGCATACACTGCTTCTGGTAAAGAGACTTTTAATTCCACGTTGTAGAATAACATAAAGTCGGAATCGTGTTGTCTCCATTGTGTGTAGTTAATGTATTGATCCACTACCGCGGAAGCAAGCGTTTTGTTACTGCTGCCACCGGTGTGTATTTCGCTTGGGGCAAACACACGCGAGATTTTAGCACTGGGCAGAAACTGGTTCGACATTACCCAAAAAAATGAATAATAATGACGTTATAGTATATTTTGTTGATAAAAAATGTTGGATATTGGTAGGCATTCCAGAGTGACGGTTGGTGGTAACGGGTTTGGCGTTGCCGCTTTTCAATTGGCACCAGTCGGGCGAGACGCACATGTTGCTACGAGCGATTATGACAACCCGGACGCGTTTGGAACTCTGCCACCTGCGCGAAAAGCATACATTGAACGCAGAGCATACGTATGGGACGTGAATAACAAACACACGCAGCACTACTTGTCTTTGTTTACCAAAGACTTTTATAAACGTGTGAACTCTGTTGGTGTATACAACGGAAGCATCGAGACGGCCAGTAAAGATTTTGCCACGTTCTTTGATTACAGGAATGTATACAAATTGGTGGTCGAGTTGCGCAAACGGAGTGGATACTTTGTTGGGTCCGAGACGCTTTTTGAAAAGATGATGGACATATTCAGCCAAGATTATTCACATGCGATGGACCCATCTGACCCAGAACGCGAGAATGCATCGGACGCCGCGATAATGAAATTTGTTCGCATGTTAAACAAAAGGGTACTGGACGAGATGTCGTATGAGCTTGTGCAGGGGAATGAGCAATGGAACACATACGCCAGCAATATGAATTTCAGATACGACGACTTCACGACACCGATCTCCGTGACGAACAAAGACGATGGGTTTTATGCATCCTTTGATTTCCTCATGCCACAATAAATTACATTTTACGTTATTACGTCATTGCATTTTGATGCATTTTAAACTCGCTTTTTGAAACTCTTTTTTCATTCATTCGTTCATTCATCCAAAACAAATGTCGTCTGTTACACCAGCGAGGCGCAGGGTTCATGTACCAGTTTCGCCGACTGAAGCACCCAAGCCGAAGAAGGCGTGCACGCAAGCAGAAAAGATAGCGCAGATGGCAGCGCAGCCCGATACGATGAAAGATGAATATGGCAACGGTGGCATAGATGATGCCGCTATAGCTGCGTTGGACGAGACCGCACATAGCGGTGGCGAATATGTGCGCACTGTGATGGCGAGTGTCAGACAAGATAATACGAAAAACAAACCAAACCCGTTCACTCGACAAGAATCTCGATCAGACGTGTTTTATCTCCCGTACAACACGTTCAGTGCAGAGAAGCTCTTATTTGCAGATAAACCAGTTGCGTGCGAGGGGAATGGCGAACTCGTATACATAAACGTGAAATTGTCGAACACAAGGAACGGAATGTTGTGCATAAATGCACCGACGATGGCATGCCCCACTGGGTTTTCGCTTGCATCAGAACGCAAGGCGAAAAAGCTAGCGAGAACAAACGGTACCAGAATGGCAGATGGTGATGACGTTGCACACGCGACTGATCCCAGCCTATGGAAATGGGCAGAAGGTTCATACAAACCGGCCGCTCCTAAATTCTTTGCCAACAACAAGATGAGCGGTATGCTTTCTTTTGGAAAGGATTGGAAGGAGAACCCGAAATATCTCAGGTTTATGGAGGTTATGAACGAAATAGAAGAAGCGTGCATACAGTACATCATCAACAACAAACAGTGGATGGTAAAGGGCGTCACAGAGCAGTCTGTGCGGGACAATTTCAGGCACATAATATACATCGGCGAAGACGCGGAAGGAGTGCAATATCCTCCAGCGATATTTGCGGACGTATCAACCGCAAAAGGAACGCAGACCATCGTTCTTCAAAAACCAGATATGATACCAGTACCACCATCGTCTGTGACTGCTGGATCATGGCTGTCGGCTGTTATTATACCGCGATGGATATACAGGAGAAAGTTGAACGCGACCACATATCAACATAGCGTCAATCTGGCAATAGGGCAGTCCATTTTGCACGACATTTCCAGTTTCGCCCAGCCTGGAGTATGTTACGTGCAAGCAGATGACGTGTGCATGGCGCCAACAAAGGATCAAGATCAAACACCAGTGGCCGCTGTAGCCGCCGCTGCTGCTACGACTGACGGAAACAACATTGTCAAGGCTGATAGTGATGGCGAACCATTCCCTGATTCGGACGAAGAACGCAGAGCAAAGGCGACATTCTCACTGACAAAGTAAAAAACCAAAACACACTTTTCTTTTTTAAATTGAATCATCTGCATTCACATCTTCCTTTTCTTCTTTTTTGTGTTGTTGTTTGCGTTGTGGTTTCTTTTGGGTTTCTTGTGCAGGGGCTGGTTGTTCCGCTTGTGGTTTTGGTTGTTCCAGCGGCATGTTGGATTGGTTCGATTTGAACTTTGTGAATGCAAACACACTGATCCCCCCGATGGTTATACCCAAAATCAATAATCCTGCTCCAGCGGCTGCCATCACCGCCTTGTTGCTCATGAGGCTTTTTGTTGGTGTCGTTGCCATTATATCAGGGAAAAAGATGCGACAATGGCGAATTAAGGATGTATTGGTATGTTAAAGATGTTTTTTTATTTGAAAAATAAATAATCACGTATTTGACAAAGTATACTTTCCAAAAAGAACGACAATGCTGAGCGGCGGTAATTTGGGAACGGCGCCGTCCGAATTCATGTATTACGAGCCGTCTGCTGGACCCAACAGGCGCGGCAAGAAGAACACGAACTGCGTCACGTGCAGTGCCACAAAGTATGGACTGGCACACGATTCGAGAGTGCATCCGGCAATTGCCCAGCCAGAGTCTGGGTCATATATGCCGTTTGATGTGATGAGCACCGGTGCCAGTGGTGCTGCCGATTACGACCGTGCGATGCGTGAATCAGAACTCGCACGAACAAACCCCACGATGCTTGCGATGACGACAAACACTGAACTGGACGTTCCTTTCCATGAGCCGATAGTTCCAAAGAAACCCAAACCAGTCGAATTTGCTGGTATGAGCGTCTTTGGTACAGGTGGTCCAAGCTCTACGTCTCGCGGTATGACGACAGATTTCCGTGGGGAAGCGATTGACCGATATGAGGTTGGCGCTCCCCCAGAAGGCGCGAGTATCAGTGGTCGAATGGGTACTGTGCCAAACGAAAAAGAACGGTTGGACGCGCAAACGCTCCCGAAGGAATTGCAGCGTTGCTATGCCAACCCAGCGTGTAAAACAAAACGGCCGATGCTTGGCCAAAATTCGTTGTTGAGGAACATGTATCTTGGTTTCACCACAATATAAAAATACATAAATCAAGAAACCAGAGACGTTATTTTGTTCAATGGAATGTCGTATTTGTCCAACCTTCTGCAGTCGGTGTAAAAAAGTAAATCAAAAAAGGCCAATATTTTCTCATAGCAATAATCCTTCGTGCGCACCGCCGTTATGATGATGGATTCAAAGAGATCCATCACGCGTTTCATATCTTCTGTGTATGGAAACACGTCCAATGAAGGCAAATGAGTGCTAGTCTTTTTTTGTATCAAGTGAGCGACCGCACACGCAGTCAGCGTTGGTGGCAACGTGTAGTATATGTTGTTACAACTCAAAAGTGCCAACATGCATTGCGAGAGTCGTTGTAATAGACACAAATCATCGTTTGTGTACAAACCAGGGATTATAACGGACATCAGTGAGTAAGGTGTTGCTTGTGAGTACACGATGTTCTTTGTCAACATGGTTGTTATGTAAAAACGCACCATTCGCGCATCAATGTTGGGGTTTCCATCACAACCAATGGATGTGAGGTCGATTTCACCGTTGGTGTCCAAATTCAAACACACGAGTAGTGTCGCCAATGAATATTCCCTGCAACAATTGACAATCACGTATTCACGTGACAAACTGGCAGACAAAAAAGCAAAGTCAAAAAATGCTTTCCAAGCGTAATTGATCATGGTTCTGCTTGGCAACCTGCCAGTGGATGGCAATTCCTTAGAACAAAAGTAGATTATACACATGGTCTTTTCTCGTATGTCATGTAACAGCATGGTTCGTTTGTCTTCCATCGTGCTGGCATACAATTGCATCATCCTTTCATAGTTTGCATGTTCCTCCTGTTTGAGCAACAACATACTTGTGTCTACCGATGGACGAACATCGCTTTCCGAATTGCAACAGTCCACCTCCATGTGATGTTTGTTGTGAAAAAAATGTGATTTTGTCCAAGTTTTATTGCACACAAATCATAATACATAAATTCATTTTTGTTGTTTCTTAATGTATACTCCCAACGCAACAGCAGCGGCAACCCCAACGACGGCAATTGTTAGCGTTATCGCAACAGCCGCAGCATTACCGCCGTCGTTATTGTTATCATCATCGTCGTTATCATCGTCGTCGTCGTTATCATCATATGTATCGCACACTGGGTTGGTGTTATCGTGACCACCGATGTATGTTGGATCGCTTTTGCACACTGGAAGACTTTGCGTGTCAACTAGAGTCAAGACGCCTTCGTCATTGCATCGATATGATGGACATGAGTAATCTGGCAAGAGTGGTACGTATTCTGGCCCGACTGCGAGCTCAGGATCGATGCCGTCGTTACCAGATATGTAAACGCCGTTCTTCATGCAAGTGTCTCGAGAGTCGTCAGTGACTCTATAATAACCGTCACTGTCAACGCGGACATACGGGCAAGAACCATCCGCGAGTGGGATGGCGTCTGGATCTGTGATGCCAGAAGGCTGTATCTTTGCATTGCACGCGGAAAGGTATGGAGTTGCATCAATGGTTGCGTATGATTTCGTAAATGCGTCGTAGTATGTTCTTTGGGACGGACATTGGTTGTTTATGGGCGTGGACATGTCGGCTGCGAGATTTGCTTCACATTGCGAATAATTTGCGTTTGGCATGCTCACGGTATCATCGAGTTCAACGTCTATATGGATGCCGTCCAGTTGTTCCCGGCAAGGGAAGTTGTGCGGATTCAAAAACGCATACAATTTGTCGTGCGAATCCTGTATCTGCGATTGGGTCAAACTCCTTTCGTCGATCACATCGCCAGATATCGGGTCGATGATTGGGTATGTTGGCAATGCAGGGAATGACAATGCCCACGCATTGAGTTGATCCGTGGTGTAGGTTTTGCGTTCGCTACAGACACCATACTGTTCGCTCCAATATTTTTCAGTGACCACGGCCTCCCAGTCGTCCATGGGGAGACAGTCGCTGTATGCGCTGTTGAACGCATCCATGAAATATTCCATGCCAAGCTCATTGTTAGCGCAAGCCGACATCGATAATTTATTGTATACACATAGGAAAGTATTTTTATATTGGACATTTTGCACTCGATAAAATTTTCTGTTCGAGCGTGGGCACATTCACCGCCATGAGATTAGCTTTGACCACCACCGGGTTCGCAACGCAGTCACACGGGCTGTTTTCTTCAAGCATGAAGTCGATCTGTTCCAGATGGTTTTTAACCGTACAACAATTGCCAGCATTACAATAGAGCATTTTGGGCGTTCCGTGCAGCATAGCTTTGTGTGTATGTCCATACGTCACTATCTTACAATTCAATGCGGTTGATACCATGTCGGCATGTGCCATTGCCCTGAATTCACACCTTTTTGTATCGAATGATTTGATGGTTTTATCAAGGGTTGCAACGTCTTCATCCATGGAGTGTTTGATGAGTTCCACATGTCCATAAAGACATGTAGCAAATTGCGCAACGCCAAGCAACAGAGAATCGTCAGCGCACCAAATGTCAGACTGGTGACCGTGGGCTATATACAACGAAAAATCTTCGATTATGAGGTCAGCATAGCATTTGGAAACCATATTCTTTGTGCGGATTGATGCGTCGTGATTTCCATTGAGGAGGATCACGTGTTCGCAATTGAGCAATATGTCACACGTGAGTGGCCACGAGTTTGTAATGTCATTGAAGAGTGCCTGTGTCATGGGTTTGTGCGCTCTTGAAGGGCCTGGTTCCCAAAGTTCAAAACAGTCACCAGCTATGACTATGAGATCATAATTGAGTTCGTCCAACATGCGTGTGAGGTACGCTGCGAACATGTCGTCTGTCTGTTTGAATCCGCACGTATTTGCACCATTGACTCCAATATGCAAATCGCTTATAACTCCTATCTTGCGTATCCTCGACCCTTTTGTTATCTTCAGTGTGCATTTGCCTTTATCATCTGTGACAACGTTTTTGGTGGCAGTTTGCAGCGGTGAGTTCTCTTTTGTCCTTGGTGATATGTTTCCAGACTTTGGCGGTGATGTGACGATCGACGTGAGACTGGTGCTTGCCACCACCGGCATCGGTAGCGGCAATGACATTCGTGACGGCGGTGGCGTGACACTCCTGCGGCGTCTGCGGACGGCTTCACCGTCAACTGACATAGGTTGGTGTTGTTCCGCCATGCGTGTTAATTGACGTATATTTTTTGGGGTGTAACATATTTTATTGATCTTTTTTTCAAAACGTTCATTTTCAAACGGATTGATTGGGTTTTGCATTCCTGCGCGCTGCGGCTATGGCCATCGCACGTCTTCGCTCTTCGCGAATCTTGTATCGGTTGTACATGTATGCACTCGTGACACCGGCGCCAAAGGCAAGCCCGGCGATGAGGATTCCGCCAACCACCATGACTGTCTTGTGGTGTTTCCTTTCCTTCAGCATAAATGCGGCTGCCAACCCGGGCATGCCAGTGACGGTTTGTTCGGATGCCATTGTTGTTATATCAGACAATACTGTGTTTGTTGATTTGTGGCGCACATTCTTTTTTTTTGTTTTAATCGGATTGCAAATGCAGGGTTACAATGCCACATTTCATTGCATACACAACAATGTTAAGCATCACACACAGTTTTAACGAATTTTATCAAAGAAAGAATGTTTTTCTTTTATCAATCACCATAGATGAGCAACACTCCACCGAAACAACCAATGTCAAAGAATGCGAAAGTCGTGATGATACTCGCGGCTGGGGCTGGAGCAATTGGACTGACCACACTTGTGGCAGCATTGGCTTACAGTGCTGGCAAGAAAAAGACAAAATGCCCAACGACGCCCGAATGTCCGGATTGCCCTGGATGCCCAAGTTGTCCTGAATGCCCAACGACGCCAGTCGATCCAGTTGTTCAGTATCAATTGTTTCCAGGCATATTGCCAGCTGGAAAAATGATGGCACAGTTGTACAGTTCATCAGTGCCGACGGATGAAATGCGAAAATACTGCGACAGTTCAAGCACTTGCCAAGGTTTTACAAACACATCAAATCCGATTCTCGTGAACCAGCTTGAAACCGCGAGCACGTGGGCACAGGGCAATGGCAAAAAATGGAACGGCCCAAATGGCACATACGTTCGCGTTGATCAGAGCCCTTTTGCGAATTCGCCGTACACGTATTACCCATATGCAATTATGGACACCGGCAAGGAGGTATTGACAACATCGACCGGTGACGTTGCCGCGTTGGAATCTTTGTGTGACGGAATGCCCGATTGTGTTGGTTTCGAAACCAATGGAAACCTGCTTGGCACCGTGACAGACCCAACAACGTGGAAAACAAAGCAAGATTACGATCTTTATCTTAAAACAGCATATGTTCCTAAAATTTAAGCTTACAATGTTGCGTTACTCTTGACGACGTCGGTGCATCCGGTGCTCAACACCGGCACCTGCACATATCCGTTTGTTTCCAAATGATGGCGCAACAGAAACAGAAAGTCTTTCCATGTCATTGTCATTTTTCTGGAAGAACGGAGCGCCTTTTTCAATGCCCACGTCAACGCGCCATTGAATTTATTGTCCATGTATGCATCGGCGCTCGACTGGTTGTCCATGCAACCACTGATCAAAAGACAATCTTTGCATTTTAGGGAATCATCGTATTGCAATTGGTATCTATCACCACTTTTGTATACGTATGGCAAATCCAATGCGGTCCCAGAGCAACAACAATCGAAAAACGCACGAAGCGTTGCACCGGCAGGCAACACGTTGACAACATGTTCTCGTAGGTCGTCGTCAGTAATGTATCCAGATGAATGGCCTCCAAAATCACATGGGATAATGACATCGTCCATGCCGGGTGTGATGTCGTTTGTGTTTTCGTCTCCACACTTGCAACGAACCTGTGAACCGTGACCAGAGTAATGGACAAAAAGAAGGTCTCCCGGTTTGGTTTGACTGACGAGTTCTTTCAGACATGCAATGATGCGCTTCTTTGTTGGCTTTTGATCATATTTCACTGTTGGTGCATCAGCATGGGGTTGATCTATCAAAAGTGTTATGTTACTATCGACAAATCCATAGTGCTTAGTGATCATTTTGTATATATCAACGGCATCCTCGATGCAGCCGGTCAACTCATTACGCGTGTTTGGGTAATTTATACCAACGATGAGTGCTCGTTTCGTCTTGTATTCAGACGAGACCGTGTTGTTGTCAATTCCCCTACTGCAACATTCTTTTGTCTTGCTTTTCACAAGTACATATTTTTCGTGGATCTTGCTTCTGATTGGTCTGCGCTCGAGAAACGTGTGTATTTGGCCAGCGACACCGTGAACGGTTTTTTCGATCTGTTCTATTTGTTCCGACATTGTGATTGTATGAATAATAAATGATTATTTTTTAAACAACAATAAATCAAAAAAATATATTCAAACGATTATACCAAAATGTCTCGCGTGCCATACGACCAGTGGCGTTGCGCAAATTGCCCACATGCACCCTTTACAAAATTTGCACCAACGTTTGCCATGGAATGCATTTCGGTAAATGTCAAGACCGAACGCATACGTGACATGTTGGAAGAATTGTACGTTATGAAGGAAGACACTGACTTATATTTGGACATAACACCAATGATATACATTAGAGTGTTTAGGTTCAAAGATGGTTGTTATTGCACATCGTTTTGTCATCAATAAATGTTATGCTGTGAGCAATCTTTTAACGTCACGGAAAGAATTGGCGAGTATCATGCGGTTGGTGTCAGTAATCGCAGTTTCTAGCTCGATGGTATGATTTTCACGACTTGTAATTTCTTGTTGTGACTCCAGGTATATACTGTTTTTGTTCCAAATGAACAGGGTACTGTCATCCGTATATTGTCCTTGGGTGTCCGCTATTTGCATTTTTGCAAAATCCAACGGTGTCTTCAAAACTACAGACAGTTCCACGGTGTCAGTATTCACGACCAACACACATTTGCTGTCGCTCCTCAATTCCAGTTTGCAAGACATTTGTGTTTATGAAAAATGCACAAAAGAACGTGTTTTTATTGTACCCTCGCGTGTTGTGTTCCGTATTTTTTACACTGCACGGTCACGGACAACGACCCATTTGGCGTGTCCAATATCACCAACGAGATTCTTCTCCAGTCGGCCGTCATGGTTGGTGAGAATGAGAAAACCATCTCTCCCATCTGGAGCCTTGTCGTCGTTGAATATATCACGTATTCTCTTCAGCATGCGTGGTATTTTCTCACATCGTTTTGTATAGAAGTCTACGAGGTCTGTGTATTCTTCCATTTCATGGTATTCTTCCAGGCTGAACATATCATACGGGAATCGTATCAAAATACGATCCTGTGATTCCTCTCCAAGCAGATAGAGCAAAGAGTACTCTTTCTCTGTGGATGTGCTTCCACAACAGCTTTCGATTTCAGTGTGCGCGCGCTTGGTCATTTTTTGTGAAAATGAAAAATAAAACAAACGAGTCGTCTTTTGTGTGTGGTTGTGTATGGATTATGACATGACGTGGGCAAATAATTGTATCGTTTAAAATTATGGAATTGTTTTAGTAAAAGGACCACGATGGCATCAACACCGCCAAAACAGCCAATGACCACCACGACAAAAGTGATTATGGGAACGACGATTGGAGTTGTCGTTCTTGGAACAGTGGCGATCTTTGGATATGCGATCTACGCCAGCAGAGTGCGCATTGCAGAACCCACGGCGGAATTGTGTGTTCCGGATACTGAAGATGATCAATGATACATGTTTCTTGTTTTGTGCAATAACCAAATACATTTTCATGTTTTTTGTTGTGGAGGTGGCACGTCTTGAGCGGCCGCGTCGTCATCGCAAAATGTTCTCGCCTCGCACCCAACGACAAACGTCGTGTGCAATTTTTTCTTTGTGCCGATGGGTTTTCCATCTTTGTCTTTCTGCAATACCTGATTTCTTGGCCATTCTTTGTGTGATGTCGTAACTGTCAGTCCGTGCAAATTAAATGGGCCCATGTAGTAATCTTGTTTCCACGCTGGCAATGCAAAATTGATCTTCTTTGCGTGCTCTGATAACATATCTCGCAAAGCGACCAATGGCATGTATTTGTCCTTGCCGTAGACTATCAAGTCCGACGCAAGGAGGTTGGCAAGCGCGTTCGCGGACGCGGCCAACTCTGCTCGCTGTTCTTTGAATTCTCGTGGGATGATTTCCCAGACACCTTTCTTGGTCCCATACCGTCTGAGGATGTTGCGGTAGGCCCAGTTCCCTTTGATGATAAGATATGGCAATTCTGCTTGAAGTCGTGACCCAAGTGTCATATCAACTTGTTGCACTGTAAGAGCAAAGAGCAATATTGCCAAACGCCTACTCACCGAGCCGGCGTTGTCGTGAAAATTCATGACTTCGTTTCCAGCCCACACAACGTCACATGTCCAATGGTCCATCTTACACGGATCTTTATGTTTCACCGGCAACGACATCGCATTGCCAGACGCCATGTTTTGGAAATCTGATTGGTCCAATTTGATATTTGTGCGAATATCGTCAGCGATGGCAATAAACTTGTTTGCTATTGGGGCAAGCCCAAACACCACCTCTATGTTGTTTGGCAATATTCCAACATCATTGTAATTGTATATGGATCTTATAACGTCAAGCATCTTGCTCTTGCCGGTGTTTGCCAATCCTTTTACAAATGGATGTATTTGATAATCATCCATTTCGCCAACATTATATAACATACGACCGATGAAAAGCGCATATACCCAGCGTTTCATTGTGACTGACACGTTTTGTGAATTGAGGATCTGGTCGAACGCTGGCGTGGGAATCTGCATATAATCATCACATGCTTCAATGAGGTGGAAATCAAACGGAACGTCAAAATAGTTACAGGCCACAGGTGGTCCACATGGGAATACTTTGGCAAAGTCAGTGTATGGTATGAAACGTTCTTCTTTTGCCAAATACATTCCCTGTGAGAAGCAAAAGATATGCCTATCGGGACGAAGCCATGGTATTTCGGGATCTTTTGATGTGTTGAGGTAATCTATGGCATATTTCACGCAATTCTTGTCTTTTGTGAAATGGTACCACATCGCGTTGTTGGTGAGTTTTTCAGCAGTTATGGACCAAACATAATCAGTAATTGACATGGCAGTTTTCCATGCACCAGTGGCGATACCATCTGGCGTACGTATGGGCAACATCATACTTTCGCGATATCTACTGTACCCTCGAGCGTGTGCTCTGTTTATAAGGTATATGACGAGCTTCTGATAGGACGTGAAATCTTCGTCTGGATTCTCTCGGCTGGTGAATCTCCACATCGAATGGCTATCTGGTTCGTATGACCCAGAAAGACCGGCGGCCGTGCTACACTTTGCATTTGCGTATAGGTGACCCAGCAACTCTCTGCCTTCCTTGAGTCGGTCCAATATTTTTCGTATCATTCTATCCACTTCAATATCTGCCAACAATCCAATACGTTCAGACGCGGCAAAGGATTGTATGCATTCAGTGTACAATTTACCATATGTTTCGTCCAATGCATCGAGTGTGGGAGTGTCGTCTTCCGTTAAATTATACAACGACAGCACATCCTTAAGGTTTTCCATTGGATGTGGATGCGCACGTGGATCGACGCCGCGCGGATAATATCGTTGAAACAAAGACGATACAAAGGCCTTCACCTTGACCCGTTCTGCCGCAAGGACTTCATCGTCATCATCAGGTTGTGGAGAATTTTGGCAAGATTCGTCACGGTACGGATCATCACGCACCATGGACTGTGCCATGTTGAACGCTGCTTCATTGTATGCCATCGCGTCATAGTTTTTCCTTTTGAGGATGGCATCATCACTTAATTTCTCGTCAGGCGTTTCAAGGTCCACGCCATCCTTAAGTGCCTTTTGTATGATGTCTTCGTACGGTGATATTTGTTTTGGAGGTTGTTGCGGTTGAACACCAATCTCGTCACGGGCGATGCGATCCAGTTGTTCTTCATTGCAATCGTCGTCTTGTAGAAAACATTGGCTGTATGGCAAGTCGCCGTCTCCACCAGGCGGATCGATAACGGCCTCGTGTCTCTTTGGAGGCGCCGGATCTATCACTGGACAATCTCGATCGTTTCTGGGGCGCTTCCTGGACATTATGGCATCATCAGCGGTCGCATCATCATAATCACTATAATGCAGGGAATCATCAAGTGGGGTAGATGGCGCAACTGCACAGGACATTGCACAGATGCGTTATATCGGGACAATTAATATTTTTTTTAATGCCGCAATGGCCAGATGACGTGTCATTATGTAATATAAAATGTATGTTTTTGTATACCGTAAAAATCATTTAAATTAAAAAAATGGCCGTGAGGGAGATCCATGCCACACAAGAGTACGAAAGCGCCATCCGTGTGCGTGGAAAACATGTGTATGTGAAGTTTGGAGCGTCTTGGTGTGGGCCATGCAAGGAATTTGCACCCATATACCATAAAGCTGCTGGAAAGGATAAGAATGCTTTATTTTATGAAGTGGAGATCGACAGAGATGAATCGTCCGAATCTCTTGCCACCGACATGGGAATAACATCATTGCCAACGGTAAAGGGGTTCTTCAACGGTGAGGAGATCGGCGCATGGGTTGGGTCGCAAGCATTTAACAAATTTAAATAAATGTGCCGATTTAAATAAACAACCAAATGGCTGATGAAATTGACACCATTGACTTTTGGAACCACACTGGTCAAAACGAATGGGTAGAACGTGAGTATAATTACAAACCACGCACTGGGGATTTGTTGTTTTTTGCTGGAAATAAAGATTCCAGCGCGTTGATACGGTATTTCACGGACAGCAATTGGTCGCATGTTGCATGGGTGATACAAAATGCAATAGATAACAAATTTTATACGTTTGAGGCACGGTCAGATACAGGGAAGGTGACACTGACTCCGTTATTCGAGCGATTGGATGCATACGATGGTAACATAGCGGTGCGACAGTTCAGGCACGCGTTTACAAACGAACAACTCCGCAAAATATCTCGTTACGTGGAACGAAAAATTCACAAGCCATTCAACACCAACATGCGAAAATGGGTGAACACCATGATGGACCACTGGTATTACAAATCACCGGTTGTTCGTGGATTCTTATATTGCAATGACGGTGAAGAATCTCCAGACGGCGGATACCTTTGTTCTGAATTGGTCATGGAAGCGTTGCGTGTTGCAGGTGTTGACGAAAATACAAGTCGACCCATCACGACATACGTTCCGGAAGACATGTCAGAGTCTTCCACGGAAATGGCGTTTTGGGTTGGCGACAACTCATCGTTTGGACCGGAAATAATGATCAAATGACAGCATGTTGTGTTTTTAATTTATTACATTTAATTGTTGCGTAACACGTGCATATATGCTTTCCAACGCATTGTAAACCCGGTCTCACCCACGATTGCCAGTGAAAATACGGCGCCCGTGCAATGTGGTGTGCATGTCAGCGTGGTTGGTGTCACTGAACCAGATGATTGTACTCTCAATACAGTCACGTTGGTAATGCCGGCAACGTTAACGATCTTTATGTCGTATTTGAACTCGTAGTCTCGCGCGGTGCCACCAACGGATTTTGTTATGACCCATACGTGGCCAATGTAGACTGCGTCGGTTGTCGTTGTATACGCAAATATACTCGACGACGAACTGTTGATCGTTGCGATATATGGCGAAAAAATGTTTATATCGTCAGCATCGGTGACGACGCCTGCAACGTTTGTCAAAGTGCTTCCTCCACAGTCGATAATATCAGTATCACTTACGAAGTTGATTGACGATTGTGATTGGATGACGAGCGGGTTGCCGTCTGTCCTTGTGATGGTGGTTCGGAAATCGCATGGTTGTGTGAATCTGCAAGCGCCAAAGGATGTATACGGTTGTTTGTACGGCCTTACTGCATCTGTTTGCAATTCTTTTGAATCACTGCTCGTATCATAACCTTGGGTGTTTGACATAAATGTGGAAAATCTTGTCGCGCTTTTAAAATAACATATATATTATTATAGGCATAAAACGCAACCATGCAAACGCAAACAACTTACGATGGTAATGTAACTGCCACTGGAAATGTCACGGCAAGTGCATTCGTTGGAAATGGAGCATCAATTACGGCAATAGACGGATCTCACGTTTCGCTGACCGGTGCCGGTGGTGATTTGGCGTCGTGGGATCCAATAACAGAAATACTGACACACGAGTCTCAGGCGACCGCGGCACAAGGTGGGACTGGATTAGATTCATCGACGTCCACTGGATTCCCATACGTGACTGCTGGGACGTGGATCATCGATAATTCACCAACGATAACCGTAAATGCGAATGCGAGCGCTGGCACTGTGTATGGTTATATACAAACATCAGACAATACACCAACAACCGCATGCACAGTGGACATCGCTGCGTCTGCCACCAATACAAAGACGAGTACAAATATGGTCATCACCGCGTCTGCTGGTCGTGGCACGGATGATACAGTGACCATAAATACGGAAAATTGGTTTGATGAATACGAAGTGACATACATCGCCGGGAGTCCACCGACCGTGGTCATCACACAGGTTTCGGAAACGAAGTCTGGCACGTTGCCAGCTTATGCCATCACTGTTACGAACACTGGAAGCACGTTGAACATCATGGTCACAGGTGCAGCCGCCACGGCAGTCAATTGGGTTGTGAAGGTCGAATATGTAAAAGTCAGTTTCACATCAACTTCTTAAATAATATCGTTGTTACAATATTAAAAAAATGTCTTCTCCCGGCCAAATGCAAACAGAAGATGTGCTCGCGTTCAAAACGCCAGAGCCGACGTCATCGTTACTATCACCAATGGTAATGCCATTGCCCACAACGCCTGCAATTTCAGAAAACCTGGTCACATCCGGTCTTTTGATGCCACCACAAGAACCACATCAGCTGCAGTTTGAAACATCGTCGACAATCGAATATATTGATAGCAATCCGGACGCACCAACGCCACGATCGACGGGTGTATTGCCATCCGAAATTTTTTATCCCATTGAACAGATGCCAGTGGATATACAACAACAACCAGCATTGGCACCACCACCACAGCAAATACCAGCGTTGTTGCCACCACCTGTCGATACAAACATTGACGATTTGAGGGAATTGTATGGCACTCACAAAGGAAAATATCCATTACGCAACGAATGGTCCATACCAAGGAGAATGTTATATCCGTACTGCATGCAAAGCGATAAAAGACAGCCGCGTGGTTGCAGAGGAGGTTTCAATAACATACCATGGAATCGTAGAAATGGAGACACCGAATATGATTTTCGTTTCATTAAAGTACCAGTGTTACATGAAGCAGACGAAGATCAGCATTACGATGACTATATATCAAAGTCGGACGATGTAAAAATTTTACTGCAATTGTCTAGAAGCAGAGTGAGGTTTGCCGCTGGCGCAACATTGCTGACGCAGTACTCTCCGGTTGTGCGAACCAAGCATTTTTTTGTATACCACGGTAACGATGGTATCATCCCATTCATTGATAGAATGGACGATGGTGATATATCAATTACAGTAGTACAAGATTATGATGATAGTTTGATTGATCCAAATGCACATTTGTTGGTAAAACCGACGTCTGTATTGATGACAGAAACAGACAGATATGATTATTTCAAGGAAATGTTGTCTTTGTTCCGATCAAACGAGGTGACCCATGAAACGCAAATGGTCCTCACAAAGACATTTTTAAACTGGTACAATCAATGCATTTGTCGATACAATGACGTGAGTAACGATTACGTGAACAAAACACCGCTCCATGATGCGGAAAGAACACTGGTTCCAACCATCGCATTGCCACGAGTCGTGGATTATTTACAGAATGGTGTTCAAAGCACATCATTCCACAATGCACCAATGACCATATGCAATTTGTTTACCAACTGTGTTCTAACGTCAGATGCATTACTGGCAACCGAAGAGAAGGACATATTTTATACAAATGATGACGTTGTCTTATTGCAAGATAGAAACGCATATTGCAACATACCATTCTTTATCAAAGATGCCACTTCGGAAGATGGCATAAAACCAAATGCAGAATATTTGCGAGATGCCTCATATACAAAAGAAGTGAGCAAGAGTAAGGGTTTATTATTGGCTGCTGTGAATCACTTGCGATTGTCTGCCATTCTCTATTTTAATACATTGCTGAATATGATGTTCTTGATGACCGCGGCAACCAACCAAATCAATGGCACCATAGGAAGCCACGACCCAGCTCTGTATCTTGACCGAGTCGTCGACAGGGGCATCCGTAAATTCCCAATCAGCCTCATTTCCGATTATGAACATGATATGATGTGTTCCATAATCGTTGCAGTGAGCAATTGCAAACAACAAGTGATAGATCTATTTTATGGTGACACGGGAACGGGAATGGATTTGGTTTATGTTGATTTAGACGAAGATACTGCGGCAATGGACCAAAATCACGCGCTTTTGTACACGATGTTGGTGGAGCACCTCGTGCGATATAATGACCATATCAAACGCGAACCAAAACGACAAAGAACCCAGTTGAGGAAAGCACACGCGAACACGTCAAAATTGCGTGACACGTTAAGGAACCGATTGCGTGACACATTAAAAATATACATGCATAGGGTCATGCACGCAAACGTTATTCCTGCCGAGCGTATATCACAGGCGGATGATGAACTGCTCACAGGCGTGGATGCAACAATTGACAAAAATACCGGGGATCTATATCAGATGATCAGCACGGCTCCCGACTTCATACTAAAGCTGCGTGGTATGCAAGGCGATGCACCTGGAGATCCGATTGATTTGCAAAATGCACGTGAGATGTTGTATCAACATGGTGAACTATCACAGGCCAGTGCTGCCAGACTCGCACAAATACCATTAAACATGGCAAACGCAAACAAACTGGCAAGCGTTTGCACCAAAATGATCAATTATTTAACAAACGCAATGCCTGCTTGGATTTTATCTCAGCATGAAGTGCTCGACGCCATATCAAACAATTACAATGTCAACCAATCGCAAGAAGTGAAAACTATGATGAAATGGATAAATGACAATGAAATTGTCATATCAGCAACAGTGGAACAAATTCTGAGAGCTGCGGCTGATATACAGCATGCTACCACCGGTGCTGCGCCAACGGTTCGACGTATGACGACCGAGGAAGTGGGCGCGGCCACGCAACATGTTTTTTTGCAAGAAGCCGCCCGGATGGTGGGTACACCACCTTTTATGCAGCCAACACCAAGTATTGTTGAATCTGGTACGATGGAGACAGGAGTAGAAGAAGAACGAGAACAAAACGAGTAAAAACTGCATAAATTCGAAATTTGGCAAAAAAATATATACTTGTGCAAAATAAAACAATTAGTATTTTTCGTTATGTCGCAGCAAGTGTTGGTGGATACAACGGTGACCGGGAAACCATTTGTTTCCGTGTCTTCGTCACCGCCGATTGATATAAACACGATGAACGAAAACGAACAACTTGCAATGGCGATGCGAGAAAGCGTATCAATGCCGATGACGACGATGGAATTTCAACCACGACAGACGTCTCCCCCGAAACCACAACAACCTCCGGCGGAACCACAATCACTGCCGTTATCACAACCAATGACGGAAGAACAAATGATTGCACGCAAGGCCTTTTATAATTCGTTGATAGACACTGCCAATCCAACAAAATTGAAGAAAAACCCAGTCACTACACTGCCACAGACACCAATGGTATCGTCGGTTCCAACGAACGCAATGACAAGTCCACCATCACCGTCCCCATTGTCTTTTGCAGTACCAATATCAGAACCGATATCAGCACTTCCGCCATCAATGGCAGCTGCTGCTGTTGCCACATCAGAGCCGGCGTTTGTTATGCCATCGATGATGCCAGTTGAACAAACACTTCCCCCATTGAATTTTGCACAAGAGCAGACGACATTCCAGGAGCAGACGCCATTTCAAGAACAGCCACAACAACCGATATCAGAAAAGAAACTGACAGAGGAAGAAATAGCTGATCGCAAAAGTCAGATATTGGACGAAATAAGAGAATACAGCGAGGCTGGCATTGTCCCAGCGGTGCCACCAAAAACACGCCTGGAGGATATGCCAGTCGATCAACTCGAGGGATACTTGAAATACTGCGAAGACTCATACGACGATCAGGTTGGTTGCATGATCCTTGGTAAGGGTTATATCGCATTTATTGGGATGCTGGAAATGGTGAACGAACGATTTGACCCACTTGGTAAAATAACCGGAAACGGACTCAAGTTGCGTGGTGCCACAAAGAAGATCAATAAGCACGTGAACAGGTTCAATGTGCCATTCACACGCATCTATCGAAAATATTTGAAAACAAAAACGACACGCGTGGTATCTCCATTCTTTGATATAGTGGCGGGCACCATAGAAATGTTGCGTGAAGTTCATGACAAAAACATGAATGTTGAATTGCAAGCGGAAGCCGACAAAATGGTGAAGGACGAAGAACGCTCCAAAAAGCGACAAAAAAAGGAATGGAGTGATTCAGAATCATCTGATGATGATGATGATGACGTAGAAGAACCACCAGCCCCAGTCGCAAAGAAACCAGCACCACCACCGCCAATGGCTTGCCCAGTGAATCCGATGATGATGAATGTTTGCCGTGACGATGGATTTGATCCCACGAACGCTCACGTGAATACAAAGGTGACGAGTACCCCCAAGGCGGCCCCAGTTGTTTCCACACCAAAGCCGGCAAAAACATCAAACGATGAGTTTTGTATAACCATTCCTAAATCACCCAAAAAGTGATGCTTTACAAAATAATTTTAAAATCCATATTCTACAAAGAACGCCACCAAAAAAAACCGTCATGAGTTGGGTTGCGGACGTACACGGGTCGCAATACAACGACCGCATTGGGTATTATAAAGCGCACGAGGATGTATCAGACTTTGAATCTGACAACGATTTCAAATACGACAAGCACAGGAAAAAATATATAAAGAAAGCTGCGAAGAAGGGATACTATCAGACACACGACGTCGCTCGACCAAGTGACGATGTTTTGCAATACGAACGCAGGCACCGCAAATACAAGGACGTTGTCAATGTGCCGATCGTAGATGCAACACCGATGCGTGACCAATTGGATCAACAGCGGTGGATGCTTGACAATGATGAGGTGTTGCAAAAGAGACTTGCTTTTTTTAGCGAGCGCGGAGAGGACGGAGAACTCTTGCGACAACGCGATTTCCGTGCGTTTATGAAACTCGCAACAGTTGTTTCCGTTGGGGCGCTATCGTTGGTCGGTGTGAAACTCGTCATGGATTTCATTGTGCAGTTGTCAAAGGAATAAAATCACAGAAATTTGAACTGTGCTTGTCCAGTTACATTTTTACACTCAATTGATTGTATTTGTTTTATGAATGCTTTTGATTCCTCTGGAATGTTCAAAAACGAACAGTTAACTATCCACCTTGGGTATATGTGCAGTATGTATGGTTTGTCCACCCGCTGTTTCACGTAGAAGTCGTCCTTTTTTAACGACTCCGCGAGGTCGTTGATGATTTGCGTGATGTTGAATTCTCTGTGTTCCGCGCGTATCTTCTTGTGTGGCACTTTGAAAACAATGGGAAGCTTGCACGCGGTGGTTCCTTTATTGATGGCCATGTTGCACAATTGACGCACGTATTGTACGATTGCCAGGTACTGCTCGTGTTTGCGACGCAGCATCGTGTCAACGTATTCGCTGTTAATGCGTGCCGCCATTGAAGCAAAAGTGCAATTTTATTATTTTTATACGCTATCGTTTGGTAATGGGGACAACAAATTTATGCCGTTTGCAACATTTTTGAGCATGTCTTCTGGAATCTCCATCTCGGTGAACATTTCTGCAGTGAGAACAGGGGTTCGCACGCCTCCACTGACATCTTCCGCATTGCCCATGACAAGGCGTTCCGTGCGTGGCGACATTTCCATTGTGGGCATAACAAGGTCCTTATTAATTGATTCCACTTCCTCCTTTGATGAGCTCTTCATTTGTTCCATCTCGTCTTGCTCCATTTGCATTTGACGTTTGGACGCGTCCAACAATTGTTGTGCCTTCTCTTCGTCGAACTTCCCACTTTTTGCCATGGCATCCATGACATGGGGTTCGGTTGTAGCAACGGTGGTGTTTATTGCTGTTATATGGGGAGACCCAGCATGTATGTAAATATCAGGTGAACCGGGACGTTCATCCGAAATTGCCAATACTGGCGTAGTAGAACGCAGAGCAGTCATACTGGCGGTTGTGACATTGCTATCATCTGAAATGTCAAGACTTTTTGCCACTCCTTCGACTCTCAGCATTGCAGGCGACATCGTGGCATTTCCAATACGAACGTCTTGGCCACGGTCGAGCGCCACGCGAATATCAGCAGTTCCGGCAGACGGACCATCTCCAAGTTTGTTTACAAAATCATTTACTTTTGCAACAAGGTTTTCCAAAACATCTCTGTTGTTCACGATGGCAGACTCGCATGAGTGTTTATATCTGTCTCGTTCTTCCTCCAACAGACGAATGCGTTCGAGCAATTTCGTGTGTTCTTCTTCTTGCTTTTTTATCGAATCGCCGTACTGCTCCAGGATGTTTTTGAAAGCTTCCATGTTTGTGATTTATATACATGCGTGTGATAAATTTATTTTTTATTATTACTGATTCGTTTGTTTGCCTGGCTTTGGCACATACCGTTTTGTGGTTTGTTGTTGAAATGGTTGGAAGCCATCCGCGATGATGTCCATTAATATCGCCATATCATTATTTCCATTGCCAACATCGCCACATTCCATGGTATTATTTTCCACCCGCAATGGTTGAACGTTGTCTTTCTTTGGTTTGTTCTCAACTTTTGGTGTTTCTGGTGGTGGCGGCGCTGGTGCTAATTTTGTGTTTCTCTTGATGGGTTTTTTGCCTCGGGTTCCTGGAGGTACAAAGCCTTTCCCCACCACGTCCAACATGGCATCCTTGTGTTGCTTTGCTATTCTCATCATTCTTTCAAACTCAGGGGTTCCCTCTGTCGTATCGTTCACCTTTCCAAGTGGGTCTTTGTCGCAATTGACATAAAACTCCAAATCACCGTCGAGGTTTTTGCTTGCTGGTATGCTGGCGATTTGTATGCGTTGCGTGTTGGTGCATTTTAGTATTTTCTGCAGCAACGCTTTGTGTTGCGCGCATGCCTTTGGCCATTTCGATGAACCATTCACGAACGCTTTTTGTAGGTCGTCATTGGTAACGAGATCATATGCACCTCTATGCTTCAATGCGACAATCGGCATCACGGCGCCCTTGCTCGATTTTGCCACAACATATGCAAATTCAGTCGCAATGAGACACGCAAAGAGGTTGCATCGCAAAAGTGTGAGATTTGGTAGTGTGTATATCCGTTTGAATAGTGCCATTTGTTCATCATCAGGGCTTTGACGTTTTTGCAGTTCCTCCACACTTTCGGTGCATTTTCCTTCCAACAACGGCGACAACCATCTGTCGTATGCAAAGTAACACATGCCGTGCGATTTGCCATCGTATGTCACTAATTTACCGATGACAAAAATGAACGTGTTTGTTGTCATATCAGACGCCAAAGGAAAAATAATAAATATTTAATCGTAGATCAGCCAAAAAATGGACGAAAAAGCGTACAATGAACTCGTGGCATCCATATTAAATATACCCGACAAGGGAACGCCATGGCCGGACAAGATGTCACAATCAAACACATACGTTCATCCAGGAACAGGAGCAACTGTACAAATCAATAAAAAGGAGAAGATACGCATGTCGGACGATATGCTGATGGAATTCATAAAGAAAGGGCGGGTGGTCATGTTGGACGCCAAAACATTTCAACCGGTCAAGGAATACAACGGCGTTCCGCTGCCGACGATGGACGAAGTCATTGCGCGGCGTCGAAAGTGAAATAAACCTTTGTATCTGCCGGCGCATAAGAAAAAATAAAATATGGTCGTTCATAGTAACTTGAGTGTTTGGTTTCACCTGCACGATAGCAGTAACATCAAAACAAAATGGCATCCGGAGCAATGGTTCAATTGGGCGTGCGTGGCCCTCAAGACGCGTATCTGATAGCACCGCACGAACTGACGTTTTGGAAGACTGGATACCCAAGACACACGAACTTTGCAGTCACCGAGCTGCAGGTTCCATTCCAGAGCAACACTGGCTATGGCCGCCAGCGCATGCAGGCTAAGTTCCCGAGGGCCGGCGATCTCCTCTCGCAAGTATACAAATATGACGAGATTGCTCCCATCTCATACGACGCCACTCCTGGCGCTTATGATCCCCTCACGAGCCCCATCTCGGCCGCGTGGTACACTGACGCGCTCGGACACGCGATGATGTACGACTGCGAGCTCCAGATCGGCCAGCACCCTTTCGATAAGCAAACCGGTGAGTATATGGAGATCATCGATTCGACGTCCGCGCCAGCTGAGAAGCTCCTTGGCGGCATGATTGGAAAGTACCAAACTCAGATGGAGCTCATATATGCTGGCCAAAACACCCAGTACCTCTATACCCCCTTCAGGTGGTGGTTCTGCAACTTCTTTGAGCAATCTCTCCCCATGATTGGTCTCTACTGGCACGACGTTATTACCATCATCAACCAGAGGCCGTTGACCGAGCTTTACCACGTGAGTGGCGGCGCCGTCGGACACGCTGTCATTCCCGACTCGCCTCGCGAGACCTATCTGCTTGCTTTATACGTTTATCTGGATAAGATCGAACGCGCGAGCTTCGCCAATGGCAAGCACGAGTATATCTTTGGACAAGTGCAGTACCTCGGTGAAGAAACACACCAGAACACGAGCACCACCCAACAGCACAGCATTCGTTACAACCACCCCATCCAGGAAATCCTGTGGGTGTGCCAACGAGATGCCGTCGTCACAGGCGGCGCGACTACTGGTAATCATTGGTTTGACTTCTCCGGTGTTCCGTATAATGAATCTGGCTTTGGTGTTACGCACGACACTACGCCGTTTATCAGCGGTACCATTCTCCTGAACAACCACGAGAGAACGATCGACCACCGCGCGCAGTATTACCGCCACGTCCAGCAATGGGAGAAACACTCTCGATTGTCTCCCAGCAATAGGATGATCTTTGGTTACTCGTTTGGCCTTAGACCAGAGAACCTCCTGGACACTGGTTCCACCAACATGAGCAGGTTGGACCAGGCCATCCTCCGCCTCAATTATTGGTCTGTCGCATCTGGCCGCGACTGGACTGGACGCACCCGCATCTATGGTCGCAACAGGAATTTGTGCAAGAACACCATCGGTATGATGGGTATCAAGTTTGCGGCTTAAAGGAAGAGGAAGAATGGGGAGAAGAAGGTGGGTTGGGAAAGAAAGGAAATAAAGAAGTATTAATTGTTTTATGTAATTTACTATTATGTTGGTCCTGCTCCACCTTGGAGCATTTCTTGCAAATTGCGCAACATCGTTTCGCGTTTTTCGATTCTTGGCAATCCGTCTTTTATACATATCTTCATTTGGTTTTCGTCTGGTTTCAGTTCCGGCTCTGTCTTGACGATGGTTGGTTTTTTTCTCGTCAACTTACGTTGGTCTTTTTCGTCATCATTCTCGTCTGTTGGTGTTTCCGTCTTGCGTGTGTATTTTCTACGCCTCGAAACTGGTGCTTCTGCGGCCGCGGCAGGAAGTGTCGCAGAACAAGCGGCAGTGTCCTCTTTGTGTGACCACACGCGACGCGTGCGTTTGCGTTTTATCGCATTGCATTTCTCTTTGCACGCTTCGTTGACTCTCTTGCTTAACGAATCTGCCACAAATACTGGCGTTGGTACAATCGATCGGGTTTCTGTGTTTTTCACTTTGGATACCAACGTGAAACGCACGCATCCTATCTCAGTGTCGAACGAAAGCGTTATAAACTGGTGTAGGCATCGCGGATCGGCGCACGTGAGTATGGAAATGTATTTTGATACGGCCTTTGCCTTTGCTATACGCATGATGAATGCCAATGGAAAATCCTCATCAACGGTTATAGCTGGTATCTTTGGGTCTTTGCAAAACAATGCGGATCCGCGTTTGACACATGAGAATCGTCTCTCCAGCGAACTGCTTTCCATTGGATCGACGGTCATAATTTTACTGTCTATTGGTACCGTGTTCACGTCAGCACTGGCGGGTGCCGCTGCTGCCGCTTGTTTTGAGGAACGTCTGGGTTTTTTAGTTGACGGTGGCGTGGATGCTTCCAATATCTTCAATTGTTCCAATGCTTCGTTTGAATCAAGCAGTTGGATGGTCAATACTGTGTTTGCAAATAACCCAAAAGAGCTCAAGGACATCACCTGATTGTCGGACGAATTACAGTAGAATCTCACCGTTTTTGATTCTGTAATGCAAAGCTTTTTGATGTTGTCATAAAATTCAACAGACTCCATCGTAATACAGCTGTCATACGTTGACGGGGACGCGTTGTCTGGCGATTTGCCGTCCGTATCAATAACCTTCACTTCACTTTTGATGGCCTTGCCAGTGTTGACGTTCCTCTCTATGATTTGTACTTCGTTTGGTTTATCGGCAAATATTCGTATCTCCACTATATCACCTTGGCTGGCCGCAGTCTTGAAAACATTCGATAACAGTTCAACATTGACGCATACGTCAACAGTACCACATTGTGTTTTGTATTCGTACAGGCCACCAGCATTCCTGATGGATGTTTCGGACAAAAACATTTTGACGTGCACCATCCCGGCGGTGTCACTTTTTGATATGCTGAGACCTTCCGCCGTGAATATGAGATCCACCGTGTGAACAAAACCATTCATAGCATCGAACATGTAATTCAACGTGTCCTGGTGTGGTAATGCCAGACACACATATTCATCATCGTCGGTGGAAACAACAGTTGCGTCACTCATAATTTGCAAAAAATGAGGAAACAAAATTATTTTCAATACACGCAAATGAACTTTTTGTATTTAATAGTTTTTCACAATGCCAATTTTACGTTCTCTGTTGCGTACAGCATCTTTGTTTGTGATAAGTGCATGCGTTTCATCGGATTCACAAAATACACATCATCACGTTTTTGTCTTTCATTTGATACGTATATCGCGAATAACTTGGCTTCTCCTATAACGATTTCAAACACAAATACCACTGACAATGGTGGTATATGAATCGGCTCATGGAGAACGTCCAAAACATCGGCATTTTCACACAGCAGATGTGGTTGTGCATAAAATAGTAAACATCCATTTATGGTAAGCATAGTGTCCATTTCTGCCATAATTATGTCCAAATTTCGACAATGTGTGGCATCGATGATCACTGAGCCTGTTATCGAAACAAAGATGGGGGATGTTTCATGGCAATGGGGTACTCGACACACTGGTGTGGTATTTTTATGAATGTATAGATTCCCATTGACAATGTTCCTCATTCGCATCATATGATCGTGTGATTCATTGAATGTCATTTGCACTGGCACGAATCGTCTGATGTTTTGCATATTAATGCGAACGTTGACCATGGTATTGTCATGAACTGTTGCCGCGTTATCTCGGATGTCCATATCATTCACCTCAACGCCTATGATATCGTTTGGAAAATCGCATCCACCAGCGTATATGACCATCGGATGGAACCATGGCACATTGGTGACAAAAGGAACAAACAAACAGTGCGATGATCGACAAAAGTCACTCCGAATTGCTTCCAATGAGTAGTATGACGAATTTGCACATTCCATCACGAACGATCTCACGTCGCAACTCGCACTTGGTGTTTTTGTCATAATGTTCGTGCGAACTTCGTCCCAGGCAACATTCGCCGGTGGCAGTGTTTGTATCCATGCGCTTTGTATAATAAACTCTTCTCGATGGGATGCAAGGGCAATTTCATCAATCGATATGCATGCAAACCACGATGTTTCATTCAAAAAAACAGTACCATTGCCGTCTTGCAAATGTTTTGGAAAATTCGCGGTGTCGTCCGTCGATACGGTTTGTATCGGGCACACGACATTGTTGGTGCATAGAACGTCCGTTTGGCCAGTATTCAAAATGGACAATTTATCACCTCCCATGGAACGGATAATCCATGACACGTCCATTGGAGAATACATGCACGGAAAGTACAGTTTCACGGTCTGCAGCGGCATTTGTCTTGATAGCTTTTCACGTATGTCGGTTTCTGTGTTGTTCGGCAGTTTGTATTTCAAGTCAATTTGCGTGTATAACGCGTTGAAAGGTGTCGCATTGCAATGCAATGTCACGATGCATTGCGTGACGAAGCAGTTCACCGCAGATACGCGGCATATGGCAATTTGGGGGTCGTACAATGCCATTGTTGCAAATAAAATGATTGTGTTTAGTAATAAAAATTAAAAAATTGTTTTAAAAGATTTCAAAAGTATAAAATATGTCAGAAAGGCAAGTCAGCGCGTCTGGCAGAACGATACACGTCGACAATGATGGCATTTTGAAAATGTGTATATTGGGGTCTGTCTTTTCTCCCGTGACTGGATACCCGGCTTTCCCAAGATATGCGTATTTCACAAACGATAACGGCAAATCCATTACTCTCGATATCATACGGAAACACAAATTATTAGTCAACGTATCCATCAATCAGGGGTGGTTTGCCTTTGAATTATACCAAAACGAAGCCATCGACGACGATGGAAAAAGAACAATTACAATCATCAACAAGGGAAGCAAAGGCAATTATTGTAAAACGCGTGCGGGTAACAACAAATGCACAACATTCGGAGATAATACATTTGCAAAACGAATATATGATGTAGACATGGCGGCATATGAAAAAGAAACCGGGAAGCCGTTGGTTGCAATATTGCAAAGTGCAACTCCCAATGGGGACCCGGGATCGTATGATGACGAAGACTACATGGATTTCATTATTTATGAGATGTTACCACGACAATCGATGGATTTCCACATAAACGCACTTAAGATTCCTACCATGAAAGCTTTTGCTACCAAACTATTGCAAAAAATCGAGAACACGCCAAATGTCGATTTAGAACAATTGTTGAAGGACTCTCGACAGTTCAAGACCGTACAAATTGATTCTTTCAAGGGTGAATTTACGATGACCAATCTTAATAAAGTGAAAATGTCAACGAAGATTGTTGCGCCACAACCATCACCGTTTACACCACAACCATCACCGTTTACACCAACACCACCACAATCATATCCTTTTACACCAACACCACCACAAGTATCACCGATGACCCCGCAGTTATCACCACCAACACCATTACAAACACCATCACTGACAATACACCATGACCAAGACGGCATTATGAAGTTATGTATATTAGGTTTGTCCATGGCCCCCATGTATGGATTTTACAGAGAATCATATTTTACAAACGACAATGGTATTGCTATTGGTGAAGACGTTTCAGGCGATCTGTTGAATTCATACTACATGTTTGTGAATGTTTCCATACACAATGGAAAGTTTGCATTTGAGATATATCTCAAATCGAACCAAAACGAGAGGAGAGTGTGGATCATAAACAACGGTAGCAAACGTGAATATTGTAAAATTGCGATCGATGATTCGCAATGTGCATTATTCAAAGATGGAACAATTGCAAGACTGTTATATGACTTGGAAAACAAACAATACACGATGGCGCACGCAGGCGCAAAATTGGTAGCTGTATTGAGTGACAATAGTGGCATTTTGAATGTCGATAATGGTTATCGAACTGACGATGAATATATAAAATTGATCATTTCGATCCTGAAAATGCCCAAAACGGGGGCTGTCGCAGACGATGAAAGGCTTTTGAAGTTTGGAAGACAGCTGTTATACAAGATAAACAACACACAAGATGTGGACTTACAACAGTTGATGGATGACGCTCGTTTGTATACTGCGATTGGAGCTGAGGATGAAATAACGAATTTCGACACAATGATGAATAGTGGAGAGTTGTTTAGAATTCCAACGAAAACACCGACTTCAAAATATGGCGCGATACAACAACCAATAACATTTCCAACACCACAACAAACCCCAGCAGTTCCACGCGTATCACCACCTCAACAACCACAGATGCCCTTTCCAACCCCACCAACACCATTAGTTCAACAACCACCTCAACAGCCACTTGTTATGCCAATACAACCACAGATGCACGCAGCACCACAGAAGAAACCAAAGAAAACCCGCGCGCAAAAACGCAGCGTGAACGCTACCGCAACACAATCACTTCAGGTCTTTTGCAATGCCGATGTCAGCGAAATATCACCGGCATGTTATGGTGGTGATAGTGGGATAATATGCAGCAAAGATGATACATCACATTCGTGTGATTATCGCACGGTGAAAGTACCGGCAAACTTTCATAAACTGGACACATACAAAAAGACGCACGACTATGGCTATTATATGACATGTATGCAATATGAAAAGCTTTCATTCCATCTGGGCAGGGCAAAGGTGCGTTTCGCGGCAGCCGCGTTGGCACAGACAACATATTCCCGACTGGCCTTGACGAGACATTTTATGCCATTCGTTGGTTATCATTCCGTTTTTGGTATTGACAACAACGGTGATGTGAATCCAGACCAACAGATTCCACAATACAACGCATCACTGAACGGCAATCTAAAGCTCGTGAATGCAACACGCGTGGAATTCAGTGACGATCTTAATCTTTTGGATATATCATCGTGGCAATGGACCCAGGACATATCATATCCAATCTTCAAGGGATTGATCAATGTCATTATGTCAGTATACACTGGCAGTTACACGGACGTTGTCGTAAATCAAGCGGAAAATGCGCCCGTATACCGTGATCATATATCAAATCCGTATGGCAGTTTGGTGAATCAGAACTTGGAATGCTTTCGACTTCCCACGAGACCAAATATAATGGAATCGTGCGCAATAATGTTGTCCAACAGATTTGCCAAGACGATAACCGCTGACAATACGCCAATATCAAACATCGCGGGCAAGTACTACCAGTCCCCGAACGAGGTTCTCACATTCAATGCTGGTTTGACATATTATGTCAATTCACCGTTCTTTATGAAAGACCCCAATGATCAAAACAAGGTCATACCAAACCCGAAATACATACCAGCAAAGATGAATTCATCGTACCAACAGCAATACTCCCGCGGCGTTGGTTTTCTTGGCGTTGCCATTGACAACTTGAAGATGGCTGCGATAATATACCACTTGCGTATGTGGTTTATGTTACAGACCTTGCAGAATATATCAAACGAAGACACCGTGCTTGCCATGCGTACCTCTCATATGTTCTTCCTCACGGATTTCGAGCATAAGATGTTATGTCTCGTCTATGCGTCTATGACGATGTACCAAAAGCAATTCTTTGATTATAAGCGAGCCACGTCGTTGGATTATGCAAAGCCACAACAGCTGTCCGAACAAAAATTCACTACGTTTATGACCGAGATGCTGTTGCAATATCACATGTTCACCAAACGCACGAGCAAAAAGAACAAAACGAACATGATGGTATTCAATAGCAACTCCGTCGATGCAAATATGGAATTGTATAAAAGCCGAATGGGTGATATCATGCGCGTGCACGGATTGGCAATTCTACATGCACCATACAATATACAAGGCGTGCGCGCACCGGATGCCATGATGCAAATCGAACAACTTGCGATCAACCACCATAACAGTAACGCAATTCGACATTTTGAAACAAGAGTACGAACACCAATCCCACAGGGAGAAACATTGGCAGATGAAACGGCAATCAAGGGATTCACCGATTCGAGTGTACAACCATTGATGGAACGATTCAAACTTGCGTTCTCAGTGACCATGAACGCAATCTTTGGTGCGCGCGAGATCACCGAGGCCGACGTACACGCGATGTTGGCAATGCGGAACACACAAAACCAATTGGCAGAGATGATGAGTGGCATTACCTCCTTGAAAATTAATCAAAAATTAACACTGGAGACATTGCAACACATCACAGACACGATCATTCCGACACTGACTGACATTGTTAACAAATGCAATGACGCTGCTATCGTTTATAACGACAACGCACAAACGTATTCAACGCTGGGCAATGCTTTTGTGGATTTGCTAAGTTTTGAAGGAGACTATATTTAAATTCATTGTTGTAACATCAACGGGATCACACCAGCTTCAGCGGTCCGTGGTGTTTCAATAAAACCAAATTTCACTATGTCCATTTGTGTTATTCCATGTTGTTTTTTTTCAGCATCAGCGTACGCGTTTCGTCTGATAATTTGCATCTTTGCTTTGTTTTGGTAAATGTTTTCAATAGTGAAACATTGTACAAATACTTCAGTGAATATATGATATACCAACCAATCAGCAGCATGTTTAAACGATAATATTCTACGTTTGAAAACAGTCCTTGAAACGGTATCCGTGTATGGCTCGTGTCCTTCAATGTTTCCTATTGGCATGTATCTCAATAATCCAGATGTTATAAGTAACGCGTTATACTCGTAGTCCAACAAATTGTGTATTTCTGGTAATTGTCTTGCATTTGCGTCCATGGACACCTTGATAAACAACAATGAAGCAGCTCTTAGGTGTTCAAACGCGGAAAGAAGCATTCCCTTTCCAATTCCAAAATACTTGTTCATATCATTGATGTACTTTTGGTGTATATATTTTGGATTAGCACGCACGGTTCCATCTGCGTTGTTTATGATAACAAATGGTTCATTTACTAGATATGTTCTACCATTTTCACTAAAAGTATTGGCATACAAACGTTTTTCTTGTGTAACATGGACATCTGGATCATTTTTGATTGCAACAGCTGTAACAATTGCATTTGAAAGTATTGCAGCGTTGTCAGAACTGATTAAAGTGTATGTTCTCAATTTGTTGACGCGAACGCCATAGAAATCAGAGATTCTCCTACACATGGTCCCATATGAAACAGGTGTGGACACGGTGGTTGTTATCTCCGATTGGTTTTCCAAATGAAATGGTGTGATCGGATTCCAAACAGCATGTGATGCCGGGTATAAAGAGACGCCACTTGCGACGTTTGGTGGTGCGAGTTTGTCAGGTGCATTGTTTGAAACAGCCCAACCTTCAAAATCGAGAAGATGTCTGTCCTGCGCTTTCTTTGTATACACCGTAATTATCTGGGCAGCCCTATAAAACATTTTTTGTGCACACATGAATTGCAATATCATCTTCCTTGCATCGTTAAGAGTGTTATACACTTCGTATCTCGGATCGTTGTCGACTTCTGAGATATAATATGGTGGTACAAGCAATGTTCTCAAATCACATTGTAGATTTCTGATATTCTCTACGGTGCATTTTGTACCAGCTTTCACCGATGTACATCCAGTATCATTGCCAGCCGCGATTCCGCATTTTTCAGCCAATACGGTCCCAGCAAACGAAGATGGCGCGCGTGTTTGTTTTTTAACATCTCGTTCTTCTTCTACTGGTTTAGCTTTTGGTTTTATGGGTTCAATCAATGGTTGTGTTGCTGGTCTTTTTCGCTGTATTGTTGGCCCTGACGCCGCGACTGCTGCTGCTTCAACCTCGGCCTCACGCGTCAGTGTGGGTGACGCGGCTACTGCCCCACGCATTGATGGATCCAGTACTGACCTGGCAGGTTCAATCGTTACACTTGGTACACGAGTTTCAGCCATTACGAGATATTATATGTTAAACACATATTATTCTTTTTCCATACTTTGCCGAAAATTATATTGTTTTATCAAAATGCAAAATTGTCCTTACAATGGATGCAGCGTAAACAATGTTGATCATCAACATCACACTTATTGTGGCAGTGAAATTCGAACACTCATCAACGTGATGCATCCTCGATGTGGCAAACGTTCGCCGTTGCGTGTGATAATGGACAATGCTCTCATCCGATCCCACATCATCGAATATCTCAAGCGACAATACATCAGCGTCCAGACCCATGATGGTGAAAGACACAACGCTATCATTGGGATACGTGATTGGACACTTGTCATATACACTGAGATGCCCACCGCCGATTTACATGGAATCTCATTGTACGTTTTGGTGTTTAGCAAATGTGAGGACCGTTTCTTATTCACCGTGGTAGCCACTGATTCTCATTTGTCACTGTTATCGTTGCATTTGACGGACGCTGTCAAAATAGACATGAGCATTCCTTTGTCCAATCCAAATTCAAACATACATGCGGCATTGGACCATTTGGTGATACATTTACAAGTAATGAAATACCAACAATCATTGTTCCCACCAAAAGACATCTTGACCAGTATGTTGATACCAGTCGTAGCCACGTGGAAAGCCGAATTACAAAGCAACGCCTGCAAACTTTGTTCGAATGCGTTTGCGTGGCATTTATTGCAACGAATACCAAATGATGTTTACCCTTTATAATACACACACCGTCGTTTTGTGCATATCGGCGTATGTTAATTGCACAACAGTTTTTCTCAAGTTCCCAGAGAATATGGACGAAAAACACGGACTCTTGTTGTTTTGCATCAAATAATCGAGAATGTATCGAAAGTCCAAAATACCATCACGCAATCTCCCGTGAAAGTCATTCTTTGGCCCAATAAACGGTTGCACGACATCAGTTATGTCTATCTTTGGGTTGTTATCATCTTCATCGTCATCGTCATCTTCATTGTCGTCATCGTTGATAAGTATTTGCACCAAATGCACATTGGTTATACAATCGGAGTCGTCCATCAAATCTGGCTGGTTGTCCAATTGAACACTTTCGTACATGGGAAATGTGATGTCTTCATCTGGTATGTTGAAATACAGTATGTATTTTTGTCCTGTATACCAGTATTGTATATATACGACGCCTTCATCGGCACCTCCGAGCAAAACCGTTTTCATGGCGTTTTGTTCTAGTGTAAAAAATGGTATTGGTTTACCACTTGATCCAAATAACGTCACATGATTCATGTTGGTCACCAAGGAAGCCTGATCGTGAAATGAGCACGTGCCGTTTTCTAATTTTCTCAAACACGCAACGCGTTCAACCGTATTGTCTGGTTTTACGGCATACACTCCACGCATGTAATTTCCTATGATCCCACTGTTATAGATTGCTTTGATGAATGCCGCCATTTGTATTGCACGTGTCCACAAAAATAAGTGATATTTTTTAGTGAACCAAATCAGTATATAATATTTTTGTGCGACAATGCAGGCGGAGCCGAAAAATAAAATAAAAGTGCCTTTTGGCCAACCCATCGCATGCCACGAAGACCCAGATGGTGTCATCACCGTGTATGTCAAAACAGACGAGGAAATGATGGAATTGTACCAATCTGGAACCATGACAACCGATAAACCAAAAGAAGAACCAAAAAAAAAGACCAAGAAGGCGGTCGCGAATGTCGAGCTTCTCGGTGAATACAAAGAATTCCAGGACCCACATTCCCATTTGATGGACAGCACAAATATGCACCTCATGATGGACCCACATGTGGCCACCAGAACGTGGCAAATCCCATACAGGAGACAACTCATGGTAAAAGGATGGGATCCTAGTGAAGACAAACATATGAGCTCTGGTACTCCACTCTGGTGTTGGTACGACTGTCATCCATTCAACAATAGACCATTCCGGTTGCCATGGTCTGAAGACCAGAATGGGAAATGGACTGTCATGGGATATTTTTGTTCCCCAGCATGCGCACGTGCGTATAATCAACGTTGGAGCATGGGAAGTTCCAGGCGAATGCAAAGGGATACACTTATCCACAAACTGGCCATGCAATGTTATGGCTATTCATACACCCCGGTGAACAAAGAACATCACATGGGGAACGACGATTGGAGCATGGTCACGAGCATACCAATGGCTCCAGATGTATTACTATTGAAGGAATTTGGTGGTCCACTGGACATAGATCAATTTCGTGAATATAACAAGTCTGGTTGTGAGATGCATTTATCACTGGAATACCCATATGTCATCATACCACAAATCGCCGTTGAACATAAACGACAGTCGCCCAAGAAAAAACAACGACGACAACAACAACAGTCTTCATTTGTCGACAATAGCGCAGTTTACATACAATCAGCAGATACCGTCGATGCGCAAAGACAGACAATGCATTTGGCACCGTGCTGCGCGGATGGAACAAAACGCTGCAGGAAGACATTTGCGGAAGCAAAGAAAAAGGAACAACGACAAGAACCTGCACCCGTGATTTCCATGCCTTCTGTACTGGCTGAGATAAAGAAAGAGATGTGGCAAAAGAAGCAAAAACAACAACCATCATACGCGTGTAATTCTAAAAGAAGACGGACAAACAAAAACACTTAAATTGTATCACCATCGCCTTTTACAGCAGCCGCAGGTGCCTCGATACAACCACTGTTGTCGTTGTAATATCCGTCGCACGATGCGTTGTTGGCGTGCTGTTGTTGCAACGTGGCATTTCGCTCTTCGCAATGCTTTTCAACGGCCGTGTCTCGTTTTTTGGAAAGTCGCTCCAATAGATTCACAGCGAACGATTCTGCGGTGCACTCCTTGGTGGCGTTTTCTCCTTCTGTCATTTCGTGTAGGACATCTGTTATGTCCTCGCTGTGTATCCTGTCACGAATTTTCTGTTTCTCGCGTTCCTGTGCTAATCGAGATTCTTCGTCAAGTTGGCTCCGGATAAATTCAGAATGATCGGCTGGTACATATTCACTATCACCGGTGGCGGCCCTCATACTTTGCATCGCATTTTGTTTGTCAGCACGAACACGCGATTCCATTTCCTTCCTGTCGTGTTCCACCTCTTTGTATTTTGCGTGCATTATGCGGTCGATCCTTTCCTGCATATATTCCTTTCTGATCGACCCGTACACGTCAATGGGAATCGGTATAGAAACAAAGTTGTAGCACTCCACGACAAACACGTCTATGCGTCTGTCACATTTTGCTATTTCTTTGGCAGCAGCGTCTGCAAGTGGACGTGATGCATAGCAGCCGGAACATTTAACCATCACATTGGCGGCACGCATGCCTTTCGACGTGGGTGCAACGTACGACAAAACGAAATACTTCTGCCCTGGCACTTGTAATTGTACCGGGTCGGCGGCCGGCCTAACATACGCCAAATCACCGGATTCAAACCCCACCGGATTGATGGGAGTCACGTCCGTCTCTTGCGTTGGTTTCTGTTCTTCACCAACGTCTACCACTGGCTGTTGGATTGTTGGTATATCATTCGCAGACTGTTTCTTCGCGTTCTTGCGCTTCTTGTGTGTGAACTTAACGGACGACATAACAAAAAATGAGATGAATGATTATTTTTATTTAGTTTTTTATTCGTATATCTTTGTGCTAAAAAACTCCCAATTGTTTATTTTACATATGTGTTGCCACGTTTCGTCGTTGGTCTTGACGGTTGTGGCATCCATGGACATTCGTATGCATGGCAGAATATCCGCAAAACCACGCAGTTCACATAACTTGTATAAAACGTAATTGCACGACATGTTGTATGGGTCTCGTTTGGTTTTTCCCAATCGCATCGAGTATCTTATTGAAGTCTTATACGCAGATAATACGCATCGATACAATTCCATCAAGGTTGTTTCTTGTGCGTTCGTCAATACATGCGATTTGACTCGTTTGGCACCACACTGCACACAATGGTCACGGTGCGATGTTTTGCGTATGATTTGTTTGAAATGATCTATTGGTTTGTATGGCTGCGACATTACAAAAATGAGTTTAAATGTGTGTTTTATTCGTATATCTTTGTTCTAAAAAACTTCCAATTGTTTATTTTGCATATGTGTTGCCACGATTCGTCATTTTCCGTTATGTTGGCCACGTTTTTCGATAATCGTATGTATGGCAGAAACTCAGTGAACCCACAGAGCTCGCACAGTTTGTACAAAACGTAATTGCCCACCATGTTGTTCGGCAACTTCTTGATCCTCCCCACACGATTCGATTTTCGCATCAAGTAACGTCTCGATGATTTGTACGCATGCACAGTGTATGGATACATATACGTGAGAATGCCTTCTTGATCACCTGTCATACATGGTGGTGGAACTCCTTGTAGATCACATGCAATTTCCATTGCATATTTGTAGTACTGACTTCCGTTTTTGTACTGTTTCAAACACTTCCGTATCGTCGTCTCTGTTATGTCCATCCGTTTTATACCATAACTAATACAATAATCGCGACACGCTTTCTTCACATGATACGGTGCTTTACACTTGCGTTTTCCTTGCAATTGATACATGATCTCGGTGAAATGTCCAAGCGGTTTATATGTGCTCGCCTTTGATTTAAAGACGCATGTTTTTGCAGTACTCATCATACTGCCGGACAATCGCATGTCACCCTCGCCAACAAGTCGCTGATTTACACACGAACAATGAGTGCACACATATTCTCCGTGTAGATCGTCTACATCACACGCGTATCCACATTGATCACACACGATATCGCCGTCACATGGCATAACGTCTCTTGAACGTTCTGACAATGGAGAATTTGCGACGACAGCAGCAGCAGCAACAGGTTCTGCCAACACTGAAGAAATGGAGCGTTCGCCATCGGATAATGTGTATTTTATGCGTCTGTTTCTTTCTTTTTCAGCATCAAATTGTGTTGGCACATCAGGTTTATCTTTATCAGACGCATCCTTGAACTTCAAATGATGCCGCATAATATCGTGCTGTTGGGATCGTTTTCTCCGTTCTTCTGATTTGTCGTTTTCTGTCTTTTCATACTCTCTCCTCTCCTTGGCGAGTATGAAGGCTCCACACACACCAGAAGCGGACTTTTGTTGTGGCGGCGGGGCACGACTTTGTTTGCGTCCAAAAACTCGTTTAGGACATAACACGCTCACCAAAGAGGATTCCATGTGAGATGCTTTTGCGGGCTCGCTTTCTATTGAACCCACTTTGTGTAACAGTTCATCCACCATCTGTTCAAAATCAACACCCCCGATGACAAGATCGTCCGTCATGTGCGATTTTAAAGATTTCAAATGGTCGATTTCTTTCGATATGCGTATGAACGTGTTTTGCATTTCACGCATGTCCACATTGTAAAAGATTGGCTGCAACAATGGCTTCCTGAGGTCGTTGTATTCTTTTGTTTTTGATTCAATGAGTGCCTCCACGTCTGCCACGGAATTGAATTTCATGTTTGTCACGGTATTTGTCTCCTTTGGTTCTGTAATCACGTCGTCTGCCGATGGTTCGTCTTGCGTTTCTTGTTTTGTGGTCCGTTTGCGCCTTTTGCGTTGTCGAGGTTCTTCTATTTCATTATTATCATCATTTGCTTCATCGTCGTCGTCTCCCAGATCGACCGGCATGTCTTCCGCGCTTGCGTAATGCGTGGCATTGACAACGCCGAATCGCTTTGGTGGATGGTCAATCCCGATTTTTTCCGACATTAAATATATTTTTAAAAATGCTCGCAATATTATTTTAAGTTTTACAAATTAATGGATCGCACGAAACTGTACGATGACAGGTACAACGCGTCAGTGCAGGAACTCGTACAGCAATCGTTGCCGGTGATATCTGCTTTCTGCACAAAGCTACAGGGTGCAGTCGTACTCCTCGCTCAGAAAAACCGATCACCGCTGAACAACGATTTTCTTTGTTCCGCACTGCGGAGCATGCTCGTCAATAACACATTTGCGAAAATCTCCGATGACAAGTTACTCAATGAGATACATACAAACTCGTCCAGGACATTAAATGACATGCAGCACCTCCTTTTGTTGTCTGTGCAGTCGTACGGAATGTATCTGACCATATGCAATGACAAAAAAACAAAATTCAACGTGGGCGTGCCTCCATACACCACGTTCATTCGAACTATTTTGGAAAAGACCATACAAAATGCGTCTGGTGCTGGCGAAATGGTTTCTTTGCCAGACTACATATCATCACATGTCAATACCATCGATATGATCGTTCGTACGTATATAACATCACTAGTCCCTTTGGATGGTATCATAAAGACGGACTTTGACACGGTTTCCGTTCATGATGTTGATGAAGAAGAAGAAAAAGAAGATGATAAATATGTCATGCCAATAACTACAAACGAAGAAGTCACAGACGTCGCCGAAGTTCCACATTCGTCGCCAATATTCGAAGGCGATGCGACAAATGCAATGAAGGAAGAAACAGAAACAGAAACAAAGCCCCAGACCACCGTGGTGTTCACCAGCGACTTGACCATGGAAGAGATAACAAAGGCTTTTCAGGACGTAAAAAAGACAAAAAATGCAGCGTTGTTGCCAGATGACGATGACAACGACGATATCATCAACGATGAAGAAGACGAAGTTGGAGAACTCCTGCGTGATCACGATGAAACGGTGTCGAATGACTCATACCCCGATGAGATACACGACCCGATCGAATTGCCGGAAAACGAAGTTGTGTAAAAGAACGAATAAACGAAACGCATAAAAAATAATGTATGCGTTATTTCAACACACAACATATTCACAACAGACAATATGACGTCTCTGAGCACGACCCAAGGATTCAACCAAATCGGCCTTAACCGAGTGTACGAGGTGCACCCAAACGAGAAATATTTTGAAAAGACTTTGGGCAGTTCCGATTACCAATACAATACCGTTCCCATTCAAAATGGTTCGTGTGGTTGTTTGAACAGGACCACGTATCCGCAGATGCGACAACAACCGCAGCCATGGAACATATCATACCAGGACCAAACACCACAAACAACGTGCCCATACGTGGTCAACATGGAGACACAGCCAGGCGATGGTGGTATGTTCTCCTTCTGCGCCACCCAGGAATAAAGCAATCATTTATTGAATAGAAGACATAAGCCTTATGGTGTTGCCGCTTGGTGTTATCATTTTCTTTATTACCATTTTTATGTCATTTGCTCCCCGTCTTGCTGAATTGCACGCATTCTGATGGTTTAACGTGTCTTTGATCATCCCCACATCAATCCCGTACGCTGGATCACACATGCACGCGGTAGCGACTGGTGTGTGATGTACCTCGTTTTCGATGACATTATCGTCGTTATCCTTGTTGTTTAACTTGTCGAATTTCCAAAAATCCGGATGTCCAATATGAAATTGTCCCATATCTTTGGCCTTATACCAAAAGAACGTATCGCTCGGGTCATAACTGTTTGATCGTGTGTTGACAACAAGCGTACCAAAATTCTCTGTTGCGGCCATAAAAAGTGATTCGAAGTCGTCTCGTTTAATGTAACTGCCAAACAATTCCCACAGTTTATCACGGTTTTTGAGGTCTGCTTCTTTTTGTAAAAATACAAGATCTAACATGCTCCGACATTCCTTTGTAATGCCTTTCATGGCATATTGAATCAATGCCATTGGGTATGTTCTCACATGTCGTCCATTTAATATGACGTTTCGTGCTGATTCGTTGACGAACACGTTGTGTTGTTTGTATTCGAGATCCTCAAAAACGATCAAATGAGACGGGGGTTTGATATTGCACTTCTTTGCGATTCCCTTGCGTTCTTTTTGGCGCCCTATGGCCACTTTTAATACTGATTCGATATAATCGTCATGGACAAAAACGCTGGGTACATATTCTGTCCATGGATGGTTATCCTCGTCACTTCCAGTAAAAACAGTGGCATCGTACACTTCGTCTTTGATGTAATAACAAATGCTCCGAGCGCAGTAACTTTTACCGGTTCTACGGCCACCTATAAACACCATACTCGCATATGGAGGGATTTGTGTGGCCGGGTTGAACTCCGCTATGTCAAACGTTGTCATTCAAAAAATTCTTATATTTACAACTTTTTTATATTGTATAGATAATTATAAAAATAAAATGACCATGCGAGTGGTATCACCATATTTCAAGAACAACATTAGCAAACCTGGGTACATATACGTCCTAGTTGATGCGGTTAGGCCAGGTTATTGCAAAATTGGCAGGACGAAACAATTGGCATCAAGAATGTCCGCTGCCCGCACGTTTGCGCCGTCAATACGATGCATGGCAACGTTCGGAACAGATGATTACGTGAACGACGAAAAACGAATCCACGACATATTAAAACAATATAGAATGCAAGGAACGGAATGGTATGCGTGTACCGTACCAGTTGCATGTAAGACTTGTCTGGAAGTTATTCAAAGATGTTTTATCATGAACGCCACAATACCACGTACACTGTGCGACTTACGCATACCGACGTTAACACATATTAGCGATGGAAATTATGGTTGTGGTACTATGCTTTGCAATGTTGATCGTAGCCGCGATCATCATGAAAGATTAGACATGGACAATGACGTTATTATGTTCGAATAAAAGTCAAACTAAAAAAAAGAATGTGCGTTTGTATGCATACACATTACACGTCAAAATGAGCCGCGAAGTAGTACAAATGCAAACAAACAGCATCGCTCCGTTGAGCGGCACTGCCATTACGCTCGGGAATGTTTTATTCCACGGCACGTGCAATACAGAAACTGCAGCATCGCGACACCTGAACGCTACCGGTTCCATCCGTCTGGCACTTGCCAACCCAGCGACCGTGGTCACGTACGACTCACCTCTCACGTGCCACAATTTCGCAGCTGGCGCTGTGAACGCCATCGACGCGACTTGTGAACTGCCGACCAATTGGACCGCCGGAAGCAGCATCACTCCGGTGCTTCGATTGTCGGTCCCAGCCGCCGCAGCCGGCATTGTACATTTCGACTTTGTATACTCTTTCGGTGTGGAAGGCGGCGACTTCACCGCACCAACCACCATTGCCACCGACATCACCGTGACCACGTGGGTTGCCGACCAGATGCACTCTGTCTCGTTGACACCCATTGTCATGACCGGCCTCACCGGACCAAAGCCAATCATGATCCATATGAGCAGGTCTGCCGGCGACACGTTTGCAAACGCCGCTCACCTTCACGGCGTCGGTTTCCTGTACAGCTGCACATCGTTTTAAATAAAACAACGCGACCACCAAAAATATATTACACTTGTTTACGTTTTATGTTATGTTGCCAGTATATATTAAACGTCATTGACGTCTCAAAATTTCATTTTATTGTTGTCCGCATGGCCGACGAGGAGGACATTTTGTGCTACACGTGTGGCTTTTCGTACAGCGAAGAAAGAGAAGACATAACACAAAAGAATGACTACATAACACCTTTGACGTGTGCGACGTGTGGAAAAGAACTGCCATTCGGACCACAATGCTTCCCATGCGTTGAGCAACAGCAATATGAATAAATGTATTACCACAACAATGTTGGTGCCAAATCTTCAAATGATTTTTGGTTACACATGTCACGAATGGTATTCGATCCGAGTCCCTTCATGACATTTGCAATTAGGTCGCATTCTGGTTCGGTGCTGCGATAATTGAATCCGTTTGGATTGTTGGTCATGTTGAACATATCCTGGACGTAGATGCCTTCCATGCCACCCCCAAGTCCACCAATGCGCGACCAGTCTGGTCGTTTCAGCGTCTTCATGTTTCCAACGGAAAAGAATCCGTTGTACATGTTCTCGTTGGCCCCTCTATTGCCGGTGACTGCCATAACCTCTGGTCTGCGTCCATGCGATTCTGGTACGCGCTGGTTCACGTTCAAGCTGCCAAGAGATCCCTCGGGCGCCCCAGGCAACATAAAGTCGTCGTTGACAAGACTGCTGCGATTCGAAATGCGAGATCCTTTCATAACTTCATTCAAAGCTATACTGTTCCCGACGGGTTCTGGCGCGGCTGCGTTGTTCCCCCAGATCTCATGGATTGCGCCAGCACGTGTTCTGCCATCTTTGAATATATCATCTGGGCGTGTTTGCCATCCGTCGGTCGCATTTGGTGCGCCTGGGTTTGCTCCCCAAAGAGACATGAATGCATTTGCGTGTCCCAATCTGCCATCTTGTGCGATGTCGTCTACACGTTTTTTCCAACCTGCCGTGGGATTCGGGTTCTCTGGATTGTTTCCCCACAAAGACATAAATTTGTTGGCGTGTCTTACACGACCGTCTTTGGATATGTCGTCCACCCTTGTCTTCCATCCGGCGGTGGCATTAGGGCTGCCTGGGTTACTTCCCCAAAGAGACATGAAATCGTTCGCGTGTCGAATACGGCCATCCCCGAGTATGTCTTTTATCCTGGTAAGCCATCCGCTAGAACCGTTTGGGGCTCCAGCATTCGCTCCCCATAAAGACATTCGAACATCGCCACCTCCAGCCTTGCGTCTTTCACCACCAGGTTCATTGACGGCGATCGCATCCCCAACGCCGCTGATCTGGGAGCTTGGCGGTCCCATGATCGGGTCAATGTGCATCTGTGCTCGATTAATCATGCCTTTGGATGCGTCGTTGTTTGTGATGGAATCACCCTCTCCCATGTAACCACCGTCTGGAGCACCGTAGTCGGAGATCCAACCAAATTTGGTTTCTCGTATGCCGGGATATCGCAGGTCAAACAATACTGGCGGTGCATCCGTGGGAGCGCCTGTGTGTAGGTTGTCTCTGAGGACCTGATCCCTTGGCAGGTTTGTATCGCGCATGTATTCTATGACTGGTCTTCCACCCATGTCGCGATCGCTTCTCGGGCCTTGGTTTATCACGACCGGGGTTGTTTTCTCTGTGAGACGGATATATCTGTCCCGACCGGAATCGTACATAACATCGTCACTGCGGGTGTACACGGCTCCCTCCGCAAGATCAGCGTCGGTCTCACGAAATCCGATATCCATTTCGTACACGTTTTTGCCGTGTGCTCGTGCTTGTCTGCCTTGCAAACGGTCTATGACAAAATCGCTTATGTTTTCATGTGGGGCTCCTTCGTATTTTACATAATAATCATACGGATCCTCTTTTCCCCAAAACTCATCGTATTTCGCAGCCGTGGCCCCGCGGTATGTTTCTTCACTCGTCAATTGTTCCCCAAACGACATAGAAGAGGGCCATTCGTGGCTGTGGAAGGGTTTTCCGTACCGCCATTCTGACCATTCCTTGTCGTAGTATTTGGAGTCTTTTTTGCTGTACGGATACATAAAAGAATTCTCGGCGTTGTATTGCATCGTCGCGTGTTCTTCCTCGCTCTCATAATTGAGAACCTGGCCTTCGCCATGGTGCTCGTCTTCTGCCTCGGAATCATCGTCGCTGCCTTCAGCAAAACGATAATTGCTCGTCGGTATTAAAGTAGAGCTTGACATATGTGTGCGCTTTACACAATATATCGCATTATTTATTTCGCGAATAATAATAGACACCCAAACAAATGAGTTGTTGTTGCTGCAACAATCGCAAGCGCGTCATCAAATCTGGCGATCTGTATGAAGACAGAAAGCCAGAAATGCGACCGCTGGATTTGCTTGTTTTCCGTGGAGGTGACTTTGTATCAAATTGCATCAGCGTGTTAGAGAAACGTGGACATGCAAATGCACAAGGTGGGAATTTCACACACGCTGGTATGATCGTGGACAACACCATTATTGATGAACCTTTGTTATTGGACAATACATTATACATTTTGGAATCCACTGCCAGTGGCAAACTGGGTTCCGGCGTATATAACATATATGGTCACGCAATGATAGGAGTACAAATACGCACACTCGACGATGTCATACATGCCTATGACGTGCCTTCGGAAACCGCGATCGCGTGGTGTCCACTAATACATAATCCTTTAGACGTTGTTGAGGATCTCATAGACATAAAAGACACGTGCACAAAGTTGTATAGAAAATACAACGGTAGGGCTTGGGACGCGAATTGTTGGAGTCTCTGCAGTGCGTTGTATCCCCCGTGCAGACCATGTAGGCCGTGCATTGAACGAGTATTACACACTGAAGATTGGGTGTTTTGTAGCGAACTCGTGGCAGACTATTATGTCGCCCTTGACATATTACCAAAAACCGTCATCCCAGCAAATGTGTTACCAGCAGACCTCGTATATCCAAACGAAGACTCTGACGATATGCCAGTCATTGTGAGCAAAATAAATGAAATAACAACACAGCCGCATTTTGATAAATAAATATGAATTACGTATTACGACATTTGAGTTTTGTACACACAAAAGCACGTCGCTCATTCCATCATTAATTTCATAATAACATGATGGCGAATTACAGTGAGCTGTCGCGACTCGGAGTGTCGTGCATACGGTGCCATACGTTGTTTGGATCTGTTGCCAAAAGGTTCCTCAACGATGATGGTTTCAGCTACTGCAGTGCATGTTTTATCATGAACAACAAAATCCACACGACAAGCACCACTCCGTGTTGGCAGAAAAAACTTCAAAAAAGAATCAAAAAAGTTGAGAAGAATGAAGAAGAAGCAGTAACAGACACTGACGAAAAAACCCAAATGTCAATCCCATATCTGACAGACGATGTCATCTTCCGCATTTTATCGTATACGGTGAATAGCAAATACGATCTCCCCCAATTGTTGGAAAAGCGATTAGTCTGCAGGCGTTGGCGTGACCACTGTGAAAGTGAGGAACTGTGGACGTTTTTCAGGGATGACATAATAACGAAACACATATCCGGTAGAAATGCAATGCCAGAGAGATATTTCATAACAACGATTACCACATGCGCCCTGTATCGATACTATCATTTTCGGGACATGAAATACACGATACAAACCAGGGTGAGACAATTAAAGCGTATACAGACAAAAGAGCCATTCCCGATATTAACGCAAGAAGAACGCAGCCAAAAGGCAACACATTTGAGCAGCGAAATCGGTGCGTTGACCTTGGCCATCAAGAGAATGGCTGGAAAGGTGAAAAAATGCACACGGGTGCTTCCACCAACCATATTACTGGACACACCCAGAAAAAAAAGAAAAGAAAACACAGTAAAGATTTGTCGTGTGTAAAATAAATAGCAAAAATATGAGTATCAAAACGGTGCGCCGGGTTATACCATGCGATATGAGTGCATCACCTGTGCCACTGCCACAACAGAAGCGCATCCGAGTCAATGAAAACCGACAAACATGGTCTCAGGCGGTTGCTCATTTCGACGCATACCAGCGATACATTTTTGGAGCATTCAACACAATGAACAACGATCCATGCATACCAACACCGTATGCAAAAACCAAAAGTGTCGTTGAATACAGATACAACACGATCAATTGGGCTTGTAAGAACTACAATACATGGAGAATGTCCGTCAGCACGTTTACTTTTTTTGTAGAACTGTTAGATATGTTTCTATCCAAATGCAAACAGGATTTGATATCATTTGACACTATGCAAGATCACGATAGGATCGTATTTCAGGTTACCTTGTCGTTCGTTTTATTGAAAGTTGCAATGGACGCAAACGAAGATGAATGTATTTTGGTTACTTCTAAGGACATCAACACATTCTTTCAACAAAACGGATGTTTGGACATGTGCGTAAACTCTGCGGATTTTATTGAATGCGAAAAGACTCTACTGAACACGTTGAATTTTGTTATATGGAATCCCTGCTCGCCAGCGGCCATCCTTGAAGCATTTTTGTCTGTTATATCACCATTTATGCAATACGGGCGTGCCACTGAACACGAGATTTTCATGTATTACTGTCGATACGTGTTCAATATGATATTATTGGATTACGAAGTACTGACAAACATACCTTCCCGTTTGGTTATCTTATCATCCATCGCACTCGCTCGCATGCATTGGCCCATAAACGTGGTGAGCGTTTTTACTTCCAACATCAAGTATCACACGCAATGCGAATACAAATATACCAACAAACAAAACGAACAACGACCATGGCTTGATGCGTTGGCGGACGCTGGCTCGATCACTGTATTAGACATATTGAAGGCATGCAAGTGGATATTAACCGTTATGGATGCGCATGGATACCACTCGAATGCACATGTTCCACAAATGTTCGCGTTTGAAAAAAGGGGACACGTACATCAAATAGGATTTCCAACGCTCAAGTTTTTTAATGATAATAATGTAATGATATCGTAAATGTCAAGTTCACCATATATAGCACCACTTTTGCAATTTCAGGTGGTTTCTGATCTCCATTTGGAGATGATACCACGCGACATACCCATCAACACGAAACTTCCACCACCGCTGACGCCGCTCTTGGTTTTGGCCGGTGACGTGTATGTTGGTAGAGACACCGAGCGATTTGCGGATATTATGTCGTTCATTGGAAAACGATACCAACACGTGATATATGTTCCTGGCAATCACGAATACTACGGCACTCGCTCCATAACCTTTCCGATGGAGAACGTCAGAGAATCTATCCGCAATATATGCCACAACATACCAAATATCCATTTTTTGGACAATGCGACCATAATGGTCAATGGCATAAAATTCATGGGAGCCACGATGTGGACAAATATTCCAGAATCCGAGTTTCCGTTCACGGCCTTCAAGATGGCAGACTACAGCGTCATAGGTATGCGATCCGGAGACAACGGAGACGAAACGCGGTCATTGTCGCCAGAAGACATCAACGCCATACACCAAGCATCAAAGAACTTTTTTGAAACAGAAATCAGAACTCCAGATACCGCAATGGCACAAATAACGATAGACACTCCACCATCACACAAACCGTACGTGGTAGCAGTCACACATCACGCTCCGTCACAACGGTACCTTGGCAACTGGTTCAGAGGCGACGAGTACAAACCCTTCTACTTTGCTACCGATCTGGACGAATTATTGCAAAACCCTCCTTTGATAGCGTGGCTGCACGGACACACGCATAGCTCCGTGAACGACATATCCGCCGGTGGAACACGGATCATAGCAAACCCACGAGGATACGACGCTCCAGACTTCCAGGAGATCAATCCGTTATACGACCCGTGCCAGATCGTGAACGTGTACCCGTCGGGCACCATCCAAGTTCGGTCCACCACGAAACTCAAATCAAGAAGCACATAACCGTCCCACAATACCATAAATAAATCGATTTTTTCGAAAAAAAAACAACGAGCCTTATGTTATGGTAACTAACAATTTTAGCAGGGAGATCGTGTACGTCATCACATATGTATTATTTGCAGTGTATATCGACGCTGATCGTCACGTGGACCACCTGGTCGACGCACGTGACCACGTTAGGAGCAACGTCACTGCGAGACACGATGACGTTCATCGCAACGACAATATATGGCATGTTTGTGACAATGCCGTTGGAAAAATTCTATTACGAAGGACCAATATGGGGAAACATACAGTCAGAACAAATGTGCTACGAGCTCACTGGCATAGCGAGCGATTGGTGGAACAAGACCGGTGATCGGATGATTGAATGCCAACGGTTGCTCAACACCAAGTTCCACTCGTTCCAGGTCACCATCATGTGCGTGTTGTACTTCGCCACGCTTGGATTTCTCGTGATGTACCTCGTGTGCCGTTGTTGCTTCTTGCGACCCATCATGGCGGAGATCCACAGAATCACACCAATCGACAAACAGTCAAAGATGTAAAAAAACCCATTTTCATTTCTTCATGACAATACACACACGCAAACGACCAACTCTCAACCTGAAAACACGAACGTTTGCATTTGTCAGTTCCACCCTTTTGTCGTCACGCATCTTTTGTTTCACTTGTTTCCTGAGAAGATAAAACAAAGAGAATCGCATGCGTTCAATCATCGTTTGCATGCTGATGTTGTTCGAATATTCCCACTCTTGTATGGTGCCACAGCAAAACACCTGATAAAAGTAATACAACGCCATCGGGTCACAACTGGTCATATTCGAGTATAAATATGTCGTTGCTTCATGTATTGTCCATGCTGCAATCTGAGACCCCTTCGTTTGCCACGAATAGTGCCAACCACAATCCAGTTGGGTTTTAATGTTGTCCTTGCGCATCTGATTCAAAGACCGTGGTTTGTCGTGCATCACGTATGTATATAACTTGACAAAGGCGGTTGAAGGATAAAACCATTTATCAAACCGAGCAACCACGTGACCATTGGCGTCGATGGTTTCCTCAACAGTGCCGGCCACCAGTGCATTTTTCGGTGGAGGTATGCACCGCAGTGTCGGGTTCTTTGCTTCTTCAGAAAACCAAGCAAACGCGTATTGCGACATGTCAAATCCACACGCGTCAATGCTTCTAAACAATATCGGTATCCCAACGGCCGATGGTATGCGATTCACGTATTTAAAAGCAAGACAATCAACGGTTCCAGTCAACCCAAGATACTCATAACAAAGAGGTGTGTCATTATACTCCCGCGCCTTGGCTATATCACACGTCGTCCCATTAAGTGAGACCGGTATTGTATCACCTTCTAATTTTGATGTTTCCAAAACAGTTGTACCAGATATACTGTCAACACCGTCCAGTATTGGTGCATCCAAGAATTGTACAAGGGAATGTGGTGTTTGCATTGGTGTGGTTTCCACTTTCTTTACCCTACGAAATACGAGCCTGGACCATTGTCCACGTACAGCTTCACGCAGCTGTCGCAGCGATGCCGGGACCGACATCAGCCTTTTTATATATGCGTCCTTTTGGTATCTCTTGCACACCGATATTACACTGTCTTTGGATTCTTCATCACCATCGACCGACGACGAAGATGATGTCGACGATTCTTCGTTTTCTATACCAAACCACGCGTCGTCGGCAGTCAACAGCGTGCTTCCACCCTCCATAGAATTGTGATTTATTTCCCAATGTGTTTTTTTTATTTTGTTATATTTTATGTAATACGTAAGGAACAATGGAAGCGTTGCAGGAATTTATCGAAACGCAGCGCCAAAGAAACGAAGACGTGTATCAACTCGAATTACTGGACAATGTGACCGAGGAAAAATTGCGCGCCTTGAGCAATTTGTCAAACAGCACTGACCCTTACAACAACTTGGACACTGCCGTCCACGCTATAGGATACGCACAAAAAAAGACATCAAAGATTTTGGAGGCTTCCAAAACAAAACACGAGGAACTATGCATGATCATAACGATGCTCACAAAACGATGTTCTCTTATCTCACACCTGGCTGACTCTGTGAAAACACAATCCGACTCACGAGCACTACACGCATTGGCGTTTGCGTGTCGCAAACAGATCATCGCATTAAAACAAATGCAACTCAACCTGCAACACCAGTCCCAAAGGATTATCATGGACGACGTGACAATGATAGCAACATTTCAAAACGCGATAGGCGATTCGCTCCATGCAGACGTAGCAAGATCGCTTTTGGCACAATAAAATTTACGATATATGTATTATGACGTCCCGACCAATCTTCATTTTAAGAAAAAATACAATCACATCGCTACAACAACGGCAACAATGACATCACAGTGGACACCGGTGAAGCGGTGGTTGTCCCAAAATAAATTGTTTGCGAAACGCGGCGACAAAAAAACGCAAAAAGACATCACGCATTTGCTTCTTGACAATGGCCGTGTATCCGTTCCAAACGAAATGAACGACGCTTTTTTGCAAAAATACGCGGAGACCATATCGACCGGACACAAAGCGTACATAGTGGAACGCAGGACCGATGTGTTCCGGTATTGCATGGAGCTAGATTTTCATAGTTCCACAATGATAGAAGACACTCCAGCATTTGCACTTATGATGGCATCATATGTACAAACCCGCATAGTATCAAGATATTTGGACCTTGCACAGGTGAACATCTCACCGTCCGTTCTCGTCAGTTATTGCCCTTGCGTGCAAGAAAACGAAAATGGAGAAGAACCGAAATACAAGACAGGAATACACCTCAATTGGATGTTACCCATCAAAGATACCACAGCTCTCGTTTTATGGTCACTGTTGGTGGACATGATTACAACAGACACTCCACAAATGCCACATATGGTCGTCCCATGGTCTGAAATTGTTGATCCCGCCATATACGAACATTGCGGTTTGCGTATGTTGTACAGTCGCAAAAGCGTCCCATGCACAACATGTGGTGGTGCATCATACAAACGAAAGAAGACTGCAGACGCGGTATCGTCTTCAGTTTCGACATGTTCCACGTGTCTTGGAACTGGTAAATTGGATATGGGAAGGACTTATGTCGTTATGGGTATCGTCAAATTGGACGGGACGATGGATGCGGAATTAAGCCAGAGAGCAAAAGACGATGTGTTATTCGCTGTTCAGATGTCTTCTATCCGCATATGTGAAGACAATGTTGTTCCTGTAGAACTCTCGAAAACAAATGTGCTACCAGACGCACTGTCACACGCAAATGAAGTTATTGACAAAAAGAACAAAGGGAAGCGAAAACGAACAGTAGCGCGCGTACAGACAGTAGACACAAATGTGGTATCAAAATTTCTTGGCAACGATAATGAAAAAATACCTATGGACGATCTCCCGGAGGACGATGCCCGATTTGCGTGCATCCGAAATTTCATAGCAGAAAACTTTGAACATTCGCCAGAAGTTGCCTACATCATGGTAATGAATCCCAAAAAGTGCCCCAGAAATACCCCAAAAGAACAAAGGATGGAACCTTTTTACATCGCCAGCAGCCGCAGTAAATATTGCGCAAACAAGGCCGGCGAACATCATACCGCCTTTGTCTATTTCGTCATATCCATCGGAGGTGCCATTCAGAAATGTTTCAGCCGCAAGAGCACCATCTACCAACCAAGCAACAAAACATGCGAAGATTACAAAAGTGAACCAAAAAAACTCGATAGAAGGACGACAGCTGTTCTTTTCAGCAAGAAGATAAGCAAAAAGAAAAAGGAGGCCGAATTTTTCAATGCCGTACTGTTTGGACAATCAGAGCCACTGAACGCGAATGAGGGAATTGATCCACAGAAGAAAAAGAAAAAGAAATCAAACGCCAAGACACCTCCGGCTTCTTTTATGATACCAAACAACATGGGCGAATTCCAGTACCTGACGTCTTTGAAAATGACTGTAAAAGGATCATCACGTTATTAATATATTTCTTAAAAACATCTTTTACACTGTGTTGGTCGTTGGGGTATCGGTGGTCGGCATAAACATGGATGTGAACCACGACTTTGCGACTTCTCCCTTGGCGGTCGTGAACAGGGATGCGAAAAATCGAGCAGACACAAGGGTGCCAACAAAGTACAACAACGGGACGAAGATCATAAACCAGGCAAAGATCTTGTAGCCACTGTAGTACAGCACGTGGATGATGATCATATACAGACCATACATAACCACCGCGATGATCGCTCCGATGATGAATCTCATCCAGAAGGCAAATGTCATGCCACTGGCAGAGAACTGTTGTCGGCTCTCGGTATAGTAATATACCTCGGCAATGATCTCAATCACAAACATGATAACAAACATGACGAAGAACACTTTGCCGGGCAAACTAATGTTCTTCCATTTGAGCATCTGCATCACTGGGAGAGCCAGCATGTCTTCAGGCGTTCGTGCATCCTTTGGGGATATCGCCTTTGTCAGCGCGGCTTTGTTTTTCGCAATGGCCGCGGCGACTTTCGCTTGCTTGTCTACTTTCGTTTCGGACATGATGAAACGCAATCAACGACGATACCAAAAACAATGGATTCTTATCACTTTGCAACATATTTTTTTTAGTGATGCGGGTCAAGTTTATTTATTTAACACATTGAAATACAACCAAGTCACATATCGCACAAAGGCCTCACATTCCTTTTGCGTGTTGTAACCGGACAATGATATACGGATGGTTTTCCGAGCATCGACATCAGACACTCCAATGATTTTCAAAACGTGCGATCCTTTCATCTTGGTGCACGCACTAGCAGAACTGACACATATGCCTTCGGCGTCCAATAGCCACGCGAGGTTGTGTTCTCCGGTATACATCACGGTAATATTTAACGTGTTGTATAAACCGTGTCGCAAATCACCGTTTGGGACAACCACGTTTTTCCCAAGATTCGAAACCAATGATTCGTATATCCAATCTCTCATATGTCTTACCTTTGTTTCGGTCGCGGTCGTCTGCGACATACTTTCACCCAAAGCATATACCATACCAACTATTCCGGCCACGTTTTCGGTGCCAGATCGCATATGCATTTCTTGTCCACCACCATGGATGAGCGGTTTCACAAGGTGTGGTAACATGACTGCATCTCTGGTATACAAGAAGCCAACACCCTTTGGGCCGTGAAACTTGTGCGCGCTACCAGTGACAAAATCTGGATCTCCCAAAGTGCTGCGCACAGACACCGCGTACTTCCCGATGAGTTGAGTCGCATCGATATGCACCAACGCGCCTGTCTCGGACCGTATTATCGATAATAATCTTGCACATGGTTGGATTGTTCCGATTTCATTTTGTCCCGCTATGATCGAAACTAAAACAACATCTTTCGACGCATGTTTGCGACACAAATGTCGTAAATGTTGCTCGTCGACATATCCAAGTTTATCCACTTTTAAATATTCAACGATGTAATCTTCCGAGCGTGCAACGTTCAGCACACTGTCATGTTCTATCGGTGTAGTGATGAGTACCGCCTTTGGATGGTTTGCCAGCACGCCCTTTATGATTGTGTTATTTGCCTCTGTACATCCAGATGTAAAAATCAATGTGGAGTTTTGAAGATCGGCGTCCAGCAAACCCAACATCTCGATTCGGGACCGTTGCACGTCAGACCGACATGATTTGCCGTGGAAATGCAGACTTGACGGGTTTGCGTCAAAATTTGTATACACTTCGTTCATCTGACGCAAAACGTTCAATGACAATTTCGTGGTTGCGTTATTGTCAAAATAAATATCATATATCCGTTCACGTGGATCCGGCGATTTTACCCCACACGCACATTGTGGAGTGGCTGCCATTGTATAATATAAAAACACTCGTAATTTTATTTTGTATTACATTTTTACAACCAAAATGAGGAAAATACACAAGCGTCGCGAGAGCAGCGATAGCGACAGTGATGAAGATACAGTATACCCATACGTCAAAACGAACGTGCCGTCTGGAATATACAGACGGCAAGATAGTGGACACGAACAACGCAAATGCATCAAACGCGAGTTGGTCATAGACAGCAGAGACCGAGATTTGGTGGCGTACCCATCCGCGAACAGATTCGATTCTTTTCTGGGAGAAAATTTGAAAAATCTCAAAAGCGTTGAATTGACATCGATCCTGGTGCCGATAGTTGCAGGATTTACGGATCGATACATAGTATTAGTAGAATCGCATTGCGAAGATGCGGCGATTTTTGCTGACCGCGTTGGGTTTGGTCAGAACACGGCGACGGCAACGTACAAAACCGGATGTACTTTCCCGAGAGGAGTTGTCGCAAACGTGATGATGGTCCCAAACGCGTTCACGAACACGGCAGTGTATTGGCAAGCCAACAACATTGGCAAGGGTTGGAAGTGCAAACTCCGCGGGGATGCGACCAATATAGACCGATTGTCTTTTTCGCTGTGGTCTTGGGACTCCTCTGGTATATCCGTGCCGTACGGACTGCCGACCGAGGTGGCACCAGCAGTTGGAAACAACATTGTTATGACGTTCCGCATGCATTACCATTAATAAAATAACAACACAACCCATTCTTAATCATTTCCGTGTGTTTTGTCATCACCTCGTGATTTCGTGCAGTGTAACTACTGATAAAAAAATCTGCTGCATTGTACAACAAAAACCCGTCAATTCAACTTGAACGGCGTACAGGAGTCAATTTGAAGAGAGATTTAAAGCAGTCGAACAGTGGTACGAAGAAATAAGAACGGAAGAAGAAAAACAACAAATGGCAGAACCACAAGCGAAAAGAGTATTGACAGCAGCAGGAGCCGCGGCCGCAGCCGCAGGCCAAGGAGCCATGGAAGTAACTGGCGACTCACTTTCTGACTTGCAAGCACTGAATAAGACTTCCAGAGGTTTTGAAAAGCGTCGTGATGATGTGACACCTGCAATTGTGGAGATGGAAATCAATGAACCGCGATCACCAAGCGTATACAGTGCTGAATTTTCTGGACTGGAATCGGAAAACAAAGCATATGATAGGAATTTCAAGACCACACAAAAATTAATGAGGAACGCTGTGCCAATTCCGAAAGCACCCGCAAAAGAATTGACGAACACGCAGAAAGTAAACCGAGAGCACACACGAAAATACACAAGTATAGAAGAAGCACAACAGTTCGCCCTCGAGCAGGGAACTCGCGTCATCGCAAATAAGCGAAATCCCAATGCCCCGTTCATGGTGCGAGACCGCATGTACTCCATTCTGCGCAAGGAAGCACTCAAAGCAGATGGAAAAGGTGGACGGCAAACGAGAGACGTGCTGAAATATTACGCTGACCGCGGCCTCGTCCTTCAATCAACCAAACCCGCTGTCATGCGCGATTACAAATTGGCTCCAGTCCCAAAAACGCGCACCGCTGCACAACTGCCTGCGGCCAATAACATGCCTCATTTCGTCATGGTGCTTCAGCCGGTATCTGGCAAATTCAACGCATATCCCATCTGGTTCCGCAAATTTGTGGAAACCCACGCGGTATATGAAAAGGCCACTTTTTATGGTGTTGGCACCTTGAAATTCGGCAACCGCAAGGAAGACAAGAAAACGTCACAACTGATCTGGTTTATGCCAGTTGGTGATGAATACAAATACTTTATCCTCGTAGCACCGCTGCGCGTGCCCACCGCGACCGTCAAGTCGTCCGGGTTATCGAACAACAACCGCATTGCTATCCCAATCTCGAAAGCCATCGCTGATCAAGCGATATACGCACGAGAACAACGCGTGAGGGCTGCAAAGGACCGATTCGCAAACGCACGCAGTGCCATGATCGCAACAACAAAACCAATCGAAAACAAGGAGACAGTGGGGTGGTTGGCACTCAAGAAACTCGGCGAATCCGCTCCGAAAATTAAGCCCATATTTGCCAGAAAGCTCGGCGCGGATAGTCTCTGCATTATATACGTGCAATGCGCAAGCATTACATTCGTCACAAAGAACGACAAAAAAACTGGAAACCTGATATCCGAAAAACTGAAATTCATCAAACATAGAATGCCCTTGATTGTCAACACACGGCCTGCCGCGGATGCGAATACTGCCGTCATTAAATTGAACCAGGCTGGCGTTTTGGCAGAATATGGTTTCGATGCTTTACCAATCATTTATTCGGCCACTCCTTGTTTCAAGACCACCTCCACGATCGGCGCCGCGATCGGAGATAAATCGCCCATTAAAACACAAACAGCCCCAGTAAGGCCTGATGCAGTCGATCTGACTGCCATCACTGGCTCATTGGAAGGTGTAAATTGGGAAATATTGAGCACCTCGAATATCTGGGGCCAAACTGATTTTACATCGAAACAGTTGAGTATATACATCGCCAAATTGCACGCCATTTCGAAATTCCTGTATCTGATTTACGGACTTTGCAAAGTAAACGACGAGCGGACGGCCTCTATATGGAGGTCTGGAGCTGCTAACGTACCAATTGTTACAGCTGGCAAAAGCTTGGCAGCATATAATACACCAAACGCTGTTTTAACAAGGGCGACATTTGTGCGCAATTTCCTTGCCGCGAACCCGGGCATTGCATTTGCACCCAATGCTTCCGAATCTCGCATGTTGGACGCTTACGCTAAAGAAGCCGAAAGTCTCAATTACCTTGCGTAAACAAAACATATAAAAACACAACGTTTGGTTTGTAACAGTATTATTAACAATACTTTCAAATCTTTTACAAAACGGCATATGTCGTCTCTGCGTATTTGTCGTCGTATGAATTTATATTTGCGGCGTCATCGTCACCGGACACTCGACGCATTGGTCCTTCATTGTACCAGTAGTCGACAACCCTCCCATTTCCCAAACTGTTACCAATGGCATCAGTCGTCCTGGTCCTCTTTCGACGTGCATTTGCAACAGCCAATGCCAATCGTCTTTCGCGTTCTTGCTTTTGGTGGTGCGAGTATGCCGCATATACCACCCCTGCGAATGCTGCACCGACCGCCAACGTGACGACGATCAATGCCACCTTTTTGGTCTTCTTTTTTTCAGATAGCGTTGTCACGGTTGTCACCGAAGGCAGTGGCGCTTCCAGTATCCCAGCCAAATACTCTGGCGTTAACAAATCCATGGCGACAAAACAAAGGAATATTTATTATACTGTAATTCACATTTTTTTCAATAACCACCAGCATACAATTGCGTGAAATCCTCTGGACGCCTCACCATGACTGGGTATTCAGAACGTATGGTTGGCCATGCGTCAAACGGATCAGTGTCTGCACTGACTCGTATGTTACCAGGATTCGATGTGGCACTATAAATGACTTGTTTGTCTTCCTTCTGACGTTCACGTTGTGTGTGTTCACACACGTGTTTTTTGTCACATTGTCTTTTAATATAATCAAAATCATTGAACCGGGAATACCGCTGCGTTCCCATGTTAAACCGTTTGTCCAGCGCCAATTTTCTTTCGCGTTTTATCACATCGTCCACCTCTGATAAATTGACAAATACCTCCGGCAAACAATGTCGCAAAAGCATATCGGCGTCATCCGCACATGTCGCATTATACGATGTGCATTCCTGACGTTTAACTTTCTCGTTGTGTTGTATTTCACTGTCGTCCACATGCTCACACATTCGTTCTCTCCGAACATATGGAGTCGGGCTGGCCTTGGCGTAACAGTATGGCTGTTTTTGATGTTTGTAACTGTGCGATGGGCCCTGAGAAGAATCCACGCCGGTGCACTGAAAAATTTCGGAATACATGACCACACTGTATCTAAACGAATAAACTTTATTTTTTCAAAGCCAATCTCATACAATCCCTACGCATTTCCTCTTTCTTTTGCGAATCGAAGAAATCGCCAATGACAAAGGATGACGTTGCAAGGAAGATGGTCATTATCAACGGCACATACGAATCAGTGTAAATGGCCATAAACCCGCCGATGGACAACGTGATAAAATAAATCCAATATGAAAATATTTTACTGATGTTTTCCAATTTTGTGTCATTCCTCCAATCCAACAAAAACCGAGTCTTCATGAACGGCAGCATCTTATACCATACAAAATGTCTCATCTTGGACATTTGTTTTGGTGGCAATTCCATGGCAAAGGTATTATTATTAAAAATGCATTTTTTCCATCAAAGCATCAACTTCTGCACGCGTTCGTTTCAAACGAGCCTTATCTGTTTCATGGTGTTGGTGATCACTGGTAGCCGCCTGACTCTGTGCAGCAGCCGCTTGTTGTTGTCTCATGAGTAACTTTTGCTGCAACCTTTTCCGGATCATTGCATCTTTTGCTGTTCCTTTGTGTACCACATTTGAAACACCCTGCGAAGCCATCATTGTCACTATGCGCTCAACACCAGCCTCGCTCAAGTCGATCATGCCTTCCCTATCAGCAAGACCAGTGACATCGATCATCCTACCAGTGGCGCCAGATATGTATTCCCCAAAATCCTCGACAGACATTTTCTGCACTTCCGTCGGTTGTTGTTCTTGTTCGTCTTTATGTGATACATTTGAGTCACCTTCCATTGCGTGCTCGACGACACGTTTGCTCAACTTTCTAACATCCTTGTCAGTGGATACCAGTTTTGATGCTGTTTTTATGTCGACCCTGCCACCACTCTTTGACGCTATCTGTTTCCCTTTGTGCACAACGGCATTGATGAGATCATCGACTTCTCCCATGTTATCATACTTTACCAATATGACACCAGCGGCGTTCAGAACGAGACTGTTGAGTTTCTTCCACACGTATTCTTGATTGTTGGCATTGAGCTTTTTGTATTTGTCTCTAAAGTCCATTCCTTTCAACAAACTGACATTGTAGTCTGCGGTGATGAGGGTCTCGTCTTTGTTTTTTATTAAATCAGTGATCGTGCTCACCGTACCGTCTGGCATTGCTATTTTTTGTTGCACTTGTTGTGCAAACAGCAATGCTGGTACAAAAACGGGATCAGTGCCTTCTGGCAATTTGCTCGCAACGACTGTAAGCACTGAACTGAGCTTTCCTCGCATGCACATTTTCAATTCCAACAACATCTGTTTGATAAACATGTCTTCCGGGAACAAAGAGCTCATGTTTTTCAAAAACACACTGGCTTCCGTGTTGAACGCCATCGCACACGCAGATTTCATTTTGGCAGCCTTTCCATCTGGTGCCTTTTTCGCGGGAGCCGCGGCACTGCACGACGCCATGCGTTCATTTCCTTCTGTCAATATCGTATTAACACACGTGCCCATGTATTCTTTGCTTTTGGCCACGTTTGCTGCGGATACGGTAACGCCTTCCACAACAATGGATCCATCGGCATTCGCCACTATCGGAGTTTGTTCGCTCATCGCGTCTTTTCAAAATATGAAATGCACTCTCGAAGATTTTTGTAGTATACACTATACACAAAAAAATTGACAAGTAAAAACCGAAAATAAATCACAACAAAATCATTTATTCAACAGAACAAAATGGCGTCCGCAGCACCCGCGCAAAAAGCGATGGAGATAAAGACTGTGAAGATTGCGATAGAATCACCATACACTAAGAAACTGATATTCATCGGATACCTACCAAACATCAACTGCCAGGACCTCGTCGTCATGCAACAATACGCATGCGATGCGTTGAGTGTCGTCAAAGGAGAACGTGATTTCACCGCATATCACATTGACGAGCTCGGACTGCACGGCGTGCGATGTCTTGCGTTATGCACGGCATCTTCTGCCGAAAACATCGAAACCGTGTCCCGCGTGTCTGGCATGTACGGTGCCATACTGTTCATCAATATGTTGGAACGACAGTACATCATGCCGCAAGTGAACATGCAACGATCCAGTTTTGACAACGAAGTCCAAGTATTGTTGAAAACGGGCGGACTCTGGGCCCTCGATTACGCTTCGAAATACTTTTTGGACCCTGAGTATAGGCCAAGCATACACAAAGACAGAGCCAAAAAGATTGGCTCCCTCATACTGGACAAACTGACCGTCGAAAAAAAGCAACGCGAAGACCGACGCGCCGCTGAAAGAGCCTCTGCGGTTGCAGCAGCCGCTTCCGCAGCGGTTTCTGCGCCTGTCGCGACCCAGGTCGCCCCAGCTCCGACCACTGCGCCCACTCCCGCACCAATTCCAACTCAACCCACCCCAGCCCCTGCTCCTGCGCCAATTCCAACTCAACCCACACCGGCTCCGGCACCCATCACCGCGCCAGTCGTTGATCAACAAACCAAGGCAGCTTTGATCGTGCCATCGATTGTTGTCGATGCACCTCCCAAGACGGAATTCGTGCCCATATCATCGCCTCCCAGCGACAACGCTCCAAAAACAAAGTTTAATTTGGTTCCTGCCGAAGACGCATCAAACTCCGCGGTATAAAATGCAAAATCAGTTAATAAAGAATATTTGATTTCAAATATCATTTTCTTTAATCGCAGCAACATGGCCGAGTTAGACCATGACATCGATCAAGCCATCGCAGCTTCTCTTTCTACGATGGTCCGTCACACACCAGGGTATACACTGTCGTCACTCACGGAAAACTTTGAATACAATGATCCATCGGCGATCATATACACATGCGAAACCTGCAAAAAAACGTATACTCAACCAGAGGTTATGCATATGCACGCAACAAAATCACTCATATGCCAATGCGGAAACGAATACTTGCAAGCAATGCGTGACGTTATGTTGCTCATCATGACCAAATCAATCCTGGTGGTATCTGAATTGTGCGGTACATCATCGGTTGAGAAAAACAACATCGACAGCGAACGCACGTTCGAACAATGTGTGCAAACATTACAACGTTTATATCCCGGAACCGACGAAGAATGTGCATTACCTTTGTGTGATGGGAAATGCAAGACGTTCGTTTGTTGCAAGAACGGACACCGCATGCACCTGGATTGCATTTTCAGTCACATATTAAAGTCCGAATACGAGTCTTGCCCACTGTGCCGCGATAAACGATTGATGTTATTCTTTCATAGACTGTTGCGTGTTGATAGTCATAAGGATTTGATTTTCATTTTGTCACCATACAATGATGAATTTTTCTTTGCCAATAAACGCAACACATGAGTGGTTTGTTTTACTGTTTCGTTTTTGGTTCCTCGTAACTCGCATCGTAACTTCCTGTCGGTAAGTCATCATCGCTGAACATTGATTCTGGGTTTCTTGGATCTACAGTCTTGTCGTGCTCGGATGGCTCATCCACGTACATGTCTGGTTCATACGAACCAATCGCATGCGATGATACCGGCATTTTTCGTGTTGGTTGTTGTTGTTGCTGTGTCTGACGTTTTGCTGGTTTATGATGTCTGTACTTTGATGATATTGGAGCCTCTCGTGCATATGTCGCGGAAGGTACAACAGCATGTGTAACCGCCGGTGCTTGAATTGTTGGTTTCTTTTGAACAACATCCGCACGCGTGACCATGTATCGCAAATTGCCAGCATTTTCGAAAACGTAATCCAATATTTTCGACGCGTGAGAGTGCAGCATTTCATCACCGGAAACTGCATCGACAAATTCACGCAGGCTATTGCAATTTTTCCAAACAGAAGTCTTTGGCTTCATGGATTGCGCCACATCTTCGTATTCGTATGTGTCTTTTGTAATCATCGCAGCGGCTTTAATAACCGGAGATTTAGAACAATGGGTTTCGCTCATCTTCCAGCAAATTGAATAACCCAACGCCGTTGTAACACCACCAGAAATACCATCCCATGCGATCGTTGGTTGTCCAGTAAATTCCAACTGTAGCGTACCGCCAGACGATTCAATGCGTTTCACCACCCCGTGAAAATATGAGATTGCGTCTGATAAACTAATGGCAATGTCCGCATCATAATCACGAACAGGCAGCATGGCGATCTTATCGTTCATATATTGCATCGCATACTTCAGACGTTCGTAATCGTTCTCGAGGAAACTTTGTATGCTTTCGGTGTACATCTCCAATGCCGTTTTGTCTGGCAAACCAACTTGCGTTACCACACCAGCACTCGTCTTGCATCCGTTGAGGCGAATGATGTCTGTCATCAATTGCACCAGGTATTCGTTATGATTGTACACTTCACGATTCAATGTATCCATCTCGTAGCAATCTTCCATGCTGTACGTTCCACCTTGTTTCAATTGCATATATTCCACGAGTTGGAACGGAAAAACTACTTCATTGTCCGGCGCTGATGCAAATTGCATGTGCATAACCAATTTGCATGGTCCTCCGAGTTTGTTGTCGAGTTCATACGTTTTTGGCGATATGCCTTCCCTGATGGGTGGCCGGATGGGGTATGTTATGGCACCCCTTTTGACCGATATCAAGTCATCAGGATCGTACAGGCCGGGCTTCTTGTCGTACAAAGGAACCACTGCATATTTATCGGCCATTTTTAATAAAAATGAATGAAATGAAAAACAGTTTATTTATCGGTTTATTTTTTGGCATCATGTTTACATTTCGGGTGTATATGTAAAAGCTGATGGTTTTGCATCAAAATCGTATTCCACACCGAGCGCTGGTTCCGCTTTCCCAGGCGTCCTTGGTTGGCGTGTCGATCGCTTTTGTTTCTGCGGCTTTTTGGAACGGCGATGCTTCCCCGGCATCTCTCCCGTGGTGTAACTCTCACCGTCGCCGTGAACGTTCGTATTGATCGGTTCCTCTGGGAACTTTGGAGGTTTGCCTATTTTCCTGGCACCAATATCAACATATGTATTCTCGTCTTCGCTTGTTTCACCAGATCCACCATCGTCATCATCATCCGCAGCTCCTTCCTCCTTGCTCACTTCGTAAGCCCTCAAGTATTTGTTTGGATTGAACTTCCTTGGGTTCTTGTTGCCACTGAAATCTGCAAACGATGACGGCTTTTTGGGTTGTCCTTCTTCTTCCTCTTCCGAATACACGTCGCTTTCCATTGGTATGTACACGTGTTTTTCGTCGGGATTGTTCATCTTTGCTCCCATAAACGAATTGATGATGCCAGCCACCACTTGCGGTTCAGTCACACGCACCCCGGGTTTCAAAGGTCCACCTTCATATGCACCAGAACGATATCTCGCACCACGCGATAACATCGCCTCACGCGTTACCGTTCTCACATGCTTGCCAACAGATGCGTCCTTGTAGTTGTATACTATCACGGCGCCTAAACCGAATATTATGACTCCGGACACCGCGGCAACGATAAGCCCGGTGTTGTTTTTGCATACGTTTGTCACTGCGGTGTCTGTCATTCGTATGTCTGAAACGTTGTTATTTTTTTATTATATTATTTAACAAACAAAAAACAAATAGCATTACTTTATTTTTTGTGAAACGCGTATGGCATCATCATACTCCGTGGCCGAGGAGCCACGCACTGAGGATGCCGACACCGCGGCTATAGCAGCGCGCATGTTTGGAAATCAAGCAATAATAGATATACTAAGCGATCTAGTCGCGATACTGGAAACCATAAAATACGAAGGAAGACCGACCGGTGCACGTGTGTTCAACACCGACTGGACGCGCAAGCTATTCCAAAACTGCTTGCCACCGCACATGCAAAAGAAATTCAACATAGAGGACTGGTACACCGCCATATCAGCATCATCTCCAGTGCCAACAAACAAAGAATTTATTGGTATCATAGACCCGTCACTATATAATGGTACAATCAATACCGACTGGGTTACTCCTTTGTTTCATCTGGAACACAAATGCACTGGGTTCATTACAATGTTCCACGGCATATTGAGCTTGGAAACCAAGTCTAGACTAAAAATGCTACGACATTCGAAACTGTCGTGCCAAGCGAGTTCGTATGGCATTTATGATGATGTAAAGACCGGCACCGCCGAACAACAACCCCAGCCACAACCACAAAACATGGATCCAGTACAAAAACGATACTTTATTGGTTGGCAATAAAAAAGATGTTACACCCAATCATCGCAGTTCTCGTTGCTCGATTCCATGTCTCTTGTCAGTGCTATTATAAACGATAACATCCTATGTGTGTATCCCTGTAAACACGTGGTACCAATATCATATATGGTCATTTTCATAGCCTCCACCAAACTTGGTTCAAATTTGTTATGCGCAACGAGACAATACATCATGGCGAGACAACCGCCACACGATGCACCAGAAGCAGCGGCGTCACGAACGGAGCACAACGCGTCACATCGTTTCAAAAACGTCTCGATGTTTTGTTTCGTTACAACATCTTCGTTTTTATATAAATCCATGACCTTTGCCCTCGCCAATGGATACTTTGGTTCCAATGCATTTATCTTTGCCACCAAATTGGTCGTATCGTTCGATAACGTCTCGCGCAGTTGTCCAGACCAGTAATGCACGTCCGGGTTACGCCACTGGGACCCGGCTTTCTCGCCCATATCATGGAACGACATCTCGTGAGATCTTCTCAATATATTTTTATTAATTACACACAAATATCGATAAAAAATATGCTGGGTAAGTGTTAATCTTATCGAGTGGCTTTTCTTTTGTTACATACAATGTCGTTTGCCGAAAGCCTTACGTTCAATCCCGACCGCATGTGGGGAAACATGACACGCGGTATCCCGACGCGCAACATGCGCATCCCAAACACCGCGGACGCCCCTTACATGTCCAAGTTGTTCAGCGTGTTTAATATGACATACGATTACGCATTTTTGCGCCCCGGCGTGATGCGCGATCAACCCGAATGCACGATCAACCCTGGCGAGCTGGAATGCAACACGATGAAGCAAAATAGATCCTTCGTGTTCCCTCCGCAACAGTTACACAGCCAGACAGTCACGAGCGACGCCGCACCAACATGCAATTATAACCCTCTCATGGGTATAACAAAGAGGACCACCTCAATGAATTCTGAGGATATACCACAAGTATACGTTACGTCGTCGTGTGACACGATCACCCCCGAAGTGGGTCCCAACGAGCCGACCCGTGACACCACATACGGCAAGTTGTTGTGGACGCGACCGGTGTACACCTTCCCAGACGTCGAAGACACGGAAGCAAAGGCGGAGGGGTCCATCTGGAACAGCCAAAAGAAGGCAAGTGATGGATTTGACGAGTGGCATTATGAGGAATACACCAGGAACACCTCCCCAGACTTTGGTTATACTAGCTATTAAACAGAGAAAAAGGTGATATAATAATAAAAGGGTCATTACTTGTTTTTCTGTCCTAAATGGTCGTACTATTACATGTCGCCGCAGCCGCGGTTGTTTTTGTTTTTTTCCTCCTTGATAACCTCCTGTGCTTCTTGACGTACTTGGCCTTCTTCTTGTCGAGAAACGTGTGGATCATCTTCGCAGACATATCGCTCGCCTTTTCGAGTTCTGGCTTGAACTCTTTCAGCAACACGACTATCTGACGGAACTTGACGTTGCGCATGCGAACGGCGTCCTCTCCCTTTTGAGTGCCGGCATACTTCACAGCGATATTTGCCCACTTCATACGGCGTTCCTCTAGATTAGTGAGATCCGGACGTATGTGATACAACTCATCACGGAGGATGACATTCTGGTTGTTCCTTTGTATGTCTTCCGCCGTATAAACATCGCACTGCAATGCCGTACAACGCCTTTTGGATTTCTTGTATGCATCCGACGCCAGTCCAGCATTGCGCTTGCATACAGCGCACTCGCCACACGGAGGTGCCTTGCAGCCCTTGCACTTCCCACAGGCGCGCAACTTGGTAGAGTATGCATTATAAAAATCCACAATGGCCAACATGCGACGCTTCTTACGTTCTTTGTGATTGCTCGAATGCCTGGTGGTCGTCGTCGTCAGAGGTGCCGCTGACGGTAACTTGTTGGCCTTTTGTAAGGTATCGCGTGCAATGGCGACTATGGCCGCCGGTACATCATCGGATATCTTCGCCTTCTTCGCGTTGGGTGGAGAAGAAGCCGAAACTGAAGCTATCTTCTCGATTGGTTCCACGATTTCATCCTCAGATGAAGAAGACGAACCACTTGACGATGATTCATAATCAGATTCTGAATCTGATATGGGCGCTGCGTGCTGCGCGTAGAAGCTGGCCGGCAACCTTTTCCCACCAACGCGTGGGTGTTCCTCGACCGTCGCCACAGGTTGTTCCGCCATGCACCGGAATAATCTGAAAATGAAAAAATAAACGCGATGGTTTAAGCTGCAATGGTATCGCGGATGATGTCACATAAAGTAAAATGTATTTCGTACTTTTCACGCCGCGCATTTTCATTTTTTTTGATTTTGCGATGGGAGATATCACGTGTGTCTCATATGTTTTACATATTACACATTAATTGAGGATACATATATACGCACGCCCACGTTTTTAGTCATTTGTCAAATGGCTGACGCGGAATTCTTTGCACCACCAAAGAGCACCACAAAGGAGATACTGCACAAAATCTTCAAGGATGCGGAATGGGCCACCACGGCCATTTTCGGCCCAACCGAGGACGAAAAGATTCGCTTGCGCTACATCAGAGTCCGTGGCAAGATGTACGTATACGCCAGCCTGCCAGAAGTATATCCGACATATACGTTGATCAACGTGATCGTGGTGAAGCCAGATATGACAATGGAAGACATAACAACAAAAGTCATACCACATTATCAAAAGAGGTTCATGCCAACGCGGACGATCCCAGACAGAGATTCCGTTAAAATACCACTGGAAGCAACCAAATACGAACTGGCCACAACGTTTGCCAATTGCGAAAGAGTCAACTCGCACGACAAGATGTACCAGTTTTTTAGAATCGCCAACGAGTTGTTTGTCTACATGAAAATTGCAGAAAACTACAAACAGTATACACTTCAGGAGGTGTTGATGTGCAACCCCAACGACGAATTGGCGGCCGTGATAAATGATGTAATAATACCGTATATCACGCAAAAATGACAACATGTATTTCACATTGGCGTATTTCCATTTAATTCATACACAATGTTGGAAATTCTATCCAATGCTTCCTGTACAGTAATTGGTAATGTTTGCCATTGTGTCACGTTCGAAGGAACATACGCCAACGCACATGCATCGCTCATGCATGTAATGGTAGCGCCTCCGCTTAATGAAACTTGTGAACGCTGTGGTAGTGAATCCACGGTCACAAACAATTGCACTAAACCAGTCAACGTCAAATTGCCAGTAACGGGACACCCAATTAACTGGGCCATCGGAGCAACGTCGCCAGATACCATTGACATAATGAAATTGGACTGCAGAGATCCTCTCATCGCGGACAGCAACGTTGGGTAATCTGCCCTTGCGATGACCGATACCGTTCCGCCTTGTGTGGATGTCCCATTGAACGTGCAATTGACACCAGTGATATTGAATCCATCAAAAAACATACCATCGTCTATATGTAGCTGATTTTGAGCACTGCATCCAGTTATGGCGACAACATTGTTGCACCAACAGTTGGCAATATAAAACTTGCCATATCGACTGTCGCGTATGGAAAAGTCTATGGTAACCAATCCGCCAAATAGAACACCATCAACACCACCTCTCGTATCATTCATTGGTCCAGAAAGCGTCCACGACGCGTGATCTATGGTCAAGTTCCCGTTTATCCTTGACGTGTTTGGATTGCATCCGCGCAAAAATACCCATGCTGGCAGTTTAATATCTTCAACATACTCACCAGGACCAATATAAACGATATATCTCTTTGTATACGATGAATCAGTGATCTCCGATACGGCATGTGCTATCGTTTTAAATGGATGCAAAACTGTGCCATCCCCATTTGTATCATCCCCACAGACATCCACCCACATCATACGCGTGTCATTTGGATATAATGGCGCGCACCAAGACGCCGCAGTGGAACTCGTAGAAAGGAGCATATTCCACTTCCCAGAAGGCGGTGGTGATGAAACAATATCCACGGGTGTTGTACTTGTATTTGCTAATGATCTTGTGGGTGGCAAATTGTCTATATCACATACTCCAACAGAATGCATGTCAGACACGACTACTCTTGTCGACCCATTGAACGATGGCCTGATGATATCTGCTGTGACAACGGATGACATTGCGATGTCAAATATATATTATTACGTTTTACGTTGTACGACAAAGATACGCGTATACACGCAGTGCCCAATTTTTTCATTCAAAATGGGAAACATCGAAACCAGAGACGCATTCCTTCTTGGATGTCCTCAATGCAAAAGGCGTGGAGGCTACAAGCACCAATATAAATGCAAACATTGGGGTTGTAGTCATTGTGTATTAAAATATTGGACACAAGAATTTGGTTCTGAATGTCAGAAACCGGTACCCAAATGCACACAAAAGGAAAAATCTAACACATGCAATGACATTGGACGCGAAGTGTGTAAGATGTGACATTTGAAAAAATGTAATCCAATCAACATTGACAAACCTAAATACTTACACGTAAATGTTGATCTATTTTAAAGATGACATCATACCATTTAACATGTATGCTTCCAAAAACAAACACGTGTATCTCAAAGACGGGACCGAACGAGACAAACTGTTGCTGGACTGGAAATACGTCAGCGACCCAGACCGTCTAAAAAACATCTTTGTACATGCACAAAAGGGGTCTCCCCGGGCCATGCTCGAAACCGTCATGCTCGGCAATGCAACAAAATACCACCACAACGTTGAAAAAAGCGCACAACAAGGCTACGTATATGCTTTTATGTATTTTTTCAACCATCACCTCTTTGCCGCAGAACCCGTCCTGCGTTTGGATCTCCTGGACACGGCATGCGAGTATTTCTACTCATGGGCTTTGATGATACGCGCCATATGCATTTACTGTGGCGTTTGCCCACGCAAAACAAAGGACAGGCGGGAATCGCAGCGCTGGTCGTTGTTGTCCATACACATGCGAGCAGAAGAAGAACTCAGGGATCTCTGTGTCAACTGCAGCACGAGCGAATGTTGTTTTCTCAACACCTACATCAGACGAAAGACGCATAATAGCGCGCCGTTCGTGGATGTCATGGTCGAGGTTCTCCGACAACAATACAAACGAATGTAATATCATTTCTTTTGCATGTACTCTGGCAACACAAGAAGTTGCGAAAACATACAATGCAAAACACAACAACGGAAAATGTTTTGAAATGTCCCAGCCGTGGTGTAGTGTTGTACACTATAAGTCTCCAGCAACTCGTGCGCTTGGTCATAGTTCATGGTCCTGACCCATTTGTACAACTCACGGCCAAAACGAGTGTCGTAAGCCATGTCCCGCCACGCAAGTTCTTCCCCCACGCGCAATTCCCATACGTCATTACCAGTGGTCATCGCTGTAACGAGTGCCAGTGATGCATCGGCGTACGCGTTGCAGTGCGCGTCAATCAACGTCTTGTTGCTGTCTCCCATCTGGATGAAATGAAAATGGTGTCGGTTTGACTTGACCACTGATCAAATGTACATTACATAATTCCACATGCAAAGTGAATTCACTTTTAATAAGACGCAATCGAATTATCCACCTTTAAAAGATTCAGACTCGCAAATTAATATTACAAAAATTAGCACATGGAAACCCCGTTGGATGAACTGCTGTTTAATTGCATCGGACATGGGTATCTTGATGTACCACAAGTTGTCAAAATAATCCACAACGGAGCAAACGTATGCGCCAAGGATAAAAGAGGATACACAATGTTGCATGCAGCCGCGGCATACAACCGCCACGAATGTATGAAGATCCTGCTGGAACATGCAAATATTACACTTAACAAGACCGACATGATAAAATTTGTGAACACGCCAGTATGTGGGGATATAACGCCTTTGTTATGCGCGCTCGGCACGCCCGCCAATTCACATGGGTCCGAATGCTTCCGGTTGCTCCTTGAATACGGAGCTGATCCAAATTTCATTATCACATTAAAAAATCCACACCGCGAGATGAGCATATTTGACGCAACCTGCACTTTTCCAAAAGAGTACATTGATGCAATGCTCGAACACTGTCGAAAAAATCACATTATTGTACGATGCACAGAATACACAGAACAACTCATGTCAGCATACAACATATCCAAAAAAGGATTGATTTTTCAATATAATGGATAATATGCCATTTCTTTTGTGTACAAAAAACGTTTTTGGGTGTTTTGTCTGTTCGCAGTGAATATCACAATCTACGTCCTACCACGCGTGTTCTTCTTCCTGGAAATGAAAAATGGGATCGATTTGATGCGGTCACGTATCGAAGGGACACCTCGCGATGCCACGTGTAAAGTGAATTCACCTTCGATATGACGTAATCGAATTTTAGACACACCGGCCTTTATAAGGCGCCGCAAAAAGTAAAAGTCATTCCGTAAAGCGCGCATGGAGAAGCGGGAGCACGCGCATGTCCATCATCACCACGGCATGAAACGGCCGCGCCCATCTGAACGGCAAGACAAGCAAAAGGTGCCCCGCGTGGTCGTCGTCATCCCGCGCATGCGTCGCGATGCCCCACCTCCACAGCCGGATTGGTCCGTGGCTATACCCACCGCGTACTGGGAACATCTGATGCCGTACATACCACCATACGAGAAGATGTGTCTTGCATACACTTGCAGGTCATTGTTTTCCATGGTTATTTTCGAGATGCCCTTCAACCGCTACGTTCCGTCACCAGGACTGACGCCGTTGTACTGCGAGATCGACTATAAGCCCGACCACACCACGCACGTACGGTACCCGGCGTGGACCCGTGTACAAGTATACGAATGCTACCACAAGCGTCTTGAATTTACGCCGAACACGAGGAACTGTTTCTCCAAACGTTTCCCGGACAAGCCAATCGTGGCCAACCTGCACCCATTCTTCTGCATGCGCATATGTCTATTCATGCGATGGTTCAAGCTGCAACAAACCAAGACAAAGGGGCTGTACAAGAGGTTCAGAGAAGCCACGGACCATGAATCCATGATGAAATACGGAAACGCTACTTTGGTCGCGGACGAGAATATAGCTCGTGGTGTCTGGTTTATGAATCAGGTACTCGTACCGCTCGAATGTGAGTTCAATCACGTACTCGCTGGCGATCATCCCAGTTTCTTGGATTCCGACGTATACTCTTCGCTATACAAGTCCACAATGATGGTCGTCCGTGCAATGCACCCGAAAGTCATGAAATATTATGATGAAACGGGACTGTTACCAACGCAATGGACCCCGGTGGCCGAGAAGCGAATGCCCACCATACGTAAGAAGTTGAAGGCCTTAAACCCGACAGGAGTGCATACAAAACACGATGCCAGATACAAGTCAAAACCTGCGTACGTCACTGACCACCCATCGATGGTATCGTCAGTATTATCAAAACCTGGGGTTATCCCCAAACGACACCCGATCATTGTCCAACCACCACCACCACCTCCGATGTTGTGTATACAATATCAACCACCGGTGGAACAAGTAGAATACATTCAACCGGTAATAGAACAAGTTCAACCAGTGTTGAACCAAGTTCAGCCACAAGTATTTCAACCGTGCGTCACCATACAACAATCGGAAATCGACAACGGTGTTATAACAATTAATACTCCCACAATCCAATCCGACCCAATTGACATACCGAATGGTTCGCCAAATGACACATTGGACATGGATCCATTGGGACTCATGGCAAGCCCTCCACACGACGATTTCGATTACGAAACACCAGTGCCAATGACACCCACTTTGGATTTTGCTAGCATTGTATCGTCAACATGATTGGTTTCGTCTGAAGTATTTAATACACATTGTCCATGTCATTGATTTAACGTCTTTGTTTGTGGGATCTCATTAATGCACGACGCGACACTTCACCTTCTGTGGCAATTGCCGCCCGATATGTTATATCATTGTCGGCACACTTGCAAGTGCTTTAAGACCGTTGCCGACGAAATCGCAGCAAATCCGAGTTATTGGCAAGACCAGGCACAAATAATTCGAGACACACACGGTGCCACCCTCAAAATCTCCTTCAAAAACCACGCAAGCTACGCAAAGCGCGAGAACACTTATCGCCAATGGTCAATTGAGGCATCCAAGGGGAAATTGCGTTGGGCTGTTATGCCGTACCTGCTGGCCATACACCCTTTTACGTGTTATGGCAAACACATGTGATTTAATTTTGTGTATACGAACACAGGATGTGTCCGTTTTGCAAAACGTAATATATTTATTTACTTTTCATGTGGTTTTTCTTGTTGGTATTTGGTGGCCATCCTGCTCAACAACTTGCATATGCGTGCTTTCGACTTTTTCAATGCCTTCTCGCGTTTTTTGTTTTCGTTTGTGAGTTTTGTTATTTCCAATGCAGTGGCAGCGATTTTGTCCATTATGGCCTTCTCCGCCGCCATTTCCTTCACCAACACATGTTGTTCCTGTTCGACCACGGTCACCGGATCAGTTTGAATTTGTGTATCGCAATGTGGTCCATCATATATAGACCATACATCACCGCGTGGATCATGCGATACTAATGCCGGCTGTGAAACAGGTGTGCCAAGTGGGATGCTCATTTTTATGTTTTATATAAAATGCGTAAATATGTTTTTATTGTAAAAAAAACGACAATCCAGATCTTCTTCACACATGGAAGACGACATGTCGCTCGTGTACAACAGAGTGTATGATTTTATTCCAGGCCGCAAATGTATGACAGATGCGATACCATTTATCGTCGAAAAGATCGAACAACGCAATGCACGGAGATATGAAATGTCCGTTTTGATGATGGCATCACACGAGAGGTGTGGTAAAACAGCCGCCGTACGATCAATCACCCAATCTGAATTGGTCGCGCGTTGTGTCGCATCATATAACGTATCAACATACACACATGCTGTCATCACATGCAAGGCCAACACCATACATTGGTTTGTTTTACGAATGATGCATAGCATAACATTGGTGATCGGACATAACCAAACAAGTCATACAGACCTTGTTACACTATCAGTCTATATATTATATCACCACAGAGGAATAATGAACGTGTTGAACATATATGGATGTACAAGTGGCGATTTGTGGTGTGGAACACGTCAGAAAATGATCCCCATGAATTGTTGTGGAAAAAAGCAATTGGATTCCATCAAATACAAAATAATACAGACGTTGTTCTTTACCAACGCGACATCGGAAACCATACAAATAGCGTATGATACAGTGTTTGAAATTATGAAATGGTTCAATTCCAAAAACACTAACGTTGACGATTTAGTCGTTGCGTTCAATAACAAACACATGTTGCAATGATTTTTCATTATTTTGTGTGAATAAAGCCCGATTCCACTCTGCACGTTGATCCGCCAAATGAACAATACACACGCGACGCCATCGCCAATTCGCGACGCAAATCCATTTCCAAATGCATTACAACCGGATGCATAATCACGTCAGCGTCGAATATAATCGACAAATTATGACCCCATATGCATACCAAAGGTATTCCTTCCATATGGCACACGTTATTGTCAGTGAATGAAAGGTCTATGATATCGTCTTCTCTGTTACTGTATTTTGTCAACACGTCGTATACCGTGGACGATGTGCACAATACGGTACCATTGTCCGTACATATCTTGTAATGAACAACATTATCGTCAACGTGTGTCACGGATGTACGAGTCAATATAAAACCGACGTGTATATCTGAATCTCTTATTAAACGCACACGGAATTCTGATGCATTGTTCGCTACTGTTTCTCGAAAATCCATCACTTTGCATGTGCTTTGCTGCGCATGCGTCCCAAGGTATCGCAAGTGTGCCAGCGAAGAATGTGGGTCAGCGATTGCCTCATTTTCGATCATCTGGTTATATGCATCTTCTTTGCATGTTTCCAACGTTGACAACGCGATCCGTTTTATCACGTGATCAGCCATTGTGTTTTATAAATAATTTTATTCACAAATTTAATTCAAAAATAAAAAACACCAAAACACAAACGGCACGCAAAATCAAATAAACGTGGCAGCAATTGAAAAATGTGCATTATGATATCAAGACAAGTTTTCTTTGTTTGGTCAGATCTCTCCTCAGCATAGATCTTTTGAACGAGTATTCGCAATCTGTCTGCACGCAAGGTGTTTCATCGTCAAAACCACGACAATGCGCACATTTTGCCACAACCACCTTATACGCGTCTTCCATGTCGACAATCGTCTTTTTAATCGCACATTGGTCAGATTCAATGACAGACTTGTCACATTTCGTGCAGTATAACCGTGGACGTTCATCGGCAACAGCTTTCACTGGCAGTGGCGTGTTGCATATTCTACATATATCGCGTTTTCCAAAGAACCTGGCGAGTCCCATGTTCGCTGGCATAACCGGTAATATCTTTGGCACATGACGAAACACGTCAACGTTATATATGATTCTCTCTGTCTCTTTTTCGCGTTCCTTCTCCGTGATATCACCACCGGGAACCAACAAATGCGCCATGATGCGAATAAGCGGTTTCTTCAATTGGTGGTTGGCATAATAATCATAATCGATTGGTATTTCGTGTTCTATTACATACGACGGCGTTTCGGTCTTGGCACTCACGAGCGCCTTCTTATCGCCAGTCCACGTAATGAGATATGGAATCCTCTCGCCGGTGTTTATAACAAATGACGGGTCTCTCTTTGCCATGCGTTTTGCTAATTCCGAATGTGCCTGTTTGCTTTTGTATTCTATCTTACTGAGTGATCTCGTGATGACCAATTTATGCAATTCCACTTTTTGTGTCATCAGCAGCTTTATGCAGTCCTGTACATATGGCAGCGCCGTCTTAGGTCCATTGTCATGCATGATTTTGAGAATGGTTTCCGTAATCGTATCGCAAACAAATTGACAGTAATCACGACGAGCCGATTCTATTCCCTTTTGGTCAAGCGTGCCTTTATCGTCCGGATTCATGTATTTCATCCCGGCGTAATGCTTCTTTTTGAGCAAAAGATATGGTTGATATACCTTTTCTGGTTCCAAACGAACAGGAAATGCATTATATATGGCGGTGACTCTCGCGGCGATCTGTTTGATGAGGACAAACATATCTTTCTTGTCGTTCACCCCATCTTTAATGATCATAATAGAGTCCGTGTCACCGTATATGACTTTGCAACCAAATTCGTTCTCGGCAGTATTTTTTGCAGTGTCTATAAATGTTCTTCCCCACCCAGTGACAGACTGTGCCATACACTCTCTACGCATTTTGCCACCACTGGCATTGAAAAATCCATACGTGGAATTCGCAGACACTTTGAGAGCTCCCTGTTTGCAATTGGCTGATATCTTTTCTAAAGGCGTCTTTGCGTTCGCCAGTTGTTCCTTTGCCTTGCCGCGTTTTGTCAAAAGATTCTTGAGAAACATCGGCACAAGACCTTCGCGAACTTCCTGTGTAACAAATCCAACACCGCATGGTGATATGCGACATTTTCCCTCCGCAGCCATCAACTGCGCTTTTGCTTTGTTGCGTATCAACGTCGAATAACATATGTTCTTCGATACCATGATGCTGGGGTACAAAGAGGCAAAATCCAACACCCCTACGGGTTGTACGTAAAATCCCACAACTGGGTCTATGACAGTGGCTCCTTCAATTTTCTTGTCCGCTGGTATGTCATGTGGTATCTCGAATGGTATCGCTGACCTCAGTGACGGGTCCGGGTTCCATCGAGGCGCCAGCGTCTCATGTAATAATTGAGCCCATACCTTCGACTGTTGTCCACTTTGCAAAGCATTGTTTGGCATTGTCCTCGTGATACGACAAGATTCGGTGATGTCCGGAAGCATTCCAAACTTGTCAAAGAGACCAAACGTGAGTACCGAATCCTTCATGTTGTATTTGCCGAGGCGCGCCCGAGTCGCATTCGATTGTTTCCACAACGGCGTGATCATTTTGTATCCCACATCGTCTTTGTTGCATCCCAAGTATTTTTGTGCGAGCGCCCCAAGACCATACGAGCGCTGCTTGTTCAATTGGTCCGCTTTCATCTGAACCATGGTATCCAATTGTATCCTACCGATAATAACTGTCTGTTTGGACGTTATAGTGTCTCCGTTCTTGCGTTTCCTTTCCACTACGCGTGGAGGCCTCCAACGTGCTTTTGTGCGGCTCCAACATTCTGCATTTGGCAAATCGCCAACCGTATGTGCACGTTCAACAAAGTATGGTATATCAAAGGCTTTACTGTTATGTCCAACGATCACATCAGGATCGAAATAATCGCTTATAACATCCCCCACAAATCTGAGCAGTGCGCGTTCTATTTCGATTTCTGGCACTTCTGGTGTGTTACCAAAGAATCTTACATGCGCAGTATTGCTATTGTCTTTCAAATCATCCGCATAACCGTGCTGCACGAGGATTTGTTGTATCTTTCTACCAGTTTCATCAGATAACACCATCGACACGCTTATGATCGGGTCTTTTTCCGATGTTGGGAATCCTCCAGAATTGCCACATTCAATATCAAATGTCATGACACGCATTGGCGCCACGGTCTCCTCGTGTTCGTGGACTGTCAGATGTTTATACGATGTATTCACCTCTATGATTGCTTTGCTCCTATCGGTGGATGTTGATTCCGTCACGATGTCGTACTGTTCACATGAGATCCACCCAAAACCTGTAAGTTTCGACTCCAAAATGAACTGTGTTGCTGCGTCCAAGCAATTGTAAGGGACCGCTTTTATAACGCCATATGTCGGTGTCTCGACGTTGTTGCTGTTTTCAAATTCCTGAGGTACGCCATCCACTTTGTTGCGGTCATAAAAGTATCTGCCAAGCCATGTACAATACTGAGGCAATGCAAGCGTCAGTTTTATCGCTTTCGTAAAAGTTTCGTCGTAATCGTCAGCAGTAAATAGCTTCTCAAATTCGTAATGCAACACGCGTTTCATAGTCTTCCAGTGTGGCATCCTGGGACAAAATGTGTCATCAGTGTCAGAAAGCAACTTTTCGACCGCTCCGACGAATTCAGAAGCGTTGTATTCGTCTATCGGCGGCTTGCAAATGAGATATATAAACGGGAAAAACCCGTACACGTTCACCGCAGCCGTGGCTCCGTTGGCGCATATACCATGGAGTTTGTATACTGGCACACTGTGCTGATTTTCAGGACATCGCGTTTCAGACTCTGGAGTAAGCGTCGGCACGTTCCAACGATTGATACACTCCATGTCTATCACCATCATTTTAAGTGGTCTTTTGTGCGACAACACGTCCATCACATATTCATCATCTCTTACTCGTCGCAAATGGTTCAAATCGTACGAGGTATGCATAACCCTTGGCACGTCAACACTTGCACGTTTTGGTGGAGATTCATTTACCGCATTGATGCCATCCACTTCTTCCATTTTGTTGTATTAATGAAGAATGTTTGATATTTGGACTGTTTTGAACAATGGAAAATGAACTGTAATTTATATTACTTATTTTTACTTCTTGGCCTTCTGTTCTTGAATGGCGTTTGAAACAAAGTAAGGCATGTGTTTGCTAAAGGCTTGTCGCATGCGATCGTCGACGATGAGAAACCGGAAATACGTGATGATGATTGTCTCCATCGCGGTTTCGTATATTTCCAGGAATCCAACATAGAACGGGAAAGCCTCTCTATTTCCCTTATACGCGTCATGCGCCGCTTCTGCGACCTTGAGACGCTGCGCCTCCAAGACGCGCAGTTGCGCGAGCGTCTGCTTAAACTCTGATCCAACCTTGGTCCTGGCCACGCCTGTGTCGCCAGGATACTTTGGCATCGTCTTGACACATTTGAGATTCATGCAACGCTTGTGACTTGGTTTCCCGGCCGTCTTTGTCTTACTATTCTCATTTGCCAGACAATTCTTGCATGTTCCGCATGATGGTTGTTTGCAATATTTGCATTTACCACATGCGTGCGTTGGTATATAGTCCGCCATCTTTTTCAATATGGTCAATGGCCTGGTTCGCAACTTTAACAATCTGCGTTGATCCTTGTCCAGGTGTATTTTCGCCACGTCTTCCAATGTCTGTTTTATCACCTTTGCGTCTGGTGTAGCGGCAGCGGCTGTCGGTGTCTTATCGTCATCATCGTTTTCCTTCTTCTTCTTGGGCGAGGAAGGTGCAGACGAGGACGATGAGGAAGACGATGATGAAGAAGACGAAGAGGACGACCTGTGGTGCTTGTGATGATGCTTCCTAGACTTTTTGGTCGATCTGCGTTTACGTGGCGGTTCTTCACTGCCACTAGAGGCAGACGCATCACCGGTTTCTTTCTTTTTTTCTTCGTCCGCACTCATCTTTTCCGGTTTCTCATCCACCGGCACACAATCATCTGGCAACTGTATGATCGGGACGTCGTTGTCGCACGCGATTTCATCGAGATCGGGCACCACGGGATGCGCACGTTTGCGCGAGGCGTCGCCAGACTGGACAACATCGACAATCGGTACACACTCCTCTTGTTTTTTACTGGTGTCGCAAGCAGCCATCACTTGAACGTATTAAATGATAAGTGAAAAGAGGTTTGTTTTTTTCTTCCGTTTTGTGTCGCTTTTTTTCTTGTATATTTTCTATAATTTATAATACGTCATTTATTAAATAAACAAAACAGAAAATGGGGTTGGTGTATTCTCACCAAGACTTCGTATGCATATGCGTCACACTGGTGCTGAGCTTCTGTGCGTGTGTAACGTTTTGCACATTCGCAAGCCTGGAGTTCTGTCGTATAGAAAGAAATAGGGCAAAGAGCGAGATGGCGGAATTTATCGGTTTACTGTCACCATTACTGCAGGTGTTGATGGGGGCACTGAAACTACCACAATTCGTCCCACCTTCTTCACCCGAGGCAGAAGCTGCACGTGCCAAGATTGAACAGATCTTCAAACAACACACAACCGCCAAATACGAAGAAAAAGATACAGATGAAGAAGTAGAAGTAGAAGAAGAAAAAGATTCAGACGATGACAGCTCTGATGAAAATTAAACAAAACCACTTTTTATTAATCAGAATGTGTTATTTCATTCACTTTTTGTCTCGTTTCCAACAACAAACCATACTGATTTGTCAGCGTTTCGTTCATGGTCTTAAGCGCCCTGTTCTGTTCCTTGAGAGATTCATTTGTTATCTTCGCCATTTCCATGGCCTGTTGTTGATAGTCCATCAACATTTCCAACAACCCAAGCATTGTGTCTGTATCGTTTGCATCACAATCGTTTTCGTCTTCCACGACAGGCACCGCGTTCACTTCCGTGCCATCATCTTTCAAAGGAACACACCTTTCGTTCTCTTGGATGTCCGATGCCATGTTGTGGATGTTAAAAGTGATTTGTTATTTATTGTTTTCGTCTTTTTTTTAACATTATTTTTTCAAACAACGTCCTCGTTTGGCGGATGAACAACTATTTCGACGTCCTCTTCATTTCCAAGAACCATCTCAATATCTTCATCCTCTTCTTCATTTTCGTCTTCTTCTTCTTCCAATCCCTCTATTACCCCTTCCGTTACAGACGGTACATCACACGCCTTCACCATTTCAACATATGCATCCAAGGCATGTTGACTTTGCATATTGTGCAACACAACAATGTAATTATAACTGAGGATGGCGCTGCGTTTTGGTATGCCAGCAGAACCAGAAGCGGCAAATGGCGATGAATTATAAACGTCCACGTATGTATAATGAAAGTTGAACAACTCTTTGAGCTTCTTTCCGAGCGGCGATGGCATTTTGGTGGGTTCTGGCCTTTTTGGGTTGCGTTTCTGTTTACTGACATTCCATTTCCCACGCGGATTGATTTCCGTCACAAAATCAACGACAGCATATTTGATCGCTTCCACCTTGCTGGCGGCACGCAACAAAGCCAACAACAATATGTTTTCGCCATCCTTTACCTTTTCAGACCTGTTCGTGTTCACCCGTATTTCTTCTATCGCCAGATAATTTTCACTCTCGCCGGTGAGCGACACGACAACATATGGGCAGTAGGTTATATACGCCTGCACTTCTCGAACCTCGTCCTCCAACAACGTGAGCATTCCACATTGCCTATTTGGACATCTGTCCGGATTCGTTTTTGGCAATTCCTTTGGTAAATTAACAGCATATTGACGAGTGTTATCACTACCACGCGCCTTCTCCACGTCTATATATTTATACAAACTCATATCATTCGCCGTATTGAGAACGTCCGGATCATACACCGACACAGACCTCACCTGGAAATTTTGTTGCAAAAGATACACATCTCGTATGTCGTCGTATGTTTTTGGTTTCATATGTGTTGCAATGTAATGCACGTGACAAAGCCGCAGCATGCGATTAATGACTTCCAATTGCGTCTCTATGTTGCGATTCAACTGTTCCATAATACTAGGATCTGTGGACATGGTGCCACGCGCCGGCTGTTTCACGACAACATACGGGTTGAATTTAATGGTATCTTGTATCGTTTTATCGCCTGGATGCAATTTCAAAAGTTCTCGTATCATGTCAACACTCATATTGTGTGCTATGACACTTTTGTCCATGCACGTTACCACCACATTCGGCGCGTATGGCAACAATCGAACGATTTGTGGCATAAACACGTTTGCAAAATAATGAGACGTCTGTAGTACATTCAACTCTCTCCTGTATCCGTCGAGTGTATATAACACCGCGAATGCATGTTCGTCCTTGAAAGACATACGCGGCAATCGTTCGTATTCCTGCCATGACGCGTCGTCAAATTGATTGGTGTTTTTGTCCAGATAATCCAGACCGTATCTGTCGTACACGTTCATCATATCAGCAGCCATCGCACGCATGCATGGAGTCACGTCCGTCTCATTCTCAAAGTTGTCAGTTTTGCGTTGTATGAGCGCATAAATGACATGCGCAAGATGTGTTTTATACGACTCTATCTTTGTTTTCATTTCGTGTTCTTGTTCCGCAGACGCGGACACGTCCGCTTGCACGACAGACGCCGCTTGTTCGAAAATGAATGGTTGCACCGGTTCGGCCATCGTTGTTTTAAAAATGGCAACATATATTTAAAATGGCAAAGTAAAGTCGGTGTAAAAGAGTGGTGCTATTTTGAATGCCGGACGCCGCTTGCAAATGCGAAAGAGGTTGACCTTTGGGAGTTCCGACGCCAACAGATACGGCAACATTCTCGCGCGCAGTTGTGTGTCGCGACAAAAGGCACGATAGCAGTCCATCCGTGTCTGCGGTATGACCTTGACGGCGTTGAGAACGGTGTTGTCGTCGTCGCGGTTCTTCCACGTAAACTGCAACGGCGCGATGATGTTGTGGTACACAAGCAGTCGAGCAAGCCATTTCCTCGACGGCGACTTGGGGTTCGTCATGATATCCTCTGGATCAGCGCCAGCACGCACGGCGGCCCGGTACACGTTGTCAGGCAGGAATCGAAAACCGCGCGCGATGCCAGCAAACGTCTTTGGTCCTTGCTTGCCGAGTATGTAAAAAATCAGTTGCTTTGAATCTTCGCCCGTCACGCCGGCAAAAGCCCACAGGCCCAGCGCGGGCGTGTCAAGAACTTCGACCACTGGATATTCCATCTTGTTGTTGAGTAACAATGAAATGACACAAGGGTTAATATATACGCGACAAACCGCCGCATTGTGTAATCCATAATTGGTAAAGTGAATTCACTTATGTGATAAATATATGGATGAATTATGTATTTATACACGCTCATTTTGTCAAAAAAATACACACATGGATACGGACTACCACATCCACACAAATGCTCTCATCGCCAACATACGCAACGCGTTAAACGCCACGCACATCAATGAACTCAACAGGCTCATTGTCAGCACGCACGAGACCAATGAACAAAAAAGCGTGAGGGCCAGCCATCTCAACATCGTTTTCACCAACTTCATTGACGGCTGCAAAACAATTGCCAAACTCATTAACAACCCAACATGGGACACGCAGTTCCTCACTGAACTATGCGAATACCTTTGCGCCATGCATCCGTTCCCAACATGCCTGCATTCGGACGACGATATCGACACGTTCAAGTCAGAAAATGTGCTGGAGCGTTACATCAACTACGACCACATCCGCGTGTTATACGACATGTTTCCAGCAGACAGTTATGAATACAGATTGTGTATTTCCGCCATGGTGTTTGCCAACAAATTGGCGGACATCCTCATTCGTAAAATATATTCATCATAAAAACCAAAATTTGTTTATTATTCGTGATGCGTCCAACAACCTTCTGACGTGAATGTCTTGTGTTTCTTTTCTATCGGACCAGCGTCTTCTGCATAACTGTTTTCCGCATTTTGAATTCGTTTGGTTTTTTGTTCTAAAAGTTCTTCCATTGTATCATGATACAATGTGGCTTCCCATTTGTCAAACAACTCACGCGCGTGTTCAAACGATGGCATCAGCTTGTCCGGTATACCAGTCACCATACTACCAGCTTCATACGCAAGCTTCATCACGGTGAACAATGCCGTTGATACGGTGTTATGTCCAGTAATTTTGGACATTTCACTCAAATAATAACTTTTCTCGAACATCCAATCATTGTTGGGTCTGTCATACTTGCGTTTATAGTATAATATTTCCACATCGACGCTAACAGACTTCTTTTTGCATGTGCAACATGTCTGTGCACGGATAAATTTTATACCATCGATCAAATAGATGTCAATGGGATCCTTGAACACGGACAGTACTTCGTCAGAGTCGATTATATTCCGCACAATACTGGACGTAGCCACGGATTTCATCGCAAGTGTGGTATTTCTTGTTTCGCATTGCCTTCTCTTTTAAAGATGTCTTTTCATTCCATAAAACTTATTTTTCACATTATGGATACTTTATCCACACAACCACATCACATCGCGGCCCTCTGCACCCCAAATCCCATAATGTTTTATCCGCGTCCGTTACAAGGTCATAACGCACGTTTTCTATCTCCATCCAAGGTATATGCAGATGCAACAATCCTTTTTGCGGCGTACATCGCTTCCTGGCACATATCGTAACACAAAATTCCGAAAGTGTTATGTGTGATATCTCCACGTTTTTTATATCATCAAGCGTCGTGTAAAATGGGCCATATAACTTCCGACTTATGTGTATATCAGATAACGTTTTACGCAAGCAATGTTCCCCAATCATCCTAACCACATCCATTGATACGTTATTCTTTGTCAACACACTCAACGTTCCACATCTCTCATGAAGACCCATGAGAAGCGTCAACGCCCGTTGTAACATCGTATATAAAACAAATAAAATGGTTCTTTTTTATTTCATTATTCTGTCAATGAATTACATATGTTTTTTGACTTCAGATAAACATTGTGACAATTCATCAAGCGTTCGCATATGTTCAATATCTTCACTGGCCTGTTTTACGTGCTTGTGAAAAATGTGCACCAACGGTTCTATCTCAGCAGCAGTCATTATGTACGGACTGCCAATCGATCGTCTGTGTATTGCGTAACATTGATATAATTGGAATTCAATCGTGTTTTCATCCTTATATGTGATCCATATGTCCTTTCCCCAATTACCATCCTCGATCGGTAGGTGTATGCAATTGTAACCGTTTACCTTTGATTTGCGGATAACGTCGTAGCCATCATGCACATCACCAAGGTCTACAACATGCAACAACCACGCAACAATCCTGTTCTTGATACAACGTTGCAAATCACATGATTGCGCCATCAAGGAATGAAAACAAAATGCTTATTTTTTATTTCATTATTCTTTGCACACCAAATATTCCACTAACATGAACGTGTTGTGTTTATTTTGAGCTTTTTCAGCTTCTTCTGCATACTTTGTTTCCGCGTTCCGGATTTGTTCGACTTTCTTTTGTAAAAATCCTTCCATAGCATCATTATGCACGTGAGATTCCCAATTATTGAACAACTCGCGCGCGTGTTCGACATATGGTGCCAGTTTGGCTGGTATGCATCTCACAGGGTTTCCAGCTTTATACGCAAGCTTCATTGCAGCGAATAACACCGTCGATACGGTAGCTTCATGTGATATGACCATTTCACTCAAAAGGATTTTCCAGTCATCACCGTAAATGTCGTATTTGTATCTATGCAGTGATATATCCACATCGATGTTAATGGTATCCATTACATTTGAGATGCATGTCCGCGCGCGTATGTATTCCTCACCACCAAGCAATTGAAAATCAACGGGTTCCTTAAATGCGGAAAGTACTTTGTCTGACTCTATCATGCTCCTTGCAATCTCAGACATCTTTGCAGACTTCATCTCGATTTGTGATATTCCTTTTCTCTTGACAACTGGCTTTTAATTGCACATTCTCATTCCATAAAACTTATTTACATATTAAAATATCACTCCACTGTTATCCAATACACATGGAATCACCCAAGCCATTTGATCCGACAGTCATCGAAGCCGCGGCGGCTTCAGTACAGAAATCGTTCGAAGAACAACGTGTTTTGGATTCAAAGATAGAATCATACAAAAACACACTCGCCAAGATTATACATTCCTTGATATCCAAAAAAATGCCTGACCTTGGCAGTTTTGAATCAACTGTGAACGTAATGAAGTCCATGGCTTCGGACGTCATAGTCATATACAACCATTATGGTCTCGATTATCTCGACCAACTGACAAACCAATACGACGACGTCGCGTTTAAACAATACGAAAGTCTGCCGAGCATGTATGGTTCCGTTCCAGGCTCGTTCCTTTTTGTCGACAGTGAAACACTCGGGGAACAAGGACATATGCAAATACGTCAAGGATTCTATTATCTTTCGAACATTTTCATACCTCGTATCGTACGGTTGCTTCCGTATGCACCAAGACAAGGCATCAGCTGCGAACATAACTCCATATTATCACATAATATGAGCGTTGATCTCACGCGAGAAATAATTGAACGACATGCACCAAACGAAGCCAATGATTTTATGACAGCTCTCAAATATAACCCATATCTGGCCATAAAACAGCCATCCTCTGGCACGTTTGCTTCCGACCCTGAAATACTGGAACGACTAAACACAAACATAACATCCCAGTTGGCAGACATCAATAGAGAGCTCCATGCATGTGATATCGCATTCACGGCTTCGCACGTCAAGCCCAAGAACTACGAAGACATCCGAGATGCCGTCCAGATGCAACTTGTTGAAAGATCCAAAGCATCTCATTTTTCCAAACACGCTATCGCAACGGACAATGACATGCCTTTGGAAAAATACATGGACGTAGCTCAGATCCACACAAGTGACATGACAGCTCGCGGCACCATGTCTCCTATACGAGAAGGGTTGAACCCGATCAAATGTCCCAGCAGAAAATGCGCCATGCTGGTAGTTCGAAACGACATCGATAATACACCACAATGTTATATAACCTACTGCCCTTATGTCGTAGTGTCACTCACTGGCGCGTCTAGTAATTATCTTGCCATCGAAGAGATTCGCGTGAATAGGGATCGCGCAAACCAACTGCGTCACGGGGAGAACGTATTGTTACTGGCTTTGCTGCGCGCGGCAAACACCATTAAAGAAATAGACTATGCCGTTGTTGATATTTTGACGCGCACGAACCGACGAGGCCGTTGGTATAGGAAACGTGAGAACAGTCCAACGTCGACAAAGATACCGCAAGCGACGAGGGTGCTGCCAACAAAACTGTCCAAAATGTTCGGCATGCATTACACATTTGCAGACATGTACATGGCAAAATTCACAGCATCCGGTTCCGCCGGGATACCAAAACACAGCGCGATGCTGACCTACAATTATATAGTCTCTTTGCACAGTGGCAGCACGGATCGCGCACTGTCAGAGTACGCCGCACAACTGTCTCAATGCAAAATTGCGAGAGTGATCGAAGCGGACGAAGAAGAAGTCGAAGAAATCATGCCGGATGAAGTCGAAATCGCACAACAATTGTAAACTTGACCAAAAAAATAAACCGCCTCATTACAAACAAATGGACACATCAGACATCATATCGATGTTGAACCCGGCAGGCACCGTGCCTGTACAACAGATAACATACGCGACACCGAACAGCGGAAATATGATAAACAAAAGAACCGCCATATTTATAGCAATAACGGCAACAGTTGTCACTGGAGTTGTATCTTCCATGGCAACGTATTATTACATGAAGGACCAAGAAAGAAAGAGAAAAATACGTGAATCTCTATATATCAACAAACACCACATGTAAAACAAACAAAAACACTCTTCATTTTGTTATCCGTCATAAACCCAATAATCATCTGACATGAACATGTTGTGTTTTTTTTCAACCACTTCGGATTCTTGTGCGTGCTTTGCCTCAGCCTTTTGTATCAAATCGGTTTTCCGATCCAAAAGCTCTTTCACGGAATCGCGATACACACGTGCTTCCCATACATTAAACAACTCACGCGCGTGTTTCACGGCTGGCAATAACCTGGTTTGTATATCTGTCACCGCCTTGCCAGACTTATACGCAATCATCATAACAGCGAACACCACCGTTGACATGGTGTTTTCGCCTGTGATTTTGATCATTTCACCCAAACGGTGACTTTCAACAGTATGCCAATCTCTACCATCAAAATCGTTGTAACTATGTCCAATCAATGCAATGTCCAGATCAACGTCTACTGTATCCCTTCCACGCATGACATTCGTTCGCACGCGAATGTAGTCTACACTGTCGAGTAAAGGGAAATCAACAGGTTCCTTGAATGCGGAGAACACTTCATCAGAGTCGATCACATTTTGTGCTAGTTCAGAGATGCTTGCAGACTTCATTTCGATTATGTGATATTTCTTTTTACGTAATGGTTGGCTTTTTAAAGACCATTTTCCTTTACATAAAACTTATTTCATTAAAATAGAATGGCGTCTCACTGCGATAACAGTTTCAGAACAACCGGGCTCATATTCGGTTTGTTGGACATAACCTTTTCCGTGCCAGCGTTCTTCATCGGCACTTTCATCTTGTTATGCGGCGTGTGCTTCGCAACTGGACATTCCATAGACATACTCTCACAAAGAACACAAAGGGTCACACCCGAAAGAAACAGACACAACAACGATGCCCGCGAAGCGTGCAAAATCATATATTGTGGATGTATTGCATTGTTCATTGGCGCATGTTCATTCACCTCCGGTATACTAATGATAAGATACACAAACATGTATTATCATTGCAGCAAAAGTTGTTCTGTTTCCAATTGATAATTTATTACAAACACGCTGCACATTTTATGCGTTTTATCAGAATGCTTGCCAAACTTCTTGCAATCAAAAACAACGTCACCAACAACGGCAACAGCTCCTGATCCGTTCCCAAAAGATTGTCCAGTTCACCTGTCAAACCATTTTGTATGTATACCGACAACACGTGTTGCTCGTCAAGTTTCATACGATCTTCGACCGTTTCCAAACAAAACGGGAACATATACGTCGTATGTAATTTATCCTCACATATCGACTTTGCCAAACGAAACGCGTCCTCTTTGTTCCTCCAACCATGACCATTCGCGTCACCAGTCAATGAACAACATCCGGAACAATACATGTCCAGCATGACGCCAATCAAATCAGCATATGCGGTCTTTGACACACCAGATGCCAAAGTGTCTCCTGGCATTGATAATAATCTCCTCAGAACATGGATGTGCAGTTTGTCTGCGCACGCGCGGACGCCGACAAACGCGGTGGATGCTTCGTCGCCGATCAACATTGTAAATACAATTGTGAAAAAAAAGAATGTACGTGTTATATCAAACCGTACTTCATAATATGTCTCAAAAATCGGTTGCAGAGGACTGTGGTCAATTCGACCAAATAATCCCATACAGAAATTCCTACATAGAATTCGGACCGTGCAGATTCCGTGGAAACAACGTCCAAAATGGAATCTTTTCAATCATCAACACCGCCGGACCACAGTTGCGCGTGCAATACGACGCCACACACTACGCGTGGATCAATTCACTGGCGTCCGGAGACGCGACACTCGGCACCACCGGAACAAACCTCAATATAGACAGCAGTAATATATTCCATGTATTGAACACGACCAATTCCACCAGTCAGACCACCGGCGCGGCCGTTATAGCCGGTGGTCTCGGCGTGGGTGGCGACATATATTGCCAAAACCTGGTTACCGACGGGACAGTGACACAAAATTACATAAAACGATGTAGCCTTCTACAAGCCGGTGGCAATGTTGTGAACACGGATTCTACGACATTTCCACAGTTCACGTTTCCCCACATAGTTGGCAATCCCGGATTGACCGCTGATTACATGTTACCAGACTCCTGGATAGTTGGCACACCCGTCGTGCCATATATATTTTACCGTGGCCTTGGCGCCCTCGCCACTCCATATGCCACGGTTCTTCTCGCACAGACGACATTTACGGATGCAACACACAGTTCAGCTGCGGCCACAGACACAACAACGTCTACCGATTTCACACAAGACGTGTGTCTCACACACAGTTTTGCGTCAGTTGCCACTACCGGAATGGCCACACCATGCGCCGTACGTCTTACAATTGAACGTCGAAGCAGCGAAGCCGCAGACACATACACGGCAGCGTTATTGGTCTACGACATTGGCTTGTTTGTACATTGTTCTTATTAAAACCTCAAATAAAAACGCGTGTTATTTGTCATTTGTCGTTTTCTTTCTTTTCGTCTCTTCCAACCAACACGTAAAATGTATTACTAGCATAAAATCATAATTTCATCGACATTTTATTTACCCACGACCATGGAGCATCCGGTGACAATCCGCAACGCGATCTCCGTCCTCAAGTACAGGGAGTCGCGTACGGACCCCACCAACACTTCACCCAAATGCGAAGACTTTTACTTCAGTTATCTGCTCATGCACAGAGACCACGAAGGCCTGCGAGAACCAAAAATGTTTCATATCACCATCGAATGTATACTCGAGCAAATCCGCCGCACGGGCGCGGACGCGTGCGCTCGCCTCGAAATCACCGCCGGCATGTTGTGGAAATCATATTCCTTCGACAAGACATTCGCAGACCTGTACATGCTGTTCCTCCATTCCAACGACAACATTGAAAACGAAGAAAACGTGCGACCGTGCGAATGGTACGGCGCACTCGGAGAAGCGACGTCCACCAATGTTCTCATGGACGCTTCGCATGCGATTTGGGCAATGTTGGAAGAAATGATATTGATGTTGTCAAAATAAATTACTTTTCAAATGTATTGTGTTTACTTCTAACAACTGCGCCTCGTCGTATGAGCTTCATTGCCATATCTTTGTCTTTACGATATAATGCACTATCCAACAATGTCCACCATTCTGTCGACATCTCAAAACAATTCTCTTCCAACGCTCTAGTGTCTGACACATTCACGCATGAATCTCCACACATATCCAACATCGATAACACATCCGCGTAACGTCTAATGAACATTACATAATGAAGAACACACCATGCTCCGTTGCGCGGTTTGTTTGTTATCACATCCGGTTGATTTCGCATGTGCTCGATTGAATATTCACCAAAAGATGTAAAAATATGCAGATTCCTCACTCCAATCAACTGAACCAACGCATATCTATCACTTATAGTGCACGGGGATGACATCGGTGGACCACCGATCAATTCGTCTCCAAAATGCATGCGCGTGCAGTTCCTTTTGCCTCTGCATTCGCAAATCTTAGGCCGGCCGGCAGGCGTCACTCGTGGAACCGCCATATCGAATATTATCATAGCAATATCCTTTGTCAAATGTGCATCACGTTTCTTTTCCAGCGTAACCAACATAAAAGCAGACCCGAGCTGCTGTCGAGTGTACCACCGAAACTCCATTGTGTTTATGTTTCCGTTCAGTGTGACTCAATCTTTAATGAAAAGATCAACAACCCATAAAACATAATACATCTTACATTTACACTTGTTCCAGAAAATGTCATTCGAAATACACACATTGCCGACACACGGAGACGTGGAAATAATCATCACGGTCAAACATCTGTTCGTCACATTAGTGCCAGAAAATCCAATGAAAATACTGGAAATCGACGCAGATCAAGAGGCCGGCGCGTTCGAAGACGACGGCGCCACTGGCGTGTTCTGCATCAGCTGGGACGCAGATTTACTCATGGTGGAGGTCAAATCAAGACGCGGCTGTGGCGAGGGTGGCGGAATCTCGCTGGCCATGGAATTCAATGAAAATAGCCTCCAAGAATTTCATCAACTGTTACACAAGTGGCAAAAACATGTCAGCGAATACATCAAATAATATACCTATCAATGTCGAGTGTTACATCACGGTGCCTCCTCCAACCACTGGCATCCCATGTAATTGTGGTTCATTCCCGCACATAATCGATTCCACTTCAACGCTCGTGGATACAACAAAAACACGTCACATCAAAGTTCAGTATTATGTCTCAGTTTGCGACTGTGGAAGAGTAGAGTACTACCAAACATATATGAACAAATACGGCAATACATTGGGAATGTGGGTGTAATAAAAATGAAACAAATGATATTCAGTTTTCAAACTTTTTTAATAATTTTCACAAATGGCTGATACACCCGAATGCAGTATATGTCTTTGTGTTTGCAATACAATCGACGACGCACTCACAACATGCGGACATCACTTTCATAACACATGCATCGATAAATGGACGCAAGAGCACGACACATGTCCTATCTGCAGAACAACACCGGTAAAACTGGTCTATAAAGATGTTATATCCCATCCCAAACCAAAACCAAAACCATCATCAACAATTGACGACGATACACCATATTACATACATCCGTTCCCAGGCATTTACCAACATGATACACACTATTACATCAACCCATTTCCATATGCCAACCAACACGACACCTCAAACATTGTTCGTCATTCATTTGCGCCGTGTCCAGATTTACATCCCACCGGTTCTGTGGACTTCTCGCGGCCCAACACCCTGTATATGACCAACGGCCTCATGGGATTAAATTTCGCATTTTGATACAAAAATGTTCAATAATCAAAACAAACGTCTTTGCATTGTAAACAACCCTCCATGAATGTGCTACAAAAAAGCAACGCCGGGTAAAATACTGCGTCCGTTGGTATATGTTTCAAACTGATAATCGTCTTTGTAATATCCACATCATCATTACGCCTGCGAACACGTATTGACATTTTTCTTTCGTCCAATTGCAATTTCACATATATCCGCAGCCTGAGCAAGTTGTTGTTGTCCCTGCACCGTTCAATACACCACCCTTCTTTGAAAAAAAGCTTCACTCCGCCGTTCATTTTTGTGCATATTGCTCCAATCTTCATTACTTGTATTGCATGTGATTCCACCTTTGTTTCGAGACAATATGAATGCGTGCCACTCGTATATCCAAACACAGACTTGTATCGCACGACAGTGCCCCTACCAGGGTTGTTCTTTCGCGGGTCCAGCATTTGCAATACCTCATCGTTGTTGATTGGCAACGATACATCGCATCCATCAAACTCGTCAACCACGACAAACAAGTTCGCTATATGATTCTTGACCATCTTTGACACTCGTAATCCCACATCATACGGTACTTCGTTTTTGTATATGGACGACCTTGAACCAGTCCTTGGATTCCATGCAGTCAAAAATGATACTATCGAACGTTTCCTCGACATAAATGTTTTGTCTATGGTTACAAATTTAAAATTGTCCTATAAATTCCAAGTGACCATACCATTTGTTCCATTCCATAACCCATATGACAGCCTACGAAAAATTGGTCGCAAAATACAAGGACGTCGGAGATGAGTATAAAGACGTCGTCATGTCGTACATCAGTAACTCACTGGATTCTGAACCTGGTGCATTACCAGATATAGAATACGACAAAATACTTCACATAAGGAAAATAGAGGTCCTGGCCAAAATCAACGATCTCAACGTCGCCATATCACATTATAATGAGAATTTTCCAGACAAACGATTGCCAACACATCCCACCAACGATCCAGAAACTACATCCAAAAGCGAGTTGATGCAATCTACTGCATTCATCGAAAGCGTGTTACTTGCGATTGTCGCTGTCACTGCCGTCGGTACAGCCACCGCCGCCACTCTCGCAGCAAAAGACGGCACAGCGGCTGCTGTATCCGCGTTTGGCACGGTTCCATTGATCGTTGCTGGCACCGCCATTGTCAACACCGCGGTATCCAAATTAATGACTCCCGGCGACAACGATTCCACCAAAACAACATCGAAAACACAAGACACCAAACCAACCACCGACCCCGTACAAACTCCCAACACCACCGAAGAAACAAAAACAAACACAAATCTCGGGAACGGTGGCGACGGAAACGGTGACGATGATCGAAACAATAAGAAACCAACATACACAGAAGACAAACCAGATCCGCCAAAAGGAAAAAGGGCCGCTCGTCGTGGACGGAAAAGAAGTGGAGCGATGTGTGTTGACGACGGCAACGCGCCCGCTTGTTTGACCCGGTTAACACCGCCAATGAAAACCGTCAAAGAACAAGAAAATGAAGATAAAGAGGATAATAATAATGATGATGATAAAAACGAAGACAAAAAAGAAGACAAGAAAGACGATAAAGACGACAAGAAAAATGACAAAAACCCGTTTGGCGATTTTGACTATAACCCACAACAATAAACACAGTAATAAACCTTCATTTGTCTTTATTATCACATCGAACATCTCAAAGCACACATCCCTCGCTCATACACCATAATATCCCATCCAAGACGATCACGTTCGGATATAAATGCAGCTTCCACTTTTTTCAATGGGGATTTCCGATCCGTTACAACAACACCGTCATTGTCAATATGACCATGTTCATTCCTATTACAACGTTTTGTCTTAAGCAACACTCGCAACTCCAGTTTCTCGTCAACCGGTCGCCGTGTTCCGTTTACCAAACAGATAGCGTAGATGCGAACGTCGTGCCATTCCAAATAATGCAAATGCAAATTATCTCTTTTCAAGTCATCCAAATTCACAACTTCAGCCAAGGGCCTGTATATTGATTGTGGCAATTGCAAGTCGATATTTGTTGGCATTTCGTATGCGATACCTTTGGGCCACAAACGAGTATTCCATAACCCATAACGTTCGTCCCATTTGTAGTCACCGTGGTTATAAACATATGACATTTCACCCAATGCCAATACCAAAACGCAATCATCTCCGAGTTTTTGTTTTGTAGCATCATCAATGTAAATCGCACCAACACATGTATCATATATGTGTTTCCACGGCCCGTTGTCGTGTTCAATTACCTTGTTTATTGGGCATGGTATACAAACCGTTCTGCGTCGCATCATTGATATATAATCAAGTGTCTTCTTTATTGATCGCAAAACAATGTCACCACATGCAGTCTTCATAAAACTGTTTGCACCACATCGCGGATGATTGCCACATAAAAATGCAAGAAACGCGCGACGGTCAATTTTGTCCATTTAATGTTGTGTTTTGCAATTTTGTGACATTTTATTCGAGCCCAACATTACGTAAATCATACAAGCACATCATACAAATTGGCGACTATGTTTTTGGCACATAACCTACCACTCTGCATCAACCCAAACACGTCGCAAACCACCCGCCAAGCTCCACATTGTTCGTCAATGTTCAATCCATATTTCACCAGTGCATCACACAACGGTTGTTGAAGTGTATCAATGTCAGAATACACAAATGGTGCACCGTCAGAATGGTATACCGGCAACTCCACATACGAACCACCCCAGTGATGACGTGCCAACTTCACAATCCAAATGTCACCAGCCTTTTTGTGTGTCACGTACGCGCTAATGCTCGTATTGTCTTTCCAATATAGCAAACAATTCCCCACACAAACGGACAGGCCGATACCGTTTTTCATGCTATATAATTCCCAATCCACTCCATGCGTTTCACATGACAGCTTTGTCGCGTATCCATGTTTTGCATATGATGCTATACGCGATAACACTGGTTCCATCCACAGTATTTCGCGAACCGCACTTCGTGCGCCACACCGCGCATGGCACGCCAGTAGGAGCACCGAGATCTCTGGACCGGCTATGTACTCGTGGCCGTTAAGGTCGTTCATTGTTGTGTATTTAGAACCGCGCGTGTTTGGTATTTACGTTTGTATTTTGACAATTTCAAAACAAAAGTGAATTCACTTTGTATATTATGTATTGACGCGCGTGTGTATATTTTACGCCGCATTCAGTCATTCTCACAACTCCGCCAAGATGAAACGACGAGCAGAAGACATCACTCAGATCACCCAACCCAACAAGCGCCGCGAGACGTTTTCACAAGAGAGGGCCGATTCTCTGGAACGGTTAAAATCCGTCGTTCACATTTTACGCACCGTAGTCATCCCGGTCACACGCCTACAAGTCGACATAAATCTGGCAGAGGCACTGTTTCCATTCCGGGTGGAACTCTTTCAGCGTGGCATTACCATATACGAGATGGTCATCGGCGGGTGTCTACACACGCTGCAGTGGTTTGCAAAAGAATACACTGACATGTTTACGGTCGATGTTCGCGCTGACGCAATGATCGCTGGATGCGGTTCCAACCAATTGCGCACCGTACAGTGGTTATATAATACTTATAACGATATGAAACATCAACCGTTGCTGTATCTACAAACCGCATGCAGTGCTGGTCATCTCGATATAACAAAATGGGTCACACGCACATTTGATGTGAAATGCGATAGACCAGTGAAATTGTTTATACGAGCATGTATGAATGGACATCTTACCACCGCGAAATGGATACTCGACTATTTTCACATTGACTCAAAGTTGATATTGAAACACCAGAATTTGCTACCAAACGTGTGTAACTACAACCACCTATACGTCGCCTCCTGGCTACACGCAACATTCCCAGAGTTATCGAAAGAGTGCAATTGTGGCACTTATTCTTTTGCATTCACAAATGCTGCCAAAGCCAACAACTTGACGTTGATGATATTCATATACGACGTTATACACATAGAATACTGGAATGCCAACGTACTAACCACGGCTTACAAATTGGGCAATTCGGACATGCTAGTGTGGTTGCTCAGCATACTACCTCCTCCAAACTATCACTCTGGATACATTATCGATACCATTAATTTGATGATCCGCCACAAAAACATAGAAATGCTGCATTGCTTGCTGTCACATTTGACAAAAGATCATTGGGACGCCATTGAAGACCATCTATACAGTTTTCTTCAACTCATATGTGAATCGGCAAACGACGATACACGCATGATAGAATGTTTTTTTGATCATTGCAAAAGTACTCCTAGAACAGTCATTCAAATCATTAAATACGCGCTCCATTGCGGAAGTCCGAAATTGGCCAGTTATTTGGTGGACCGTTTTTGCGTCACTCCACAACATTTCGCGGACAATGCAGATATCGTGGACGTTATACTCGACGCGTGCACGGCCCCCCGCGTTGATTCACTGATGTGGTTGGACAAATTCCTTGGCACCACCGACAAGTCAGTTTATCAAGTACGAGTGGTGCGAGCACACGTACCAGGACATTTCACACCAGAGATCGAAGATTGGTTAAATAAACATATGGAATAGCGAACGTGAATTCCATATAACATATTATTTATAAATACTCGATCTTTATAATAAAATGAATAAAACCAATAAACACAACTCGGAGAGAATGGCTGCTTACCCAAACGACATGGAGTTCATATCTAAAAACTTAAAACCTCCAGCATGGAGAGTGCGCTATTTTTCAATTCGTGGCGAATGGAGCGTCAATCGCATATTCAGTTGGAAAACACGGGGCGGATATGAACAATCGTTAAAAGAAGCAAAATCGTTTAGAGATCTGCTCAAAATCAGCGATGAAGCTGGCGCTACGGTCGCACCTTGGCAAAACCGACTCATTACACGTGTCATTCCAATCGAAGAAGACTCTCTACCGGGGCTTGAAATATTCAATACTGGTCTTGCATATATCAGATGGAACAAACGATCACAATCATGGGGTGTAAATTATGCACCAAAACAAATAGACCGAGCCGTACATCGGTCATTCAGTGTACGTAAATATGGCAGTAAAAATCAAGCATTATTGGCGGCACAAGCGTGCAGGGACGCCGCGGTGGCGAACCGAGACAAACCATTACACACTCCAGAACCAGATTCACCACCGTGTCGCGAGTGCGGTATCTTCAGCGCGTCCCCAGACGTGACCGCGGACGTTGCTGACGCGAATCCGATATATCGAGTGGTGCCAACGGACATCGGCGATACGGTGCTGGACTGCAGAGAAGACGAAGAAGAATGTGGCAATACATAAAATTGTAAAATAATATAAAAATAATGTCAGCCGACCATTCTGAACTCTTCAAATGCATGTTGCGTATGATATGCGTACCACAAACATTCACAGAATGGGATGCAATAAGCAACGCAATAGAACAAACCAACGACGACGCTACTGCTGATATCGTTCTTTTGTTCCGCGACATTGGATATCGCAGAACCACCGAACTCGTCGACGCTTGCCCGTCAACGGTGATCCTCGACAAATGGATAGACGTATACATAACAGACGTATTGATGTTTTACCATCATTCTACCAGTTACCACGCTTTAAACGGATACGTAAAACCTGCACTCGACGTATCGGACGCAACCAAGCGATCACGTTTTTTACAAACAATCGCGGACCGCATTGACCTGCATCACATACTGTTCACGTATACCAAAGTCATGGAAGCAAACAATGACCCCGAATTATATATGCGCACTGTGGCAACTCTTTTGAAACTGCCAAATCAAAAAACAATGACGTTCCTCACGGACAAAGAGGGTTGCTTGTTTCGTAAACAAATACAACGCTTGTTGCAATGTGGATTTATATGCCCCACCATACCACAATTCATTGAAAAGGCAGTCCACGAAGTTCACCCAGATAACATTATCGACGCTGGTCACGTAGACATAGAAGCCGCATTTGTTGCGTGTGGTTGGACACCGCTTAAATAATAAATAATAATAAGTCACAAACGAAAAAGCATGTCAGAAACATCAAACGATATGACATACATCGGCTGGGATGACAAAATGTCAGCATGGTGTGTCAGATACAACGCACGTCAAGACGGTTGGTGTGTTTATAGACCATTCAAATTGGAAACGTATGGCAGTTCAAACAAGGCACTCATGGCAGCAAAGACATTCAGAAATGAGCTGTTACGGTTTGATACGTCATCAGTGGCAGAAATCACAATAAGGAAGCTATGACATGGACATTTACGCATTTTTTTAAAAGTTAAACCAAATCTTTTTCATAAAAACATGGAGACCGCGACAGAAAATGAATTACAATGTCATATCACAGTACCGCCTCCAGACTGTAAGCATCGTTGTTACTGTGGACTGGAACCTGATCTCCTCTCCATGACTCGTGTATTTGAAGATGGATTACATACACACAACGTCACTGCACAACACTTCATCGTCTTTTGTGAATATTGTGGCTTCGTCGAATGTTACGAACTGTACACAAACAGAGATGGCAAACAATGCGGTGTATGGCTTTAACAATAATACAAAATTTTTACAACAAATATGAAGTGCACATGCGATCCAGCAAGAGTTTCGCACTCGCACACGCGGCGTCATACAACTCGATCAGCGCCGCCAGCAACGCGTGGTCCGGCTTGGGACCCAACATGGCCATCAAGTCGTTCAAGTGTCCAATCGGCAAAAAACTGGCAAATATCATCTGCGGCGTGCACGACGGGTCTTCGTCATCGTCGAGGCATTCGGGGTACTCGCGAACGGCGTGAAACTTGGACGCGCACAGCACCATCGCATTCTCGCGGGCCCTCGCGGGCTCCTGCCACGCCTTGTCGTTCGCCGCCAGCATGATCCTGGTAAACCCCTCACAGACGACGACGAGCATGTGCTTCACGCGCTCGAGGTACGCGCCCCTCTTCATGCCTTTCGGTATGATCTTATGTGGCCGCACCTCCACCGCCTCCAACAACAGCTGGAAAAACTTGTCGTTCGCGGCGCGGAAGTTACCGCGTATTTGTACGTTGGAAATCATTGTGTTTGAGTGACATTTACAAAAACGTGGAGGCTTATACTTCCCGGCCTCCCGATGATGTTATAAACAAAATGAATTCACTTTAATTTTGTATAAAAAATTTGCATCTTTATTACAAAAATATTCACAATTATCATCAATATGGCAAACATCGACCACACGTTGCTTCAACTATGGCAAGAAGCACTACAATCAGGGAACAGTGAAGACCGCGTAACTCAATTTTTCGAAAGATTACAACAACTAAACGGCAATCCTCTCAACCCAGCAATCGCCACGTTCATGCCCACACACGCGTGTCAAAAATCGCCCCCGCTTGGAATGGGTGTTGGTGGGATGCCATACGGTTTTTGATGTGATTATGTATTTTTTGTTTATACAAAAAAATGATAGTGTTTTTCCATGAGCAAAATGTCACAATACCAGTTTACGAACAACGTTACCCAATCACATTATTTCGGAAATTCGCTAGCACAGGAAAAGGAATACATATGTGCAGATGGAAGCAAAGATCACGTATGCATAAGGAATTTTGCCACTATAAGTTCTGATGATATAAAAAAATATGACATAATGCGATACCCAACCTTATGTGGTGAGGTGGACTGGAACAAATGTCCATACCAGGATAATGGTGTCACATATTATCCAGATCAAACAATACAATACGATAGTGTGACATGTGGTCCATTTGATCCTCAAGTTACCTGTTCTGTTCCAAATGCATTAGATTGCGAAAGCTATACAGATTCCACCACAGGAGCCACAAACGCACCATCGGAAGTGGATCAAACAAGCATGTTGCCTGGCGGTTCTCGTTCCGCTACCGATAAGAACATTACATGCAGATACACCATGAACACGGGTGACACATCCGATTTCAAACACACAGGTATTGCTCGTGCATATCTCGACAAACATGGATACGATGATACCTGGAACAATGTCATTATGCCGTATTTTTGTGGTTTTTCCGCGGACGTGTTACCCGATACACACGGATATGATCTACCACCAAATACTGACGGCACGCAAAAATCTGGCGCACAACCAATAGCGTCTCGTTTTGTGGGTCTTGGTTCACAAGGAGATGCCGATTTTTGTCGCAACTGGGTCAATACCAACAGCGAAAACACCACCGTCAAAGGATTGGCCATGAACGTCATGTCAACCTGGTGTAATTCATATCCATGGCTCCCAGAATGCAAATGTATGGAACGCGCCGATCCCGTGTACGGGGACCCAAACTTCGTCGAATTGTACGATTCTGGCATGGGCATATTTCAAGTTGGATGTTGGTGGGAACCGTGTTCAATGACGGCATGGAACGAAAGAGACATGCTCGTGGAACCAGACAATGTATTTGCGCAAACGACTGGTCAATGCGACGATGCGTGTGTCGAAATCATCAACGTCATCAACAGCACGGATGTGGATCTAAGTGACATTACGCAAAGCATGGAATGTACCATAGATGATTCAGACGTGGATCAACCAAGTGATGATGACGACAATGGTATCCCACCTAGTTGTGTTGATGACGCGAATCCAAAACAATGCACGTGTGATGCAACGTCATTCACAACTGGACAATCATTCATTCAAGACTCTATCAATGATATGCCGTCAATGAATTCCACCAACAACCAATCATTGGTAGCGATGAAAGCAAACCAATACGCAAAAGATACCTGTTATAGTGGGCAAACATATGAACCGAATGCATTCAGTGCATGGATGTCTACACCTCCGTTTTTGGACAAAATACCAATATTTGATGCAAACACCGGTGCTTTTTACAACACATTCGAAGAAGGTATACCGACCGCTGATGAAAAACAAACGGCCGTAACCATATGGAACAAAATGCAATCCACAACACAATTTCCGTGTCAGTCAAAATATCCAGTGTGGTTAGACGTGGCAGGCACCGTCCAGGGTTTAGTGACAAACGAACATTACCAAGATTGCGCCACAAATGAAAGCAACAAATTCAGTGTTCCAGATTCAAAAACGAATGCATGCCCATATGTTTTCGATGCCACCGATGTATACGGCGTCCCGCAAACATACGACGTGAACCCGACGTACAGAGACAATTGCGTCCATGCAAGAGGCGGTATAGAATACTTGCCAGCAGACGGTGAAGATCCAAACATCGACGACATTGACACACAATACGGTTTGACCGTGCCACTTGCAGACGGTTCGTGTCCATCTGTCCGCACGTATACGGACGAGTTTGGTGAACAGCATACAAAAGAGATGTCAGCTGATGAAATAGCAGTTTGTAAATCGAGTCCAGATTACATTGCTGGGAACGACGATGACGATAACGACGATGATGATTCGGGATGGTTTTCGCAACAATCCACTGGCGTGAAAGTGGCCATCGTCACCGCCACATCACTCATTGGCGGATTCTTGGTATTGGCCGGTGGAATGGTGTCGTACAAAATGTATAAACAATACAAAACTGCAAAATAACCGTGTATTTGTTTTAATTCAGAAGTGAATTCACTTGTGTAATGAATAAAACGTAAACCACCCAAATAAAAGGAACAAGAAGCCTCTGATAAAATCAAAACATAAAACACCCAAGATGGACGCTAAAGAAGCCAAAATAGAGACAATGTTGCGCACTTCTGAAGCGGTGGATCAGATAAAGCAGAAACTCAAACTGATATGGGAATGGGTATCGAAAGAACACGAGCGGCGCGAGCAGAACGCGGCCCCTGGACCAGGGATGTCCGAACGACCGCTGCCCGGGCGAGATCTGCGCAAGTACCGCGCGCGACTTGCTTCATACGAGCAAGAGATCGAGGCGCTCGCGAAAGACGCGACCGACCCGCGTTGGGAGAGTGGAGACCCAGAGCGTCTGGGATTTCTGAAGGATCTCTGCAAAGACCGACTGCAGATGACCCTGGCATTCCCAGAATGTGTACTCGTAGACCCAGGGGACGCGTACGACGGCGAGCTGACGGCTTCGCACATAATCCGGCACACCATACACACGAGCATCGAGGACGGTGCGGTATTCTACCGGTACATGACCAAGGAGATGCCGGAAGCAAAGGGAAGATACCGCGCGATGGTGGACCCGGCAATCGAGGCTCTTTGCGAAGATTTGTTTACGAGTGTCAATGCTTTAGCAAAGGCGTTCCTGTACCGTCTCGAGTACATGGTGAACTTTTATGGTTGAAAATGACGTTTAGTATTTGGAAAACACATTACTTTCACCACAGTCCCTTTTCTGTAATCAAACGGGCAACACTCAATATCTCAACGGCGGGATGTCGAAGTGGTTGTCTGTCACATTTATCGATCATGGTGTATATAAAACTAGACGCGGCCATTCGCATATCCGCGCTCAACATTCCAATGTGTTCGTTGTGTTGCAAAGACAATAAATTTAACCGCCTGGCCTCTCGTTCGTCGTGCAAATGTAAAGGGCCAGATAACGCAATACCACCTCGCCACACAAGTGATGCCACGTCCATATTGTCCATTGCTTCATACAATAAATGCTTATCAAAAGACGGCGTGTCTTTTGTGATCATATACGACAACATTGCCATGTTTGCAAACACATACCCACACTCCGCAGATTTGCGCATATATTTCATGATTTCTCCGCTATCACTTGCGCGCAACCCAAGCAAATACGGATTCAAAGAACATTCACGTGGTGGCATTGATGTGTATGTTGTCCCCGCAGGATACATTTTATGATGGAATTTCAATATTTTATGAAATACGTTTTATCACGTGTTCGTAAAATAGGACATTACACACAAAAACAACATCATTCGGAAACGTGGTCACACAGAACAAATGCAAATTTACACGGAGAGCACCCCTTTTGACAGAAACAAACTGCCAATAGAAATAACAACAGACGAACGCGTCGATCAATGGCAATGGGTTTGCTTTCGAAATACTACGATGAAATACGAAATGTTATGCCACTACATAGCAGCATATGTTCACCGTTCGTCCACATCAGGGACAAATAACGTGGCAAGTTTTGGATATGAAATCAGTGATATCATTCACAATGGAAATTCGGACTTTGTATACCATAAATGTGATAAAGCCATCGTGTGCAATTCTGGCACGGGTTGGTTTAAAGACGCGGACGGCAACGATTACTACGCAATGTTCCAATATGTCGGAACTCCTGTTGGCACCAATTGCTGCGCTGAACAATTGTCCCGGCTCATTGTGTTTACAAAGGATGTTGCTTCCCTGGCGCTTTTCATTCAAGTATTGTCAAAAGATTGGTCAAACGCCAATCACGGGGAATTCATTTCGTTTAGATGGGTCCCCACCAATCAACATTGGGTAGAATCTTCATCGGAACAAGCAAAAGACATGAAAACTATGATATTGCCACATCAAATTAAAGACGATTTCATACATGATATGCAGGAGTTCTTCGCGGCGGAAACATCACAGTTTTATACTTACCACGGAATACCATACAAACGAGTTTACCTGTTGCATGGTATGCCTGGAACCGGAAAGACAAGTTTGATACGCGCCGCAGCTGGTCTGTTCAAAAAAAATCTGTACATCATGCAACTTTCGCTACCACGCATATCCGACGACGACCTTCGCCTTGCCATCGCAAACCATAGCAATGGAGGCATTGTCGTTTTGGAAGACATAGATATGATATTTGACAAAAATAGGATAAACATGGTGAATAACTCCAAAATTACCTTTGGCGGCCTCTTGAATGCATTGGACGGCATTTGCACGGCCAAAGGCAGTGTCATCGTATTGACCACCAACTACATTGATCGTTTGGATCCCGCATTGATCCGCAAAGGCAGGGTCGACGTTCGTGTTGAGTTTACGTACGCAGACGAGGAACAAGTGCTGCAGATATGGAACCAGTATCATCCGTGCAGTTATTTGGAACATCGATTCTACGACATTGTTAAATCCCATCGTGTTACCACTTGCGAACTACAAGACTTTTTTGCGATGAATAGGAAATTGACAGCATTCGAAACACTGATGAAAGCTCGTGACCATTTTAGTAATATTGATGTAGATGATTGCAAAACGACCGACCGTGTCGCATCACCAAAGAGAGTAACCCCGTTATTTTACATCATGGCAACGATGTTTTTTTGTTTTATTCTTAACATTGTGATACGACAATAAAGAAACGATTCAATAACTAACAATGATTCAATGGAGGCAAAGCATAAAATTTTGCACAGCGAAAGTCGACAAGTACAGCAGATGACTCGGGGAGAACGGGCAACTCGTGAAAAGGGGAGATGATGTTTGTGAACGCAGACAGGTCCAAACACAATTTTTCATAGGCAGGCCCGTCGATCGAATTGAGCTGGATAACAAAGAGGTCGGCATTGTCATACAGTTCGCCCATATCCATTTCGCGATAACAAGAGAACTTTATGATAGTGCCACTGGCAGAAGCAAAACGATGCTGCGTCATAAAGTCTTCCATTTCGACCACTCGTTTGAGGGAGAGTCCAACATCGCAAGCGCGATCCTTCGTAAGCTTCCTGTCCCTACCGACGACGAGGATTTTAGCGGGATCGGGGCATTTTGAGAAGTCGTAAAATGCGATATCTCCGGGAACAAAGTCGTAAATGATCCTGACGACGTCTGGGGCCAATCGTCGGCCGC